AGTTATAGCAAATTTTACTACAAAGTTGCTACAATAACAGCAAAATACTTATTATCTATTTAAAATGTAAATAAAAATACAAAATTATATTTAAAAAGCATTTTTATTATTTAACAAACAATCCTGCTTGAGCTGCAACTTGTAAATGCGGTCTACAATTTCTTTATTGCGATCAATGTCTTCAAGGTGCTGCTGACTAAGCGTAGACCAGTGCCCGTCATCGTCGCAATGAGGCGCGGCTTTAGCTTGCATCGCCATACGGTCTGCTGCCAATTCAACCCGTTTCAATGCCGCTTTTTCAGCGCGCTCTTCGGACTGTTTTTTCTTTTTACACGACGCTTCAATCTGCTTGTTCATGTGCGCGCCCACAAATCGCTCCAAATCGTACAAACACTCCAAATCGGCTTGGTTTTCCAAGCTCGCGCCCGTTTGGAACTCCATCGGTAAAACAATCGCAAAATCCTGTTGATGGAATCGGCCATGTTGTGCAAGCGTCGTGTGCTTAATATTAAAAATTACAAATGGGGTTTTTGCCCTTGCACGTGCCCGCTTTCGGACACAGTTTATTGACCGCCTTCATTTTTACGCAATTAGACGGCTTGTACACGTCCTCCGCCTTGATCAACAAATGCATCACTTCACCCACGCACTTGGGGTCCATCTTGTAAAAATGCAAAAGCGCGTCGATTAAGCACGCGCTCTTGCATTTTGTGCACGACACCACGTTGCCCAAATAGCAAGTAAACTCAAAGCGTTTTCGGTACATTCCGCCGCGCGGCGCCGACGCGTTGCTCAATTCGGTCATTATTTTAACCATGCACAGCGGCATGCGCAACGAGCTTAATGCCTTGGCCAAGTTTATCGACCCGTCGGCGCATGCTTTTAAACAAACGTTGCGTTTACTGCGATGCAAAACGGCACGTTTAGGCTCGGCCGGCTTCGTCGCGGTGAGCAACGCGCGCAATCTCAGCCCCGACATTTCCACAAACAATCCTTGTTTAAACACGGTGCACGGAGACAACGCCAACACGCCCACAAAGTCGTCGGGGTCAATTAGGTACTTTTCACTGTTTTTCAAACTGCCAACGCCAGCGGCAGGGTTCCACACTGTTGTGGAAGCCATGTTTACACCTTGTCACACATCAAAGCAGACTGGCCTGCCGTTGCCGCCGAACTTTTAATAATCACGGGCGGTTTAGAGATAACGTCGCTTGACAACAACGACGACGATTCTAAAATCCGGTTACAATCAAACCCGGTTGTTGACCGCGTGCACAGCTCGTGCACGCTGCGGCGCAGACTATTTAACTCGCGCCTTATCTGCTCACGGTCGTAGTCGTGATTGGAAACGATCACGGGCGCGTTGGTTGTCCTCATCATTGGGCGGTTCATATTTATATATTATTGAGTAAAGTTGCATTAAACAAATATAACTTAATATGGCGAGCGCGCGTTTCATCAAGTTTAGTTTGCGACTTACGCAAGGATTCAAGGAAAACATTGTTGCAGACATTATCCATTTGGCGCGATTGCGCGCGTTAATAGACGGAAAAGTGACGCACACGGACGTGCATCGTTTTGGATTCCTCGACCGCAACGCGCTTGTGGAAGCGTGCATGGCCGTAAACGTGCAAGTGTACGTGCCCGACGGCACAATTCGCCTCGATCCCAAAACTATTTATTTTAGAGTTTGCCAAAATTGTTACACGTTGGCCGACGTGCCCGCGCCCGACGACCACTCCATCGCGCGCTACTTATGCGCCGCGTGCGGAATGGTGCTGGTCATCGACCACCCGCTGGACGTGTTAGGTGACACGGAAGAAGGAGTCAACGAGCTGCTGGAAGTGCAGCGCATAAACGCGGGTGGCGACCTTTAGTTTTTGCACAATCGTTTTTATTCGCAAACATTACATCGGACAATTAACACGCGTCGCCATGGCTCAAGTTAAAATTGGACAATTTAAATTTGGCGAAGACACGTTCACGCTGCGGTACGTGCTAGATAAAGATATTGTAAAGTTTGTGGCCAAAGACATTGCTAGCAGTTTGGGTTACGAAAAATTTTCAAACGCGGTAAAGAAATATGTTGATATTAAATATAAATCAACGTACGGCGATCAAAGTTTTAAAAACAATGTAAAACGGGGCGATCTTTTGTATTTGCAACCTCACACTATATTGCTTTCAAATATAGGCGTGCTACAGCTGATTTCACGCTCCAAAATGCCCAACGCCGCAGAATTCCAGGATTGGTTTTACGACCACGTGTTGCCGGCGTGCCTGCGCAACCGCTCGCCCGTAGACTTGATGCGCGACGCAGAGTATTACGTGCGCCTCAACGCCGAGCCAATGCTGGGGCACGTGTACGTGGCCACGACGCCCGCGTACGCCGAGAAAAACTTGTTCAAAGTCGGCCAGACCGTTGACCTGCATGCGCGGCTGAGTTCGCTGAACTGCGGGCGCGCCGATTTCGACCAGATGCGCTACGTGCTGTGGACGGACGTCGTGGCTGGGCACGTGGCCGCCGAAGCGGTGGTAAAGCGCCGGTTGGCGCCGTACAAAAACTGTAACGAAGTGTTTCAATGTGATTTTGAACACGTTCGACGCGTTGTTGAAGAATCCATAAAACAGCAATCGTCATTTGTAAACATTATTTCAAGCAATTAACACGCGTCGCCATGGCTCAAGTTAAAATTGGACAATTTAAATTTGGCGAGGACGTGTTTACGTTGCGTTACGTGTTAGATCGAGATATTGTAAAGTTTGTAGCCAAAGACATTGCCAACAGTTTAAAACATACAAATGCGGCCGAAGCGGTTCGCAAACACGTCGATATTAAATACAAAACAACATATGAGCAGGGTGAGACCGTATCTCACCCTGCTTCTACCAGCCTTGTAAAGAGGGGCGACCCACTGTACCTGCAACCACACACAGTGCTAATAACTAAGTCTGGCGTGATTCAGCTGATTATGAAGAGCAAACTGCCTTACGCTGTGGAATTACAAGAGTGGTTGCTCGAAGAAGTTATTCCGCAAGTGCTTTGTACTGGCAAGTACAATCCCGCAATCAAGCAGCACGAAGAGGCACTCAGGCAACAACAAGAGGAAAACAAACAGTTGGTGACTAAGCTGATTGCCACGTTTTCCGAGCACAGCAACGCAATGCGGCAGGAGCTTGTGAAAAAACAAGATTTTATTGAGCGCGTCGTTGCAATGAAAGACAAGCAAATTGAAGCCAAAGACCAACAAGTGACGCGGGTCATGACAGATTTAAACCGTATGTACAATGGATTTCAAGACACTATGCAAAAAAAAGACGAACAAGTTACTAAATTGGTGGCCCAGGTGATTGACTTGTCGGGCCGCGCGGTGCAATATCCGGAAGACGAGCGCAAACACCCCGTGTTGTGCGTGACGCGCGACGGTACCACGTTCACGGCCATCGCCGGGCAAAAAGCTTACGTGCACAATCAAAAATTGAAACGTAACCTCAGCGCGGCCGACATTGTGGCGGAAACAACACGACCCAACCCCACGGTTGACTGGAACAACGCCACGCACCGGCTGGCGGCCAAGAAGAGCAAACGTTCCATTAGTTTTGAATCTGAACAGGACGCGCAACAGTTTGAGATTAAAATAAAACAATTGTTAAATAATGTTAATTAATATTTATTAATAATAATAAAACATATTTTTAATTTACTTGTATCTTTAATTTATTGTCTACAAATCTATAAATACACCTACTGGACAGGAAACGCACAAAATGATCGCTTAAAGCAACGTTTCGTTTGTTGTTTACAAAGCGCAGCGCTTCTTCGTACGACATTTGCCACTTTTTCATGTAGTAGTATACCGCTAATGTTGCCGATCTGGAAACTCTTGCGTGGCAGTGAATCAAAATTTTTTTGCCTTCATTTATTCTTCGTTCTATGTAATCGTACAAAGCGTCTATCGCGTTTATTAATGCCATGCACGTAGGCTTGTTTTCGCAATAAACATGAATGTGATAACCGGCGGGCAAACCAAGTGCCTGCCTGATGGGACCCACGTCCGAGTCAATCAACGAGATGACGCTTTCAATATCGTGCTTTGTAATAAACTGTAGCATGGCTTCGTTGTCTCCATAGTATCCGCTTACAAACAAGTTCTCGTCTATTTGATTAGCGTCGTACATGATGGCGTTTCAACAAATCCTCCAAATAGTTGCGTCTTTCAATTTTGTGTCCGCGCGCTGCTTCAAAACGTGCAATTGCGTCGGCCGGTGACACGTGCAGTTTATCTATAATATATCGACACACTAAATAGCCGGTGCGGTTTAGGCCGTGCGTGCAATGCACGCCGATTAACATGCCCGGACACTGAGCGCTAAATTCTTGTACGGTATCAAAAAATTCCTGTACGATGTCTTCGTTTGGCACTTCTTGACCCGGAACTCTAATCTTTTTGTAAAGTACACCCGCGTCGCGCACCTCCGCGCCGTTGTAGTAGCGTAACGTGTTTGTTAAATCAATCACGGCACCCAACGCGCGTTGTTTATTTACCAAATTATAAACCGTCCAACGATCCTCGTCGTTGGTCACGTACTCAAACACTTCTTGTTCTAATGGCACTTTAAAACAAATGAGGTTAGTACCTTCGATAACTTTACCGCACGTGGTGTAATTGTGCCAGCGTCTAGGAAACATTGCACGCGTGTTTTACGTTCGCGTCGACGTTCGCGCGTTTCAACTTGTAACCGTACACTGTTTTTCAGTTTGCAATTTACTCTTTATATATGCCCGCGTTATCTATCCCCACTCTAAATTGATATTGTTTTTCAAGTATAATCGTTGGTGTAAATCAAGTTTAACAAATTTGCGTTTCAAGAGGGGCGTACTGGAGGTATATATACGTTAGCTTGCAACGCTGTATTTACAATTAACAACGCCTCAGTAACAGCAACATGTCTCTGTGCTCTCAACTTCTTGTGTACGCTTACTACGGCGAATATAATATGCCGCACAAACGTTACGGCGAATCATACCACTTGTACAGGATCGTAAACGAATATCTTATCAACTCGTACGTAAACGAGACGTCGTGCGTGCGCCGCGACATTGAAACGGCGCGTCGACTCAACAGCGGCGAGCTTTCTTTTGATGACGCGCGCCGACAATTGGACTTGGAAGAAATCGCCAAGCGTTTAACTACGTGGTATCACACTGGAGAAATGAAAAGTTTTTGCTCAGAAATACAAAGCGTTCTTGCCGAAATAAATTGCCACGCGCCGCTCGAAATGCGCGCGCAAACCGGTGCAAGCATTTTTGCGCTAAACTCGCTCGAGTTTCCTCCGAACATGACCGACAGCTTGCAAATGCTTATAGGCCGGTTTATGCATTTTGTGCGCGGTTACGCTTTAACGCACGTGGCCAATGTCTTTGACCCCACAGTCAAATTAAACGGATGGTGGTATAACAAGTTTTGCGTGCTTACGTACATGTACCGAATAATATGCGGCACCGTGCCCGCAGAGCTGTTTACGCGTTTGCAAAACGTTGTCACTAAATACATCAAACCAGAATATGACGAGAGCAATAACGCGCTCGCAATAGGAAACGTATATGGCCGTTTTTGCGGCATTGGCAAAGACCATTTTGCTCAACACAAAATGAGGTGCGTTTACATTCTTTTCCAGTACATGCGAGGCGAAGTGACGTACGCAAACGAACGATTTCCATGTTTCAGCGTAATCAAAGATTTTGGGAGGCAATGCAAAGAAACCTACAGGGATATACAATTGCAAGTTGATATACTTCATTCACACGCCATGACAGATAAACAAAAAAATGCGCTATTTGACTTGTTGTGTTGCAATAACGCATCAAACATTGACGTGGATTCTTACGATTATATTGTAAAAAAATTTTATAATGTTGTTGTTTATTAAATAAAATAAAGTTAAATGTTTATATTTTTTATTTTTAATTATTACGCATGTTAAGCCTAGCAATCTGACGCTCCGTCATTGTAGAGTTGATCACCTCCATCAGCTGGTCCTTGGTGTAGTTTTCCAGCAGCGTAATTTTGTTGTGCTTAGCCTTAAAGTTGTTACGGGGTATGGATTCTTTGACTTTGTTCAGGACGTTCATAGAATTGGGCACGTAATCGCTGCTGAAGATGACGTCGCTCGAGCCCAAGCGGCGCAGACTGCGCTCCAAAGATCGTTTTTGAGGGCGCACAAAGGCAAACTGGTCGTTGCCTAAATCACAAACTGCCAAACTATGGCAAAGCTGGGGATTGCTAGGTTTGGCTATGACGTCCTGCGCGATGTCGGCCATGCGGTTGGCCAGTTGCGCCAAATCTTTTCTTGCGTTTTCACTGTCTTTTCTGGCGTTTTCGCTGTCTTTGCGCGCTTCGTTCACTATATTAAAAGCTGTCATTAAATTTTTGTTTGCTTCTATTAGGTTTACATTAGCGCTTTGCAGCATTGTGGACAAAGTTTCAATTTTTTTATCTTTTTTTACAATGGTTTTCTTGTAAAATTCCAAATCTGCCATCCAAGGAGCTTGCTGGCCGTTAGTTACGGCCGCGTGTACGGCGTTCATGCCCTCGGCTATCTCCGCGGGCGCGTCCACCGCCATGTTGTATTCACCCTCCTTGCACAACGTGGGCAGCAAATCGTTGGCGTTCCACTGCTTAAACTTTTTGGCCGCCGGCATCTCCGACGCGTTGATGAGCTCAAACACTCCCGCCGTGTTGATAAACTTGGTCTTGGCTTGCACTTCTTTAGGCAACGTTGACGTAATTTGGGTCGTACCGATTCGGTACGACCGCAATTCTTCGTATGTTTTTTGATTGCAGCTTGACACCTTTTCCAAAATAGCTTTATTTGGCTTGCTATAATTCAACGCCTCGGCGAACGGGTTGGCGACCATCCAGTTCTCGCGCTTGTCGTCCGCCACGGTGAACACCTCCAGCGGGCCGTTGACAAAATTAACCTTGGAAAGGGCCATGGCGACGTGCGTTCAGGTCGGCGGTCGGGAGTGAATTGACCGGCTATGATGACCATCGATGAATCATAGTCGGACACGTTTTTCAAGATTGACTGTACTCGTAAAACGAGGTCATTGATTGACGCATGTTTAAATATAGCAAAGCCATCGATAAATCATAGCCGGACACGCTTTTCAAGATTGATTGTACTAGTAAAGCGAGGTCATTGGTTGACGCATGCCTAAATATAGCAAAGGCATTTATGACTCATAACAGGACACGATTTTCAAGTTTGACTGTGCTTGTAAAGCAAGGTCATTGGCCGACGCATGCCTAATTAATGAGTCATAACCGGACATGTTTTTTTAATATCATCTGTGCTCGTAAAACGAGGTCATTGGCTGACGCATGTCTAAAAATAACGCACTAGTTTTACAAGACCAATCGTACTCAAAAAACAAAGTCATCGATGAGTCATAACCGGACACGCTTTTCAAGATTGACTGTGCTTGTAAAGCGAGGTCATTAACTGACTGATACTTAAAAATATGAATCATAACCGGACACGCTTTTCAAGATTGATTGTGCTTGTAAAGCGAGGTTATTGGCTGAAGCACGTATAAAAATAGCGCACTAGTTTTACAATAACGATAATATTTGAAAAGCTAGTTGATTAGTCCGCGCACGTCATTATATTTTACTCGCGATCGAGTGTCCAAAAAGAACCGATGCGTGGGTTCGTCCAGTCCGTTGCCTGACAACGGATATGAGCCTGGCACCTCGAACGCAAACGCAGCGTCCGTGTTGCTATCGAACGTGTCGCTGGGGCACAGCAGTTTGTTGTTTGAAAAATCATTTATAGACGTGTACGTGTTTACGCATTCAACACGAAACTTGTGCGAGGCCGTGGTCGTGTCAAGGCCGTCCACGATGCTTGCGCACATGGACGAACGGTCGCCGGACACGACGTGACGCACGCGCGTCACGGCTTCGTCGCCGCAATCGCATTCACCCGTTTCGAAATTGGGACGCACACTCGTGTGCACGTAATTCACATTGGTGCACACGTTGGGCAAACATTCTAATGGGTTTAGTGGATTTACAAACATGAGATTATTGTTGTTATCGCGCGCGTTGCAGCGCATTTCGAACCGGCGCGTGCCGTCTTCCAACAACTCATCCCAGCTACGCCTAAACGTGTTGGTGGCAATGTTGACTTCGCGACCTAACAACCGGTCAAACAACACGTTGCGGTCGCTTTGCCCGGGCAGAATGCGGTCAAAGTGTTGGCGCCCCGCCAGCTGAGTCATGTTGCTGGTTCCGGCAAAATAGCGTGGGTCTTCAGCGATGCATGTCCATTGGTTTAAACTCATGAGCACAACGCTTGTTTCGCGATTGCAATCGCGAGGCACGCTATTGGTGGTGCAATAGCCGCCCACTGCAAGCTTGTGCCCGTTGACTACGTAAGTGTCACCTTTGCCTACGAAAAAATAAGATGCAACAGGGTCTTCGCACACTTGAGTGCAATCGAAAAAAGGCAAATCAATTTCGGTGACGTACAAGGGCACGGACATGCATTTAAGAGTCTCGCCGGCCAGCGTGCCCAGATTAGTATCAAACCGCACCGAAGGCAACGTTTCCATGGGCACGTAATGCCTGCGGCGCATGACCGATTCAATATAATCCATTCTATCGGTCAAAGTGTCATTGTAATCGTGTTGGGCGGTCTGTATGTGCTGATAAGCTTGATGAAAGGGCCAAACCACTATATAAAGCAGCGCAAACAGGAAAAGCACAATTAGTATTCGATACATGTTGCCAATACTTAGTAGTTTTAAACATGTTGGCTCAAATTAATTATATTCTGCAGCTATTGTTGCACGCGGCGTTGTACACAATCACATTAATCGCGTTTGTGTTTTCGCTGATGGGAACAATAAATCACAAATACGCGTTTTTGCTCGAGTTGGAAGACGAAGAACATTCTGTGATAAATCTTTCGGTGCTAACGGCGTTCCTGCTCGGCCCGTGCGTGTTCACCACCACCACTTGGGCCATGTACAAATTTTTGTTGTGCTATAAACGCGCAGAGATGCATAGCAATTTTTACATGAAGACAATCATCTCGCTGGCCCACATGATGGCGTTAGTTTGCTGGACACTTTTTGTGGTGTTTCAACCTCAAATTTACAAAAACGGACATGTTCCCGTTCTGGACGCAAGATACCGAGATTACGATCGTGATTCGTTGTGCTGGAGCAACATCGTGTCAGATACATATGAAATTCACGACACAAACGCCATACGCACAGATTTCAATTGTGTATACAAACACGATTTTGTTAAAAAATGCGTCGGGTGCAGAATGGAAATACGGCACAACGAGGCCACCGTGTTTAACCAGAATCAATGCGCGCTGATTATGATGGTAATGATGACGGCCGTGTTGCAATTTTGGAACATGTACGTGCAAAGAAAAAAGATGCGTTACAAACCTACGCCCGTCAAAACGCTTTATTTTGAGAGTGCGCCGTTAAAGGAACAAGATACCGCGGACGAAGAGGAAGAACATCAAAGCAATTTTAGAATGTTGGAAATTATTAGCGAACCGCGCGTACAATTTAAGTTTTCCAATTCTAGTTCTTCAGACAAATTGTCATCGTCACCTCCAATTATGCAATCGTTATCGTTACCACCTAGTTCGCCAGACAGTGGAATTGATTATGACATTCCTCAACCTTTTTACAGTGTGCCTAACAAAATTGTATGTAAAGTACCTGTGCCGCCACCCATGCCAAAGCTTTTTTCACCGCCTTTTTAAATTTAAATTTTAGTAATAATAAAACTTGTATTTTTTGTACTTAAAGTATTATGTATAGTATTTACTAGTTTGTAAGAAAGAGCAATATGTAACCCATACCAAATAAAACCAAATTTAATATTAATAATATTTTTTTATTAATACTTCCAACACGCGATTTAGCAATTGATGTTGCACAGTGTATCCATCACCGTGCACAATGCAAAAGTTTACCAACCCGTTTAGCACTAAACTTTTGTTGAACACGTTGCGTTCTAGCGTAACAATAAAATCAAACAAATGCAACAGCGTTGGCCATGTAACCATGTTGCCCGTTACAGTTTTGATGGCAAACGCGATGGCGCGTTCACAATAAACGTCGTGGCTTGCCATGGCAAACTTTGAGACGGCTTGTTGCACGCGCGCAGTTGTCCAATCAAGACGTGTCCTTTGCATACTAATATTATTTTATCATGGATCGCGTGGCAGACCAAATTTACTCGGGCATGTTGCCTTACATTACCACAAGGGACATTGAAGATTGTCTGCGAAATCGCATCGCCGCCAAAGCGGGTACGCAATTTTTTAAAAATTGTTTTGAAGCCGTGATGGCGGACAAGAGCGGGTTGTTTGTGCTTAACGGCGGAGCGGCCGCCGCTTGTCACGTTGACGAACAGCGTGACATGCTAAAATGTCTTGATTTTGACTATTACAATTCTAGCAAAGAATGGATTCAGCTAGCCAGCATGCAGCGTCGCTTGCAAGCGTGCACGCAAAGTGTTTTTGAAAACTTGACGCGTTTAACCAACAGCGTTCGAATGCAAAGTTATTTAACCGTTATAAAATGTTTTCAAAATGGTGCGTTTCGTTTTAACAATAACGTGCACCTTCACTTGTTGCCTCATGTTGAAATTGTGCGCACAAGTTTTAATGAAGAGTTTGACCTGATCAGGTTTGCGCTGCAAGTTGAAATGTGGTCTGAAGACGGTGTTGAAGAATACGTAAACCAAAAATGGATCATAAACAGGGACGCGGTGACATTCAACGTGTATTTTGTAAATGTGCGCGTCATCAAACAGCCGTTTTTTGGGGAACACTGCACTAGATTTTTCAACATGTTTGGTTATTACGTGCTTGTGTCGCCGTTGCATCGAGTTTTAAACGATCAGATCATGTGTTTGTTGAAAGACATTTTTACAAACAAAGCAGATTTCAAAGTGCAGCGTCGCGTAACTTTGATTCGCGCTCTTTTTGAAAAACTGCCGCATAGTTACGTGTGCGACGACGTGGCAATCGACAGGCATCGCAACGAGAACATTACCAGTTTTTGCAAAAAAACTCTGGATATTTACGGACCGGCGTTGGGGTGTCACAAACTAGTGTACGCGTTTTTACGGTCCGACGCGTTTGTTAACCAAATTCCCCATTATGTGGCCGACCATTTTAATTACCCGATGAGTTGGCACAATTGTGAGCAAAAGTGGAAAGAGTTTATGGGGGTTATTTGTTTGTTGTAGTAAAATAAAAACACATGTATTTTAATAATAATAAATTGTTTATTTTTAATATTACAACGGTTTTTTTATTTACATTAGTTAAATTTAAAAATAAATAATACAGTTAACAATTGTTTACCCGTCACATAGTTAATTGCAGGAACCCATTTCGAAACATTGGCGTTTCTAGCGCTAATATCAGTTTTATCTACATTAATAAATTTTACTACATTATTAACTAAATCAGATTCATATTTATCCTCATCGTTATCATTATAAATTAACCTTTTCAGCGCGCTCCACACCCCTTTTAAATAAGCCTCGTTAATAAATACTTTGGCCACCGTTTCGTGGCGTTCGATGGCGTGCACGGCATCTCGCACGCGTCGGCCAGCACTTACAGCAGAAAAAAGCGGTCCAACAACAAACGGCACCGTGGCGCCTTCGTCGTCGTGCTTAACAAAACCATCAAAATTGATCTCTTTTTGACCGTGCGCATTGATCACGCACACGCTGTCGTAACGGCTGCACACGGTGACTTGCAAGTAATTGTTATTAAAATTAGTAACTGAGATTAATACTTTGAATTTGGCAAACGGCGATCGGCATTTTACGTTTAGGCAAAATTCGGCATCGGCGCTAACCGCCGTCAGTTTAAAGCGCTCAGTCTGCTTCGGTTCTTCGACACCACGCAAATTAATAGGTACAAGCGTCACCGTCAAATTCATCATGTAACACTTGCTGTGCTATAAGCTTTGCGCTTACTATTTTGTCCGCTTCCACAATTTCAAAACGTTTGTTGGCCGCGCGCGCCACCACGCCCGATCCCAACGAAGTCTCAAGCGCTTTTGAAATGCGTTCGCGGTCGCGTATACAGTTTTTTCTGCGCGCACAAAACACTTGTTCCCCTCCAGCGGCGCTGACGTCCGCTACGCGCTGACGCACAAACTGCTCGGAACCACTCATTGTTAATAAAACATTTTTGCTCAACATTACGGCGAAATATTTGCTGCCACGAGCGCGTTCCGCCTGTTGTCTGTCCAGTTGCGCGGCCAAATTTGCAATGATGTTGTTCTTTTTGCGCACAAGTCTTTGCATGTTTTTAACGCGCCGTTTTTGCAGCTGCGTCAATTTTGTAAAGTCAAGCCGTGTTTTTTGCAATTGCGCAATCACTTGTGCAATCCTATCTTGGTGTTCTTGATTAACCAAATTCTTTTCCGATGTTGTCGACACAGTTGTGGTGGTGACGACGGTTTTCACAAAAGTGGACGACTGAATAGCACCGAGCGCGGCGGCGCGTTTAGGAGAGGCAATCGGGCCTGGCAGCATTTTTGGCGTTTCCATGTGTCTGATCGCGGTGATGTTGCGCCTTTGAATGCCTGTTTGACAATAATGACCTGCTTTGAAGGTGAGCGTTTATAAAGGCTGGAAGTGCGCAGTCGCAAGGCGGGGCAAAAAAAAACCAATGTTTGCGTATTACATGTATTTATTTAGGTAATTTATCCTGTAATTATGAATCATTACAATGGAAAGCGTACAAAATAATCTGAATAATCTGTGTTGGCGGATGGTGATTTCAGCGAACACGCCGACCGAGTGATGTCATGACCGAATCGAATTACGCGTTCCGTGAATTTGATAGCTTTATCAGCAGGCGTGGCTTCGTCGAAGGCTACAACGTTGAGTAAATCAGTCATGCGCAATTGATACGCCAGTCGGTTGGCGATCACGTCGCCGACTGCAAGTGCGAGTTGCGCTGCAGAAACGGTGACAGTGTTTAATGCGCGTGCGACTCCAAATTGTTCCAGTTTGGCAGAATGGTGAAATTGATCACCCATCATAGGCAAACACACCATAGGCACGCGCGCATGTAACGCTTCGTCGCTGGATTGTAGGCCGCCCTGCGTAACAAACGCCACAACGTTTGGGTGGTTAAGGACGCCGCGTTGATTAAACCATTTTTGGGCAATTACGTTGCGAGGCAACACCAAAGACGCTGCCACAGCGTCGTCCACCTTCCATAGCACGGTGCGGTTGTCCAGTTTGGCAAACGTGTCCAAAAGCATTTGCAAAAATTCGGCGTGAATGGAATTGGTGTCAATACTGGATCCAAAGCTGACGTACACCGCCCCGTTTACGGACGCATTAAGGCGTTTTTCAAGCTCAATATCTAAGGGTTGTGGTGGCTCGAGTGTCAAATGCAATCCTCCGCCCAAATATTGCACACTAGGCGGCACCGGTCGATTGTTGTCGTACACGGGGTGTAGGTTAAGCAATAGCAGCTGCACGTTGTTGCGCAATTGCCGTATAGTAGGCGTGTTGGGGCCAAATTGCAGTTTGAGCAGCGCGTCGGAACGGCGCGCCAACAATTCAAATTCGTTGTACAGACGCCATTCGATTAGCGCTCCGTCCGCGTTGCCAATCGAGCTACTGCGCCAAATGTTGGGGTAGTGGATCGGGTGGCGTCCCACAGCGCCAACGGCGTCAAAGTTTTCGGCCAGGCCGTAGCCCGGCGCGATCTGGATCACGGGCGCTGGACGAAACAGGTGACCAAATACGAGCGCATAATCGGCAAACGCCTCTACCACTACAACGTCAAAAGTGCGGTTTGTGGCCAAAAAATTTTTCACGTGAACGTTGTCAAACTGGTCGCGAAACATTTCCACTAACCCCATGTAATTGTCCGCCGTGACGGTGGTTTCGTCTGACACGACGCCGCGTTTGCGAAACGTGCCCGAACTTGCCACCAGTTTTTTGTATTGCTGCGAAGACATGTCTGCGTCGATCTGCTCGATACGACCGCAGCGTTGTTTGTTTGCCGCATCGTAATCAAAAAGTTGCGGCTTGACCACGGTCACGTTGTGGCATTTGTCTGCCAAAGCTTGCACGTACACTTGATTCACCAGGTGATGGCTATAAGCCGGCGTGGGTAACACCGCTAGAATATTTGCGGTTTTTGCTCCGCTTACTGCTAAAAGCGTTGTTAGTAAAATAAAAATCATCGTAAATGCAGTTCAATTGCTGCTGCTCTTTAAAACAGTGTGTACAATAAAAAGCCGTGACCCCGATTTTATAGACGCCCTACATGGCGCCGTGCAAGTACACTAATGTGGACCAAATGTGGAACGCGATCGCGTACAACGACAGTCGCAAGTTTGCTTTCATGACCACTCAGGGACGTTGGATTCACGCCGACCGATACTTTAATAGCGCGGCGCAACTGTTAAGCTACATGATCACCAATTCGGTAACCGACGTGCACGTAAAACCGTTGGACGAGGGCGGACGTGAATGGGTGTTTGACGCCGATTTCAAAGATTGCGCCAACAAGGCTGAACTAGAGTTAAAAATAAACGTGGGCGCGACCGCGTTGTTGCTATTTTTTGCCGACAAAGAGGACGCCGTGCAACGCGTCATGTTCAGTGGCAACCGTGGGTTTCATATGTGGCTAAAGTTTTGCGGCAGATTTAGAATGGACTCGCCGAAGAACGTGCGCGAGCATTGGTTTGAAGTGTTCAAGAAACCCAACAAGTTGGCTAAAGAGGACATTCGTTCCGGCAATTTTGCTTTTAGCGTTCAGCAGGCGGTGAACATGTACATAGACGAAATGCCTAGAGGCAGCGACGTGTGCGATTTAATAGTGCGCTATTGGCCCGACGTGGATCGGGACGTGTTTTGCAATCCCAACAAACAAATTCGCGCGCCGTTCAGTTATAATTATAAGGGCGGTGAGTTTTCGCGCTGTTTAACTCAGCAATTGCTACAACACATTTCAAAATGTTCGAGTGGGTGTTTGGATGGTGGGGCGGAAGCAACGGCGACGAGCAGCAACAGCAAAACTTTGTAGAATTTGACGAACAAGCCTACAAGCGGTATGCGGTGGACCGTCGGGCGCATTCGGACTTGGTTCGCTGGGACGTGTTTCGTTGTCACCCGTTTACATTCAGGTTTCGTTACGTGGTGGACGACAACAATGGGCGTTGCTGTAATGTGGTTGATTTTTGTAAAGGTTTAGAAATTAATCACGATTTATTGCTGAGTTGCAATCTAAACCGTCAACATGTTTTTCAACTGAATCAAATCGTACTTGGCGCTCCACCTACGGATTTTAACGCCGACTCTTTAGGCAGCTTGTTTGCCACCAAGCATGGTCTGATTCAATTGCTGCAGCAATTACCGTTTATTAACAAAGACGACGTGCTGATGGCCATTAAAACAGACAAAGGTTACAATCATGACGATGTGCGCGACAAAATTGAAACTGTATTGAAACACATTAAAGCACTCAACGCCAACAGCGACAAGTTTATCAGCGCGCACAAATCGTTTAAACTTGAAGTGAACGCCCGTTTTAAGCAAATGGAGCAGCGTTTTGAAAACTTGGATAATAGATTAAATTCTATACCGCACGAGCGCACTACTTCATCAATTGCAATACCGGGCGTCGTGTTTCCTCGCGACGTTACCAAACACGAACATTTGGCCGTGTTTATGAACAGGGTGGATGACGGCACTCAGATTGCATTTGCGCGCGGTCAGCAAGAACATTTTCGCAAACGCAAACTAAAGTTTGAAGACACAATGGACATTATGTTTGAAGGCGTACACCCTAACCCAGTCATGGCTGTTAACCGCATTAAAGAGGAGTTGTATGGCAGCGGACACAAAATGAAAAAACTACGAAATCGCGTGTTAGAAGTAAAATGTACCGTAGACACCGCTAAAGACATTGTAAAAAAAGCTATTTTATAAAATAAAAAAGTTTATATAAGTTAATGATTATTATTATTACCACTATTATGAACCCTAACAATAATGACAATTATTATATGGACACGGGCGATGAAAATGTTACATACATTCCTGTTAAAGTAAAGTCAAACTCAAATGTTTTTGAAGACACTGACATTATAATAAAAAAAGTTTGTTTCGAACAAAACGCACCGCCCGTGTACTATGCCTATAAATGTTTGCCTATACAATTTCCTTTAAATATTAGAGATACTCAAAACGAAAGAAATAGCACTAAGGAATTGGATGAGTATGATGTGCGTGGAATAACCATGTCAACAATCGTGATGAGTCCTCAAAAAATAAATAAAAGCGTAAATTTGCCAAAACAAAATTTGAAACCACAATTTGCCTACGATAAAAATATAAATTTTAACAATCGCATTAATGAGGCACAGGCCAACGTTTTAATAAACAATTTAATATAAATGACCTTGTTTTACAAGTACATTTATACTTGTAAAACAATATAAATTATGGCTTTGTTTTAAATTGTAATAATGAATCATTACGTGCGTCACTGCTGATTTTAATTTACAAATACAAACGTACTAGTAAAACAATATGTATACATGCGTCATTGTTGACCTTGTTTTACAAGTACAATCATACTTGTAAATTAATATTTATTTTTAGACATGCGTAATAAATAATCTTGTTTTACAAGTACGATCGTACTTGTAATCTTTATAAATTTTATTGTGCATTGTTATCGGTTTATGGCGATATTTATTTAAGTTGTGCGTCATAGACTGGTATATAAGCGAGCGCGTTGGCTTGCAAATTCAGTTGTGTGCAGACTCGGCACCATGTATTGTTTATTGATTTGCTCTGCGCTAATTATTAGCGGTTTTGCTGATCCAATCAGCTTTGAGCCTATCGACGACGCCACCGGGCTCATGTTCGAGCGCATAAGTTCTTTGCGCCACGTTTCCGATGAACGGTATTTGTTTGTGAAAGCTTTGGACTACAGCCCTCTGCTGCATGAATTAAAAAACATTGCAAATTTTTTGCGCGACGACGTTCGCAACAACGCTACGGGATGTCCGTTGGTGAAACTTATCAAGCCCGGAAAGCCACGCGCAACTATGAATCGTATAAACAAGGATTTGTCCTCGTTGCCGCAGCTGGACACAACATTTTATAAATATGACTTGGACAACTCGATGAGCAATGAAGTGACAAACGATGTCGTTTTTGATTACGTTGACCACAGGCAACAAGATGCGGACTACGCCGACACGCATAACCCACCTCATTGGAGCGAAGTGAGTGTTATGGATGTGCGCGCATTGATGCGCGGCGGCTCGACTAATCGTGGAAAAGTTTTAGCCGCAGTGTCTACCTCCAACGTGACAGATAACTTTTCAAATTACATAACTTGTATGGACGGAAACCGAACCGCAGATAACAATTGCATGTATATGAATGACATGCACAAAATGATGAATCGCAAACTCGCTGACGCAACTGCGTTTGCCAACACGCTGGATAGATTTATTAAACAAACACGTCGCAACAAATTAAACAACACTAACAACGTGATTGATGACAACGCGTTACTGCACGAGATGCGCCAATTAATTAGGATGTTAACCAGCCAAAATTTGAGTTGGGTTGTGGATTTTGAACGCACTTTGAACTCGCATTTTGACCTGTCCCAAGCGTACAAACTGCACTTGTTTGCGGACGGGAATATTGTTGTGCTGTGTATTGCCATGCCGCTCATGCGACGTGTCACATCGATTTATAGCTTGTATCGCATCGCGACGGTGCCTTTTTGTCGAGGCACCATGTGCCTGATGATGGTGCCCTCAGCGAGCCACATTGCCGTCACCAACACGCGCAACTATTATACAATTGTGCCCGACAATTATCGCACAGTGTGTAAAGAGTTTACAGGCTACGACGAATTTTTATGTCCTGCAAGTGAACGCATTGCTACATTGAACTCGGGCGTGTGCGAAATTGAAATGTTTATGGGCCGTTATGCGCAGGACATTGACGCGCTGTGCGACGTGCGAGTTGCAGATAACGGCGCCAAACAAGTGTTACTAGATATGCTTGTTCATAGCCGTAAATGGTTGTATGCGTTTGCGCGCAATGCCACCGTTTCTTACGTGTGCGGAAACACGTATCATGAATTTTTGACGACCGTATCGCAGGGTGTGGGGCTGGTGGTGGTGCAGCCGTTGCAATCGTGTTCGGTGCGCGTCAACCAGGGTGCGCTCATGTTCACAGTGAATACGGAAAATTACGTTACCGCTTCAACATCGTACTGGCCGAGCCGCCGCTTTGATTACAACAAATATGTAGACGCTTCGTTGCTGAGCCAGACTTCTACGCCGTTTGCGGACGCAATAAAAAACCTAAGTCTAACTCAACTTAAAACGTTGCGTTCAAGGTTTCACATTCGCGATTACACGGCGGCGCCCAAAAATTTTTTTTCACCGCGTAACAACGTGCACTCGCCTCAAATAGTTGATAAAAGCATTTCTTTGATCTATGTAATAATTATTGTTTTAGTGTTAGGCATTGTTGGCATCATGTCGGGCGTTGGGTATTGTGTTTTTAAACGACATCGCAATAATCTTAAAGATGTTCCGTTTACTGTGTCGTTTAAAAATGAAGAACTGCAACCTATAATTACAATTGGTAGCGACGCGCACAATAATGTGCACATTAAAGTGCCCAACAACACTGTGCACACAACTTCTATGGGAATGTTTCCAATGGAGATTAAGCAAATCAATAATAAAATTATGTAATAAATCAATAATTATGTACTAATTTTGTGTTTTATTTATTACTTTTCAACATTTAACGTTAGTGTTAGAAGACGTTCGCACGCGTTCCGTAAGTGGGCACGCGTTCCGTAAGTGGTGATATGCAAAATGCGTAACTCCGCAGGCCTGTTTATGATCATGGAGCCGGACAAAGCGGTGTTGCTGTGTGCGCGTCGTTCGTACCGCGGCGCCGCGTCCATTAACACGGACACGTTTTTAGAAAAAATATCCATACCGCGCGGGCATCGCGATTGCACGGACGCCAAAATCTACGAAACGGCAGTGCGCGAATTTGTTGAAGAAACGGGTCGGTTTTTTCACAGCGCGTTCATTTACAAGTTTCCGTTCACGTTGCATTGGACGGACGAAGGTGTTACCTACAAGTATTCTATCTATGTTGGCGTAGTGCGCGGAGCGCTTGCCGACGTCAAATTTAAGCCCAACACGTACAACGTCAAGTTGTTGCCGGGAGCGTTTGGTAACGATTACCGCATCGTATTGCGACCGCGCCGTTTCAATTGCGAGATTGCCCGCAGCGTGACCATTGTTCCGCTCCATCAATATTTTGAGTACATGACAAACAAGCAGCTAAACACGTACGCTTCAAGTAATTACATTGAATTTTTTAACTTTGTGCGCCAAGTTAAAAAGCTGTTTGACAACAAGCAACTGCACGATTTTTTCTATGCATCCCTCAAACGCGTCGAGTCGCACGACGTTGACGCCAAGTCGGCGTGCGCGCGATCACAACGCTGATTGTTTTACGCGCAGCGAGCTGTACGCGTTGTGGGGCGAGACGGTAAACACGCTAAAGCGCACCTTTCAAATCAAAAACGTGCACGCACATATGCTGGAAGATAATGCGGGCAACGTAAAAGATTATATAAGAGAGAATTTGAGCCGTTTTACAGTAATTACCGGCAAATGTTCCAAGCGTAAGGTGTGCCACCACCACAGACGGGTTGCAAGGACATTAAACCTCAAAAATAATTTAGTAGACGAATACATTTGTTCAGTGACGGACGTGTACCAGACACCAAGATGGTCAATATGCCAGAAACCGTGCGCGACGAGTCATTTACCAGCAACAACGCTATGTTAATCAACAAATTGGAAAATAGCGCGTTTAACAAATGCAATTTGGATTATTTAAAAACCTGCATTAATTATTTGGAAAAGAAAAACATCAACTACACCGTTGCCGTGTTGCCGTGCTCTGGCGATGATCGCAAAACTGTAAAGCGTCCTAAACGAGTGAGCAACCACAACATGTATATCTTGTTTAACAGTTTTTACACGAAAATTCGCAAGCCCGAATGGCCCAACAGCCCTGTCATGTGGGACACGGTTAAAGCTCAAAAGGAATTGACAGATTTTGTTTTGCTGTTTGACCACACGCAAAAGCTCGGCAAAAACATCACAAGCCGCTCTGAGTCCACTTCTTCAACGGAAACGGCGCCGGGCAAACGAAGGCGTTTTGTGCCCGTTGCCAATCCGTCTGAAATGCAAGAAAATTGCGAACTGCGCGACAAATTGTACGCCGAATTTTACAGCGTGCTCAATGAAACTTTTAAAAACAGCGTTGCGCCCGCTACCAGCAGCATTTACGACAATTTAGTCACAAGAGAGTTTGTTACTAAGAACATGGAGTTGTTTAAAAGCGTTGCGTTAAAATTACCTTCAGCCAGCTACGTGCCTACACCTGTTAGCAAGAAACGGCGAGCTGTACCCGGTGCTCCCAAAAAGATTGCAGCCAAGCAACGCCGCGACACAAAGCCGCCGCCGCCGCCGCCTGTTTACGCCAGTGATAACACCCAAGACACTAATATGTCGGAATAAATAAAATAAAACATTATTTTCTTAAAATTTTTGTTTAATTGCTATATATTATTACACTGAACAACGACACTTATATATTTTAATAACGTCACACGCATTTTTGATTATATTAAATAATACCGCACGTTTATTTATTGCCACCGCGCAGACGCAACACTAAATGTAGTGTAGATTCTTTTTGTATATTATAATCGGCCATAGTTTTAGAATCTTCCAATTGTTTGCCCGCATAAATAAGCCTTTGTTGATCGACGGGAACGCCTTCTTTGTCGGCAATTTTTTGTTTTACCTGGCCAACAGAATCGCTGGGTTCCGTTTCCACGGTAATGGTTTTGCCGGTCATCGTTTTGACAAAAATTTGCATTTTTAAACTCTTATAAATGACCAAGGTATTAGTTAAAACGCCGCCGCTATACGGGGGTTGTTTACAACAGCAAATAGCAAAATTGGCCCAAGCGCGAGTGCAGCGCAGTTACGAACGTGATATTGGTCAATTGGCAAAAGAATTAAAAGAACGTGGTGTACCACGTGGACATTTAGGCGATGTGCTTGAAGTTATGGGTCGTCAAAGCGAGCTGTTGCCCGATCTAATTAAAAATGACGATGATTTTCGCCTTGTACAACAACGCGATCTTTGTCAAAATACAATAGATTACCTAAATTTTTTACAACATGACAAACTTTTTTACTGCCGTCTTTGTTACACGCACGCCGATTGGTTGTGGTGCGAGTTTCATAAATCGCACGCTTATAGAGGATCTCGCGATTTAACCGTCGACGCGTACGTGGAACACTTAAACAGCGATATGGGCGTGGTATCATTAGTCGAGGAATACTACCATTGTTTGTCATCGTCCAATAATAAACTTGAAGCCAAACGCGTTCTCATGACGCTAACGACCTTCGAGTCGCTCAACGACCTATTGGGCAGTCACAATTATTCCGCCGAAGACGCGGACACGTCCACGTACGAGCTTATGGATTTTGAATAATAATGTGGACTTTGCAATTGCCCGGCTTGTTGGTGTGCGCAAAACACGACCCCGCACGCATTAAAATTGCGGCTTTTGACCTGGATGGCACGTTGATAGCCACCGCATCTGGCGCGCGGTTTCCAAAAAACCTTGACGACTGGCGCCTTTTGCCCGCGGCGCGCGTTTTGCCGCGCCTGCACGCGGACGGGTTTGACGTAGTGGTGTTTACTAACCAGGCAAATTTATCGTCGGGTAAATTAAAACCTGAACATTTGCTAAACAAGTTAAAAGCCGTTCAGGCAAATATAAACGTGCCCATGTCGTTTTACGTGGCCTCGCACAAAGACACAGTGTACCGCAAACCGCACGCGGGCATGTGGCGTAAAATGCTTGACATGTTTGCACACGTGGACGTTTCGCAGAGTTTTTACGTGGGCGACGCTGCGGGCCGCGTGTCACCGAAACGGTGCGACTTTAGTGATTCAGATCTGCAGTTTGCTAAAAATGTTGGTGTGCGCTTTTACACACCCGAACAATTTGCACAGCTAGATATCTGTAGTGATTAGATAACACATTGAGTATAAAAGGAGCGCATCCGCTGCACATATTCAAAACTCATCATGCATCGCTTTGCTCTAGTCGTGGCCGCTGTGGCCTCTTTGTGCGCCTGTCAGCAATTGGAACACATTACCGGTTCGCAGCGACTCGTGCATATGTTTGTGCACAACCATTATTTGGCAGTGCACACAGACGGCGTTGTCAACGGCACCCTGGACCCGTACAGTTTGGACACCGTATTGCAACGCGTCAGTCGCTTCAAACACCCAGCGCGTCGGACTATTTTGTTGCGCAACGCCATTTCCTGCATGCACGTGTGTTTGGATAGATGCGGTGTTATGTACGCTTCTGCCGCGCTATCCAGCGATTGTTTTTTACAAGAAACTATAGTTGAAAACAATTATGATGTAATGTTCAAGATTTACAATCGCAAATTGACCTATGTCGCTTTAGACAATTTTGGAAGAGCTCGCCGTTTGCAGTTGTCAAGACGCAGAACATTGGGCAAATTGAGCATGTACGCGTTAATATTGCGCAGTCCGTTAAATTATACCAGCGTTTCGCAGTGTCCTAAACAAACTAAAATTGTTAAACATCGCAAATGTAATTTGTCCTAAATTGTATATTTTTGTGTATTAATAAATATGTTACAAATACATTTTTTTGTAATTTATAAGTACCCTTTAAAAAATATGCAATTCAAAAGTATATTGATTGTTGCCACTGTATTAATAGTGGGCGCTATAGCGTGCACTGAAACTGGCAGAAATTGTAAGTACAGTTACGAATGTTGCAGCGGTGCATGTTCTGCCGTGTTTAAATATTGTTTGCACCGTTAATTTTTAAATAAAAATAGGTAAATTATTAAAATAATACACTTTTGTAAATTTAATTTATTTATTGTTCACACACAATTAAATATCGCATTTTTATTTGAGATGTATTATATATTACAAACTCGTCGAAAGCAGTTACGGCTTGGTTTGCAGGCACAAGTTTTCCGCTAGGCACCAACACGTTATCGTCAATTATTTCGTTAGTTGCGGGCGTTAACGCACCAACGCCGTGCACCGAATGTTTACCGTCGGGTAAAGCGCCGCTGCGGGCAGCGTGACAGCGTAATGGTTCACCCAATGCCACTTCGCACAAGAACAACAACGTTGACTTTGACTTGCGAGCTGCGTTAGAAAAATACACGCCCGCACCAAACATGCCACTTGCCTTGGCACGGCTTGTCTTGAATCCCTCGTGCAAGATACGCGAAACGTTACCAATGGAAGTGCCGTGCCACAGCAATTGGCGGTTGCCAAGTTCCGCAGCATAGCGAACGTCGTCGGCTGGTCGAGCAATCTCAAAAATTTGCTTGAGCATTGCTGGCCGCGAGTTGTCAACATAACGCCGAATCAACGCAAATCGAGGCGATTCTGGTTCCAACGCATTAATTGTGGTGTGCAGCTGTTTGTAATAAAAATTTATTAAAGAATATGTGTTTATTGTCAACGTTTCTGGCGCGTCGCCTTTTTTGATTATTTTTAACACTTCGTCGCGCACGTTCCACGCGTGCTCGTCGGCTATTTCTTTTAAAAACATAACGTTGAACACGTGTTTGGCGATTAGTTGATGCACTGGCGCCGGCAATTTATTTTTGCTCACGTTGTTTTCTCTAATTTTGTTAAACATAAAACTGAGCGCGCGCGGCGACGATTGCACGACAAATTTTTGCAAACATTGTTGCAAGGGCAAATTGTCCGCGCGCTGGCGATGGTTGACGGTGTTGAAAGCGCCCCAATGTTGCACCAAAAGGCAATCGTTTGCGTCGCCGTCACGTTCCAAAATCTTTAAACAATAATAATAATGTACGCTTTCTTGTTCAAATTCGTCTTCCGCCACCCACAAGCGGTTGTAATCACCGCCCGCTGCCGGGCCGTACGACGGGTATTGCTGCCGCAGCGCTGCGCAGTTTTTGATGAGGATTTGCACCTCTTTGCTTGCCGACACTTTAAACATAACAAACGACCGTTTTACTCAAAGTTTTGTAACAAATGCCGACTGTGTTATAGCAATCGTGCTTTTTAAGTACGATTAATCATAAAAACATGTTAACAATACGTAAGTAGTTTCGTAAATGAAGGCCATTTGCATTATCAGTGGAGACGTGCACGGAGAAGTGCACTTTGAACAGCGCGCTCCCGAAGAAACCGTTTACATCACCGGCCATTTGCTTAATTTGCCGCGCGGCTTGCACGGTTTTCACGTGCACGAATTTGGCGACACAAGCAATGGGTGCACGTCGGCAGGCGAACACTTTAATCCTACGCATCAGCAGCATGGCGCGCCCGACGCCGCGGAGCGTCACGTCGGCGATTTGGGCAACGTGCGCTCCGTCGGCTGCACCGCGCTTACGCCAATAAACATGAGCGATAACGTAATCAGTTTGTACGGCCCGCTGAGTATTCTGGGCCGTAGTTTGGTCGTGCACACGGACCGCGACGACCTGGGCCTTACCGACCACCCACTTAGCAAAACGACAGGCAATTCGGGGGGCCGCTTGGGCTGCGGAATTATTGGAATAAAATGACCTTGCTTTACAAGCACAGTCAAACTTGAAAATCGTGTCCTGTTATGAGTCATAAATGCCTTTGCTATATTTAGGCATGCGTCAACCAATGACCTCGCTTTACGAGCACAATCAATCTTGAAAAGCGTGTCCGGCTATGATTCATCGATGGTCTTTGCTATTTTTAAACATGCGTCAGCCAATAACCTCGCTTTACTCGCTTTACGAGTACAGTCAATCTTGAAAAACGTGTCCGGCTATGACTCATAGATGCCTTTGCTATATTTAGGCATGCGTCAACCAATGACCTCGCTTTACTCGTTTTACGAGTACAGTTAATCTTGAAAAGCGTGTCCGGCTATGACCTTGCTTTTCGAGTACCATCGTTTGTGTAAAACTAGTGTGCGCTATTTTTAAACATGCGTCATCATCGCCAATCAGTTCACTCCCGACCGCCGACCTGAACGCACGTCGCCATGGCCCTTTCCAAGGTTAATTTTGTCAACGGCCCCCTAGAGGTGTTCACCGTGGCGGACGACAAGCGCGAGAACTGGATGGTCGCCAACCCGTTCGCCGAGGCGTTGAATTATTCAAGGCCTAACAAAGCAATATGCGAAAAGGTATCTAAAGAAAATGTAAAAACTTTAGAAGAATTGCGATCGCACCGCAACGGTGCGATTGCGTCATCGCTGCATCCACAAACAAAGTTCATCAACACGGCGGGAGTGTTTGAGCTCATCAACGCGTCGGAGATGCCGGCGGCCAAAAAGTTTAAGCAGTGGAACGCCAACGATTTGCTGCCCACGTTGTGCAAGGAGGGCGAATACAACATGGCGGTGGACGCGCCCGCGGAGATAGCCGAGGGCATGAACGCCGTACACGCGGCAGTGAACGACGGCCGCAAAGCGCCGTGGATTAAGGACATGGATGCGTATAAGCAAATTATAGTAGAAAAAAATGAAAAAATTGAAACGTTAACTACAATGTTGGTGGAGAGCAACCAGCAAGTTGTCAAGTTTGCCAACGCACTAGTTGTAGCCAACGAAAATTTGATGACCGCCAACAACAACCTTAAAGTGGCAAACAATAATTTGCACGAAGCCAATCAATCGCTTAACCACATGGCTAACCGGATGGCGGACATTGCTCAGGATGTTATTGCCAAGCCTAGCGACCCGCAGCTGTTGCATTCGTTGGCCGTGTGCGCGTTGGGAAACGACGAGTACGCGTTTTTGCGCGCTCAAAAACGCACATTAGGACGCAGTTTGCGTCGTTTGGGTTCAAGCGACGTGGTGTTTAGCAGCGACTATGTGCCCAACGCCATGAATGTGCTAAATAAAGTAAAAGAAGCGTTGCCGCGCGACAAATTCAAGGCCAAGCACAACAAGATTACGCTGCTTGAAAACTTGACACGTGATCAACTCATTGAAGCGGTGCAATCCTCCATGACTGAACGCCAGATTGCTAGGAGATTTAATGGGCAAATAAATAATAACTAAACATTAAACTTGGTATTTTATTTATTACAATAATTGTTACATTTGATAAATGCGAATTGCATTTGAAATCTTTGCGCGGCACATGGGGCAATCTTTTAATACAATTGCGCATTTGCCGCACGCCAACACGTGACCGCACGGATCAAAACACACTGTTTTCTCAGAGCCAAAGCAAATCTTGCACATTTTGTTTTCTGGTAAATTGATTTTTGCGGGTTGCTCGACCTGTTTAATTTGCTCGACAGGATTATTGTTTATTTCTTTTTTAATGACGCATGCTTCGCTAATCACCCGCTGCACGTAGTCGTGTCCTTTGACCAGTTTTACGAACGAACAGCGATCAAACCAACGTGCATGTTCCTCCCACGGTTCGTCGGCGTTTGCCCAATCCTTAAGGCCGCCGTCGCAATAAAAACATTTGACTTTATCACCTTTGCCGGTGTAGTAAAAACCGGCTTCGGCCAATTGCTCTGGCCTTTGTTTTAAACTAAGTGGCCAATCCTCAAAAGTTTTTAAACGTGCAGACTCGGAGCCGTATTTAGGGTGTATAGGGCCGGGCATCACACGCGACGATCCGCATTCATCTTGACCAACAACAACTTGCACTGCTGCAGGAGTGGATTGAATGTGTGTAGCAATTGTTTGATTTTGTTGTGCAGTATTTTTTCGCAAAAACGGGCACTGTGGCGCCCATCGTTTATGATCTACGGCCGGGTCGTCGCCCTCCAACCAGCGCATTATTTCCACTTTGCAGAACGCGCAGCGCACTTCGTCCGCGCGCCCCAAATAGTAGAACCCGTTGGCGGCCATTTGACTTGGTTCCAAAAATGACACGGGCCAGTTAACGTATGTAGCGAGACGCGCGTTCTCGTCTTTCATATCAGACATATTTACGTACATTGTGTGTCAACACGTTTAATATTGTAATGGAACAACGTCGCTTTATAAACAAATTCTTAATCGATGAAACGGATACAATGATTATCGCATTACCACCTCCTGTGGCGGAGCTTCAACTGTTAATAATATTAATGCTGGCAAGCCTTCCTATATTAACAATATTGCTGTGCTCACCGCAGATGACGGTGCAAAATTGCACTGTAACGAATGGCGCGTTGATGAACGGCTTGTTGCAGTCCACCGCGTCCGCTCACACAACACTGCACGCCGTTTGCGTCGCGTTTACTACCGTCGCCTTTTTTATGGGTTTGTTGTTGGACGGAGCGGCAGGCCGCCGCCCCAAATTTATGGCGCTTGTGGGCGTCATGTATTTCAACAATGTGGTGTTAATTGCGGCCGTGATCAAGCTGTTTTCACGTGCCACTTTTGGTGGGGGCAAATTACTTGATGGCCGTTTGCATCAAGACGCCGTACTTGACGATTCTGCGCTATTATGTGCGTTGTATGCCGTGACGGTGTTCAGCGTGTTGAATGTCGCGCGTTGGATTTTATTTGGATGGACTACGCTGAATAGGTGTTGCGATTTAATCCCGTTTGCCGCCACCGCAATTGTGGTTACGACTTTGTACGTAATTGCGCTCATATTAGCTGCGACCGTTATACCTTATAACGGTCTAATCATGTTTCGCAACGCGTCGTTTGCTTTGTGCAATAAAACAGATAATGTGTATGATAGAGTGAAACTTTATTTATAAAAAATTTTAGTTTTAAACAGACGATTTGTGTTTTATTTTATATTTCACACATTTTATTGTAATAATTAAAAATTAATTGATTTAAATTACATTTACCAAAGCGTTTACAACGCTGTGACAGCTGCTTAAAAAATTTTTCGTCCAACAATGGCACAAAGCATTGTACATGTAGCAAATCCCAATTTTTCTTTACTATCTCTTCATTTAGTTTGTTGACGTGTTCCATTCGCAGTATGCCAACAAATTTGAGACATTCGTGTCCGACGTTGACACACCCTACGCCGTTTACAAACGGCAAATTAGGAGAAGCTACGTAATTCACGTAGGTGCGCACAGCATCATAGTTTATATAACCGGGCCACAAAGTGGTTGCAACACAGTGCGGTATCCATACGCTATCGCTGTACATTTCTGCCCATTTTAGACACATTGTTGTAAAAAGTTTTTGTTCAAATAAAGATTGCGCAAAGGCAAACAAGTTTACGGTGCCAACAACTGTGGCAAACGTCAACGCTTGCAACGAAGCCACTTTTTTGTGAGGCATCAACTTGTTGCGTTGTATTTGATTATTGCCGTACAGGGTAGCAGGTCTGCTCGACATGGCGCCGTCACGCTCGTTGCAACGCGCGATTAAACAAAATCAACACGTGCGCGTTGCCGATTTGGCCCTCGAAACGAAAGCTAATCGTTTGTTTTTGCTGCTTGATTGTCACAGTAAAGAATTTTGGATGGACGTGTCGCGCAACTGCTACAATCGCAATCGGTTTCTGGCGGCGTTTGCAAACAAAGTGGATTGGAACGCGGTGTCGGCGAGTCCGCTGACCATTGCTACGGCCAGGACGTTTGCCGATAAACTAAACTGGGCAATTGTGTCGCGACAAAGCCATTTGACGCAGCAGTTTATTTACGAAATGGGTGAACGCATGGACATGCAGATCGTAAGCGCCAATTACAACAACTTGTCGCTTGCCGTGCAACAAAAATACGCAGCTATTCTTAATTGGAATTACATTGTGCCTAGCCATTGCATGTTGCGCGAATGGTTCGACAGCCCCATTGCAGACTACATTTGTTTTGATTTAGTGGCTAAATACAAACACTTGAACAGATTGCACATTAACACGCCTCATTGCATCACCAAAATTAATTTGAATGTTTACATGCAAAATTTAAACAAAGTTAGCGACGCGTTAATAATTTATTGTTTGCGCGAAGGACGCGTTCAAGAATTAAAAGCAATTTCCGGAACCATCCCGTGGGCCGATCACATGTACGTGTTTGACGAGTATCCGGGTTTAGTAGAGACACTGCACGCCGACTGGGCCACCGTGACTACGTGGAACTTTAACAACGCCCCGCCGGCATTTTACATTCGCCAACATTTAACCGGTGACGCGTTTAAACGCGAGTTTGTAGCCACCGCGTACTGGAACAAGTTTATTAATTACGCTACCGGCACGCAAAACTCAGCCAGCGCTGCGTTTGCATTGATGGTGTTTGACAACTTTAAATCTCAACTAGATTGGGAAACTTTGTTACCAAGCGATCGCTTTGTCAACTTGGCCGCTTTGCATCGAATAAACGGGCCGCTTGTCGCGTTTGACGCGGCCAATGACCTAAAAGTGTGGCGCGCGTACGGCAAGTTTGTTAGCGGTAGCGACGTTCAAGAATGCAAACACATTATACCCATGAACATGAACGTGCGAGACGCGTACCACAAAATGACGCTCGTACAAGCGTGCATGTCGCAGCGCGAACACGACGACGCACGCACGTGCGAACGTTTGATGGCGTTGAACGGCGGCGAAGAAGCCGTGTTGAATTGGAACATGTTGTCAGCAACGCAACAAGTGTGCCCTTTTAATTTGCGTCATTTGCAAAATGTTAACGCGCAGACATACAGGCGCGACAACCCGCACTTTGTGCAACAAGTTTACGAGATGATGATTGCCGCTCAGATGAATCTTAATGGCTTTTTATGAGATAAAAGAGATGAGTTTACCTCATCTGACCAAATTTGGAAAAGATGTTTTCTCAAAAGAACAACGACAACGGTCAATCTCTGACCAAACAATTGGATAAAATTAACGAACACAAACGCAAAATTGCCGTGGAAAGTCAACATTTTGAAAAAATCTACAAGCTAACAAAGAACACTTCAGAATTAAAGAATTTGGAACATCGGGTGATGGAATCTAGGCAAAACTTTCTCAATTTTGGAGTAAAACATTTTTAATAAAAACAACAATTGTACAATTAATGTGTTTTTTATTTATTTTTTACACTCAAATTTTCCAAACGGTCGCACATAGATTTGCGACCGGGGCTTATCTCTCCCTCCTCCAAGTCGTAACCGTGTTCCTTGGCGTACAATTCCAGTTCAGTGTCTTCGTCGCTCCACCTGAACGATGGAGGCGGCGTTTTGGGCAGTGGCGAAAATGGTCGGTGTGAATAACGACGCTTGTTGTTTTGATGACACGTAAAACGCACGCCGTCCGGCCAAAAATAGCGGCCGCTGCAGCGCTGTAACAGCTGACCTACGCGCTTGTCTCGTACGCGCAGTTGACGTCGCGAGCTGCGCCGCCAGTCAATGCTAAAAAATGCGTTGCAAGGTGGGTTAGCTTCCGCGCACATGACCGTTATCAACTCCCGCGAAAAGCGTTTGCTGTACGCGTGTCCGTTGTACTGGAGCTCCATCATTACGTCACAAATATTTTTAAAAAATCGGTTACGTCTTGCCTGCACGCTGGGCACTTGCCGTCTAACGCAAAATAACACTGCATACACACACAAAAGTGGCGGCAAGGCAACAAGACTGTATCGCGTTGGCGTTCAAGACAAATTTTGCACTCCAAAGTTTCGTTAGCGGTGTTGATAGTGGTTGTCACACTTTCCGCAAGCGGTGCGTCATCGCTTGGGTGAGCAGTTTCATAAAAATGTTCACCTTTGATGCATACCACGAAATAGCATTGCGGGTTGGCAATCGCGTGGCGCCGCCACGGGTCATCGCCCGGCAACCAATTGCGCACACGGTAATCGCAAAAAAAGCAGGCCGTTTCGTCTCCTAATTTAGTGTGAAACATGCCCGCTTCCGCAATGGATGGTATTAAATGTTGCAACGCCGCCGGCCAATATTCCTCGAACGTGGCGCGACGCGCGCTGGGATGCGCCAGACGGCTATACACGCAGCGTGGCTTGCCGGGTGACACCAAAATTGCGTCAGTGCTCAAATCTCCACTAAATTGCTCGCTTTGCGCAATTTTGTTGGCGTACACGCAATACGGCGACAGCGTCGCGTGTACAAACTCGACGCAGTCGTCCTCGCACCAATTTTTGATTACGACATTGCAATACTCGCACGCCACCGCGTCGTCTACATGCTCGTACCTAAACCCGTTGACAATCAAACTGTTGATTAACGCGGTGTTGTCGATAGGAAAGTTTTCAAAAGAATTGTGGCGTTCGATCAGCATGCTAAACACGTGCTCAACGCTGGTTTCCTGCGCATTATCGCCCACTGTTAAAATGTACAAAGGTGAAGCGTTCATATTTGTGCCGAGAATATCAACGCGTTGCGGTCGTTTTGGTTCAATGACACGTTCAAGTGGCCCAACTTGACGCGCGTTTCGGCGTTGATGACGTAAACGGTGGATAAATCGTGATCCAACACTATTAGTTCAAAATCCAACACGTTGGTAATGTAACGCCTTTTGGAATCAATCTTAAAATTAAATTTTTTTAATTCGTCTACCGAGGCGTCGTCAACGATCTTGTCAACGATACCGTTGCTTAAATGTTTTAGGATTGCGTAATGGTGCAGTTTGAAAGGCGCGCATTTGCTGGAGCTAAATGTTAAATTTTTAAGCAAATCGTCAGTTGTGTAAACGAACGCGCCCTCGGCGCACACGTCTATTGAAACGTCCTCCATATCTTATATATACCAATTTTTAAAAAGTTATTGTATTAGTATTGACACGTACGTAATGGCTACTAAACGCGCGCACGCTAGCAATGACCACGAAGAGGACGTTAAACGAGCCCTTGTGGTTCCGCAAGAAACGCAATTGTTACCATACAACAATAGCGGTTTTACTATGAAAGTTGAGAAAGAGGGAAAATTACGCGTGTTCACGCCTGTCAACAATATGCAAATTCAGTTGCAGCAGCAACACATGAGTTGGCAGAGTTTGGTGTTGTTTAACTTGCAAGAGTTTAATTTTACTGTTATTAATTCAAATCATGGAGATTTGCAGTTTTTAGAGCACAAGTTTAAAGAGTTGAAAACATTGTCCAGCTATTACGAATGGCGCAAAGAAGACAAGCCTGAAAATAATATTTCTATTATGGAACCTCCCATGGGCAAGTGCACTTACACGATTGGTCGTCGCGTCAAGGGACGCCCCAACGGGTTTGCCATTGCTGAATTTGGTAGCGTAAAACGCGCCAAAAGCAATTTTGGCCAATTTTTAAGCATAACCTGGCCTGCCATTCACGATTTAAACGAAGTGTTTGGCAACATTATGGATCAATATTACAAGTATGAGTATCCGTTAAAACTTGAAACCAGCGTGTGCATACATTTACCGGAAAAAGATTTGGAACGTGAAGCCAAAGCACGCCAGTTTTTGTGGGTGCGCCGCGACAACAACCCGGAGCTGTACACGACCGGCCAATTGAATCAGCCGTTGGAAGTGGTGCCAATGACTTTAAACGAGTTTGACTACTTGTTTGAAATGGGCAAAACGGACGGACCGTCACATGAGGTGCCCGTACTCGTTTGCGGTTGCGTTGACGGCGTCAAATATGGCAAAGAGATTCAATTGACGGACGTTAACAATCGCAAATTTAGTGAAAAGCCGTATTCGCTGGCGTTTAAGCCTATTTTGTTTCTGATTCTCGAGCCATAATAAGCGTGCCAAAATGGATTGCGACCTTTCCGCCGCGGTAAAAAAGGGTCGCGCACTTCTTAACGCCGCGCTTAATCAACAGGAAAAAAAGATTGATAAATACTTTGTAAAGCCATCGGAAAATAATGTGGAAAAAATGTTAATTTTGGCTGCCGACATTCATGGCCAAATTGAACAGATAGAAGCTTTGTTGTCTGTTGCGCACGCGGCCGACGAAGAAAAGCTTGAATTTGCCAAAGATTGTTCAGATTTGGACATTGACCCGGCAGAGTTAAATGGCGTGTGCAAACAATTTGACTTGTCTTATTTTGCCACCAAGTACCAAGCGGCCAAGGTGTTAGCATTGTATCCTGCAGCCTACGACAGTTTTTTGAAGCACGGCGAACAATTAATTAACGCTGTGCTTCGTTTAAATGCAGAAAACGCCACTGTTAATTATATGGTTAAAAATAAATGTATAGTCATTAAGCATTTGTGTGCTATGGAGTATTTGATTGATCCTTTGGTAAACAATAAAAATACAGATTAATAATGATATTTTGTTTTATTCCAATTGTACAATTCTTTGACCGTAATGCGTGCCTGTGCGCACGCGTTTACCACGTATGTAATCAATATTTATTTCGCTATCGCACTCGACAACGCGGTTTTGCTGCGCGGCTCGTTTTATAGAGTTGAGGCGGCGCGTTGACAACTCAAGCGGATTGTACAACGCCGATTTTTCTAGTGTAAACGAGTTGAGATGACCTTTGTTGAACCACTCTAGCGAAATTATAATGTACAACAAAAACAATGTAGTTTTGTCAGTGCTTTCAAAAGCATACTTGTTTTTTAAACAATAATAATAAAATTTTAAAGAATTGTATAGATAAAACATAAAATTGTTAACTCGCATGTAGTACTCGACATCGGTAACAAACAGCAAATTCACAACACGTTCTTGCAACAAGTGTGCTAATTTGCGCAAATATAGCATAGAATTTTTGTCGTCGTCGACGCGCACCAGCAACACGTTGGGAGTGTGCGCGTTTAATACCAATTGAAAGTTTTCTGTTTGCAAAGCGTGCACGACCGCACGCCAATGAGCCGCAGCTACTTCAAGACAAATGTATTTTTTAGAAAACACGTGTCGTTTAATAATTTCGCTGATTGACGAAATCGAAGCCAGATGCTTTTCAAATGCCGGGTCGTCCCAACCGCGCACGCTGGTCGGCGCCGTTACGTCGGGCTGATGCTTAAAATCCAACCCGCTCTGTATCAACTTGGTGGTGATTAAAATGCTTAGCTGCTGACCAAGTGTGTAATGGTTTTCGTAACCACGCTCCCACATTACATTGCACGCAAACTTGATCAAATTAGTTACGCACGGCTGCTGTAATATACGACGCAATCGGTCCGCGTCGCCCTTGTACCACCGGTCGCGGCACACCAACTTGAACATGACCGCGTCGTGAGCGCTCAATTCGGGCCTTGTCACGTCCACATAATCGTCTATGTCGTCGGGCGTCGCGCACGTGACATGTTTTAATTGCTCTAATTGAAAAACTTTCACATCAAACACAAAGCGCACAAATCCTTCCGAGTTGATTTGCACGTTGCGCGTGACCAGTCGTGGCAGCTGCACGTCGACGCCGCTAATGTGCAAGTTGTACAACAACAACGCGTTGTCTTGCGCGCGGCACGCTTCCGGTAAAAATTGCGTCGTGTAATGTAAAGATTGTGCAAACATGATGTTGCAATCGGTTGCTAAGGTGGACTATAAACGGCTGACCTACGTGGCCGACATCGCGACAATGATGCAACGCACGCTGGATTTTATGGCGGTCAATGGTCAGTGCACGCGCGCGGACGCGACCACGCTGTGCATAGCGGACGACACCGCCGCGTGGTTGTGCGGTCGCACCGACGTGTGCACGTTGGCGTCGTTTCGCGTGCGCATAGCCGCGTTTAAGCATCCGTGTCCCATTTTAGAACATTTTTTGTTTGAAGAAAGTTTGGCGCAGCGATGCGGCGGCCCATTGCCGCGCTACACGTACATGAACTATTTGTTGTTTAAAAATTTGCTCGCAATTAAACTTACCGTGTACACAGACGATCCGCACGCCGATGGGTTACCGTATTTTGTAAAGTTTGAAAATGGTCATGCAAAAGCGCACGTTCGCCAAACTGCAGCCGTACACTATAAATTACCGGCGTTTGAACAGTGCGTAGAAGAAATTATTGCGCAGTCGGTTAATGAATAACAAATATAATGGACAATATTAAACTGCAGCTGCAAGAATTTTTTGCCGCCGATGACAACGTGCCACCGCCCGAGTTGGATTCACTCAACTTGTTGGCGCACCAGAAACGCGCCATCGAATGGATGTTGCAACGCGAAAAACGCGGTCGGCCGCACGGCGGCGTGTTGGCAGATGATATGGGCCTTGGTAAAACTTTGTCTGTGCTTATGTTGATTGCCAACGATAAAGATGTGGCTTGCAAAACCTTGATTGTGTGTCCATTGTCGTTGCTTAACCATTGGTCCGCGGAGAGCGGCAAGCACGATTTGCATATTAGCGTGCGCCAGTTTCACAACGGCGATCCTAACGAAACATTTAATGAGCATCAAGTTGTAGTAACCACGTATAACACGTTGCATTCTCATTACAAATCGTTAAAAACGCAGCATCGCGCCAGCAATTTGATGACCCAACATTGGCATCGGGTTGTGCTGGATGAGGCTCACGTCATTAAAAACCGGCATACAGCCGTGCACGCGGCTGCTTGCGCTTTAACCGCCAACAACCGTTGGTGCATTACCGGCACACCTATTCACAATCGGCACTGGGACATGTTTTCGATCATACATTTTTTGCGCTGCCGTCCTTTTGACAACGTAAATGTGTGGCGAATGCTTAATCGCAACAATGACACCAACCGCATTAAAAGCGTGGTAAAGAAAATTGTGCTAAAGCGCAGCAAAGCAGAGATTGCGCTCGACATACCGGAACTCAGCGTTGAGTACGTGCCCGTGCGGTTTGACGAAGAGGAAAAAATTGTTTATGACACGCTAAAAAGCGAGTCCCAACGCGCGTACGACGACGCGGTAGCCGGTGGCGGCGACAAAACTCGCAATATGCAAGACGTGCTTTGGTTGCTGTGTCGTTTGCGCCAAATGTGCTGCCATCCGGCGCTAACCAAGTGTGCGCACATGTTTGCAGACCAAGCAATCATATTTGAACCGCAATACGTGAGCAGTAAATGCCGACGCGTTTTAGAGATTGTGCAGCAAGTACTCGACACGCCCAACGACAAGGTGGTGCTGGTGTCGCAGTGGGTAGAATTTTTGTATATTGTGGCAAAACTATTGCAACAACGCGGCATTCCCATTTTACTATACACGGGTCAGTTGCGCGTCGAAGAACGCACCGCGGTCGAGAACCAATTTAACGCCGCCGACTCGCCGTACCGCGTGCTGCTCATGTCCATCAATTGCGGCGGCGTAGGTCTGAATTTAACCGGCGGCAACCACATTATCATGTTGGAACCGCATTGGAACCCGCAAATTGAGTTGCAAGCGCAGAGCCGCATTCATCGCATGGGTCAAAAGAAGCAAACGTACGTGTACAAAATGCTCAACGACGAGGACAACAGCATCGAGCGCTACATGAAAATGCGTCAAGACAATAAACTTACGTTTGTTAACAAGGTGTTTGATCGTTCGGCGCTCAATTACGAGGATATTAAAAAGTTTTTTAGTTTGTAATAAAAATATCTAAACAATAACGTTTGTTTGTCAATTAAGTTATTGACATTTTACGTCAACAAGTTTAAAATTAGTACATATGAATAAACAAAATGCTCAATACGCCAATTGTTATTTGTGTGAAGAAATAGTATATTTGTTTAAGAAACAGTTTGCCAACACGTCTGCCACTGCGGCGGCGTTGTACAGAAAACGCATGGCCATTGTGCGCGGCGGCTTTGTGCTGTGCCAACGTTGCAACGTGGAGCTTAATGGCGGCGGCAACGACGCTAACCGGCGATAATGGTCGCTATTTCGAAGCAAATATTGAACGCGGCTGCGTTGCGTTTACGGTGCGACGCTACAACCCGCACGTCGTCGGGTTTGCCGGCATTCGCGCGCACGTGTTGGAACAATTACGAGACAAAAGTTTGTTGTTGCCTTTTTACACCGATTGCACGCTCAGCACCGTGCCGTCCAGGTGCGGTAAATGCAAACGAAGCTTGACGCTGTTTCCGGCCGTGTCGTATTTGCCTTGCGGTCATTCGTGTTTGTGCACCGATTGTGATGAGGTTTACAATAAACAAAATGTATGTTTTGAATGTAAGAATAGTGTAAAATTTAAATTAAAATTTAAAAAATAAAAATTATAAATTTATTTCCTTTTGTTTTATTTTGATAAGCGTCATTCAATATGCCAATTACGTTGATACTTGTGTTGGTTGTTGTGTTATTTATATTTTTGTTTGCTAGCACCAGTAGTAACACAATCAACAACAAATCCTACACCACTAACAATAATGAAATCATTTCGTATACCACGGGTGTTCCTGTTTTGTACGGTGATGAGTTAATTTCATTTGAACAATGGTCCAAAGACAACATGACAAGCATATTTGCAAAAAAAGCAGAAAAGGTGGCCAACCCGACGCGCAATTGGAACCCAAACACGGTGTTTGACAATTTGAGCCCGTGGACATCGGCCGCTGATTTTGGCACGGTGTGCCACACTTTAATTGGCTACGCTGTGCGTTACAACAACGCGGCCGACGCGTTGTATCAAAGTCCCGAATTGGCGGACAATTTGATTGGTGGTTTGCGCGCCGTGTGCGAGCGATTACCCGACCCGCCACCGCACCAGCAAGCGCCGTGGGGCCCCGTAGCCGATTGGTATCATTTTACAATCACGATGCCCGAGGTGTTTATGACGTTGACCATAGTGTTGAACAATACGTGGCATTACGAGGAAGCGGCAACGTTGACGCAGTATTGGCTCGGTTTGTACTTGCCTACGGCCGTCACCTCGATGGGATGGTACCGCACGGCGGGCAACGCGATGCGCATGGGCGTACCGTATGTTTACAGTCAGCTGTTGCGCGGTTATTCTTTAAAACAAATTGCGCACGAGCCGAGTGTTCAAGAAACGCTGCACACCGTCGCGTTCCCGTTTGTAGCGACGGGCAACGGCCTTCATGCCGATTCAATTTACATCGACCACGTAGATGTGCGCGCGTACGGCTACTTGATCAACTCTTTCTTTACTTTTGACTATTACACGCGGCTGTTTGGCGCAAACGCGGTTAACACCGAGGGTTTGACACGCGCCATCGAGAACGTGGGCAGCCCTGAAGGTGTGGTCGTGCCGGGCGTCATGTCTCGCAACGGCACGCTATATTCCAATGTGATTGGCAACTTTATTGATTACCCCATTGCCGTGCATTCGGCCGATTTGTCCAAGGTGCTTACCAAATTGTCTGACACGTATTACGGTGCGGTGGTGGGTGTTACCACTCGATTAGCTTATTACGAAGCCGACCCGACGAACAACACGCAAGCGCCGTTGTGGACAATGACGCGACGCATTTGGAATCGGCGCGCACCCATCATCAACTACAACGCCAACACGCTGCCGTTTGAGTCGGGCGTTATTTTACAATCGCTCAACGGTATTTTGCGCGTGCCCAGCACCACCACGTCTACGCAATCGTTCCGGCCGGCCGTGGGCAACACGGCGCTTGTCAAAACGCGCACCGCTGGAGCTATTTTGATAAACGCTCGTTTTAGCGAAATGAACAACTTGCAATTTAAATCGTGCACTTTATTTTACGACCACGGCATGTTTCAATTGTATTATAACATTGGCGTTGAACCCAATTCACTAAACAACGTAAACGGGCGCGTTGTCGTGCTTAATCGTGACACGTCGGTAAATACCAACGATTTATCGTTTGAGTTGCAACGAGTTAACAATGGCGGATCGTCTGAAGGCACTGTTTTTAACGGCATAGTGTGTCACCGCGTGCCTATTACAAACTTAACCGTGCCCTCGTTAACCGTAAGAAGCCCCAATAGTAACGTGGAACTTATTGAACAAATAATTAGTTTTCAAAACATGTACACGGCTTCTGCCGTCGCCTGTTACAAATTAAACGTCGAAGGTTATTCGGACGCTCTGCGAGCGTTCCGCGTTAATACTGACGAAATTTATGTAAACACGGGTGCGGGTGTTAAAGCGCTGTTTGCATACCCATGGTTAATGATAAAAGAAGACACCACTGTTGTTTTCATGTCGGCCCTCGAAGACACGGTGATACCATTCAATGTAATAACAAACGCCTTTAGCGCTATTAACGAACCCAGTATAATGTATACTCCTAACAATTGTTATTACTTGCACGGCAATGGGTTTAAATTAAACAATGACTCAATTAGTTTGCAATTTATTTTTGATATTATGCAATAGACTGAATACTTTAATATGCAATAGACTGAAAATATGTAAACGTTAGATCTGACAAAAGATTGATTAAAACAACATTATATTAATTTATAAATAATTTATTATTATATTAAAACGATAGTTCACACTTGCTGCTTTGACATGTGCGGTTTGTCGTTGTTGTCACGTACACGTTGAGTTTGATAAAATCCAAGTCGTTTTTGAGCACGGCAGTAAAAAAATCAACGATGCCGCCAACCGTCACAACAATTTTTCCGTTCACGGTAGGTTCGCGCACGTGCACGACAGCATCGTTGACCACCATTTTGCCAAAACATTCGTACTGTTGTCGCAAGCCGCTAATTTCAATGTTGGTAATTTCGGCTCCCGTTTTAAGTCGGTCAAACGTGAACGACACTCGGTTGGGACTTTCAAATACAACGCGTCGACACGCGTGGTGTTTATCAATTTTTACGCGCACGTTTTGCAATGCGTCCATGTTGTTGCAAGATTGTAACTAAACTAATTTGTTTTTAATGATCTAAACAGTAACATGTTTATTTACATGATAATAATTAAATAAGCGTCAACAAGTTTATCACATTTTTTTGTAACTAATATGATTCCAATACGTAATCGTCATTTGACTTTATCATGTCCATTATGTAAAGCAACTGCTACAAAAATGCGTTGCTTTTGCCAAAAATGGCTGCAAACTTTTAAAATTATTCCGCCAAAAGAAACTAATTTTTCAAGAACAAACAAACTTAAAAATCAAATCCAACAATGAGTCATATTTAAATTTGTTTTACAAAAACAATTGAATTCGTAAAGCAAATCCGGCTATGATTCATAATTATAAATGTTTTACAAGAACAGATATACTTGAAAATTGAGTTGAAAATTTAATGTGTTTTCATGACAACGTTATTGCACATCAACAAGCTAGACATAACGTCAAATTCGCCGCAATTTTGAGGCAAGTTAGATCCGCCTCGCATCCATTGCAAACTTTCCGTTAACCGGTTGCCCACAAACGATTGGTTTTTGGTCCACTGGTCAAAACGTGTGCCTTCCACTTTTTCATGACCTGTGTAGTTATTTTTGTTAAATTCTTTGTAAATGTTGTCGGGCGCATTGTTAAACAACATGTACGGAATGTTGAATATTGGGTAGCGGCGCGCGTTTGGATCAGCGTGATTGCCGCCGCGCACCACGTATTTGCGCTCGATCCGGTCAAAGTTGGACTGGCGTGACAAAAAAGAAACAGGTGACAAACAAATTTGTGCATGTGTACCGTCTTCGGCCATCCATTCGGTCAGGTCTTCGCTGCGGTTAAGCACCCCCTTTTGTCCGTACACGCTGCACACTTTTACGCCCTCTAAATCGTCGGTGGACGTGAGCACTGTAGTTTTTAAAACTAACGCGTCGCCAGTCAGCACGATGCTAGCGCTTAGCGACTCTATTTTTTGGTTACGAGTTTGCCGAAAAAACACATACACAAAATACAGGTTAAAAGCGCCGTTTGTACGCGTTTCAATCATGCACCGTTTGTTGTCAGCCCACGAAACCTTAACGTTGCTCAACAACACGCCCGCAAAATACACAATCATATTATCGGGCAACAAAACGTGATTGTGTTCCTTGTTTTCAATAAAGTTTATTATTGGCGGCGTTTTGCCAACAAGCGTTAATTTTGCCTTTAGCTTGTTTATCTTGTTGTTGTACATGCGTATTGGCAACGCCATGTGTGGAATGTACGGATCTTCGGCGGTCATGAGTTTAGAATCGCGCACCAAAGTCCACAGTTTAACCATTTTGTTGTTCATTAACACAGTGTCACTGACCGCCACTGACAAGCCCACGGGCAACGCGGCATTTCCCAGCTTGTTGTAACTCAACACTGGCATTGCATTTTTTAAATTGGTCAGCGCTACTATCATTTTAGGCACCGGTATTGTGTAAAATAAGTGCGTGTAGTCGGTAAAGTAATACTGTTCAAGTTTTGACATGAGACACAGCACGTCATCATTTTCTTCAATTTGACACCCGTTCATAGCCGGGTCGTGAAACAGCGAGTTTTTGTAATGATACTCGTAGGGCGTAAGCAACGCGTTGACCGTAGCGTTGACCGCACCAAATATGCGCAGCCGTTTCGCCACACATACCATACCTTCGTGATGGTTAACGTACAAAATGCTTTGCGACATTTTTAGCTCGATGGGGCAGCGGTGACGTTTAAAAGCGTAAACTATTTCGGGCACGTTGGCCCGGCGGCATTTTAAATTGGTGGGTCTGTCGTTGAACGCAATAAGCAACGTGGAGGTGTCGCAATGAGCAATGTCATGCACCGTACTGACCAGGTTCGATTGCAACAGTTGGGTAAACTTGTTGGCTACCATGTCGTAATCAACGCTAGGCAGGCGCGCGTTGCGGCACAAAAAAAATTTTTTGCCCGCCACGGTCATTTCGCCGTGAAAGAAACTGCCGATAAACTTGACAAAATCCTTTTTTTGCTTTAGCATTTTTTGGCGCACGCTGTCGTTGGTGATGCGTGTCACTTCGCTGCCCACACGATACTTGAGCACCGGCAATGCGATCTCAATGTTGTTGTTGCTGCAATTGTCGTGTTGGCTAAAAAATGAGCGTCGCTGTTTGCTAAACGTTTTTGATACGCAATAAATTAACCGGCCGTTGACCACGCTGTCCACTATTTTTTTAGACTCTTTGTTGTACAAGACGGCTTGCGTTTTGCGCCGTTTTGCCGGCGGAGCTTCACAATCTTCCGCACGGTTTTGATAATTTTGCAACACCATCGATGTCAGCAGCAATTCCATTAAATACGCATGCTTGTAAATTATTTTGTTTGCCAAGTTGTCTATAGAATAGCAAATGTCGTGGTTCATTATCATTTTAATGTGTTTAACCAACTGTTGTTTGTGCGTTTTGCTGTATATGAACAAAAAATCAAGCGGGCGCCATTTGCCGCTGGTGGCCAAATATGTCTCCAGCACCGCGTTTAAGTCGTTGGTTACCACGTAATCGCTGGCGTACACGTCGCGCGCAAAAAGTGCGTCATTTTGTTTGTCGTATACCAATTGGATGGCGCGATTAATATGTTTTTCAACGTCCACGTTACCGTACAAAAACATGCGTTTGCAATGCTTGGCGTATAGTTTGTCATAAAAATTGTGTATCAACACGTTGTTATTCATCATGATATTGGGAAAACTCAAAAAACGACCGTCGAGCATAAACGTGCCCGCCACGTTGTTTTGCGCGTCAAACTCGACATCGATTGTGCGCAACTGTTTGTCAAGCGTGGTGCCAAACACCACCACCACGCATTTGTGAAGCACGCAATTGCGTCGATTATTAAGAGCGCAGCACATGTACGATCGGCGTTCTTGTATCGCTGCCAGGCTAAGCGGCGCCGCACTTTCCGGTGAACAACATTCTTGTACAAAAGTCAATCCATACGCCGACTCCAATTTAGCGTATAACGCGTTAAAATCTTGCACGACGTCCGTCATATTCCCCGGCACGTGGCATACTGCCGACAATGGCGTCCAACACGCGTGCAGCCAAACGCCGCGCCACGGAAGAAAGTGAGTTTAGCGCACGTCTTAAACAAAATAAAACATGCAACTTGTCCGACGAAGAGTTTCTTGGATATTGTCGCCTCGAAGAGATTGATTATTACGAAACGCTTAAATTAAATTTCGAATCCGCTCCATTTTTTGATGAAAATTTTGTGTTACTTGTTATCCGAATGGCCAACGTGGTTACAAAACAAATTAGAAAATATCGCAATTTAACCGACACGCACCATAACAATTTGGTACATAATGTGCTCATCATAATCGAACACGCGCGCAACGTGCTTACGCATCAAAACAAAAAAGAGAGGTACGACAAAATTGTTGCAGCTAAAAATACAAACGTATTAAAACTTTGCGAGACGTACATGAAAAGGCTCAAACAAACAGACAAAGAACTAAGTGAAGCAAAAAATAATTTTGTAAATCAATTAAAGGCGTTTAATTTGCCGTTAGCTAAAACAAAGTTGTCTAGCGCGGTAAGCGAGCAATTGCAAAAATGGTTGCAATTACAACCTGTAGTGGCAAAACGACCGACCACCATGAATCGCATACTTGTAAAATGGAATTTGTTTCCCAATCAATTAAATTATAACAAACATGAAATTGAGCAAGAATTGCGTAATTATTTTAAAAATTATGGAAGTATTGTCAACGTGTATGTATGCGATATTGAAACTAGCAGCGCTATAATTGAATATGCCACAATGAAAGCGCAGCGTAGAGCGATTAAAGAAAATGAATCATCCAAAATTCATTATACTGTCACCGAATACATGCTGACCGAATTTTACAATTCGCAATTGCGCGCCAAGTTGCGCGACAAATTAAACAGCATTGAGTTACAGCTAAATGACTTACAGCTTAATTTACAATCTATACAAACCAGATAGGCGGCTAAAAACTTTGTATAATCTGATATCTTTGTAAAGATTCAATTTAATTAAAGGTTTTTGTTAAAAATAAATTGCTTGTTTAATACGACGCTTCAACAATTTATTTGAAATAGGATATATTTATATGCGTAAACAATTTGGGTTGTGGCAATGACGCATTATACCTATTTGTTACACACTTTTATTGAAAAAATGTCAAGAGTGACACTTAAACGCAATACTTTCGCAATTTGTTATCATTGATAAGTGACACTCAAACAGTTTGTTTGTCGGCTGCGTAGAATATAAGGGTCTCATTATATATGTTAAAGGCGCGCGTGCCATTATGCTTCTCACCGTACATCTCAAAGACAGGCATTATTATTTGTACAAATTGTTTAAGGAAATTTGGCCAACATGCACAACAGAATGTCGAATATGTTTAGATACTTTGGGCGCAGACGGCGGTGTGGTAGGCGTGCCTGACAACGGAATGCTTAACTTGGACAAAATGTTTCACGCCGAGTGCATTGAACGCTGGAAACGCGAACGCAATCGCGATCCTTTTAATCGCGCCATTAAATATTATTTTGCGTTCCCTCCACCAACGTTGCACGAATGCAAAACGCTGCTGGAGCACACGCGCGGGTTCATTGGCGACGACGAGATTGATTGCGTGTACAAAACGGTGCATCAACGCGTTACCACCGAAGATGCGCTCGACGTAGAACTCAACTTTGCGCGTTATTTTAAACATGGCGCACGCGCTGTCCGCGGCGGACGTTGACCTGATTGCGTATGTACTAAGGGACAATTTGTTTTTGGTAAACAATAATTATATTATTTGCAATGTGTTCGACCAAGGCTCCGATCGCGTTGAACCCGTGTGCCTCGGTGAAATTGGTGCCGTACAAGCCCATACGCCCGACCAAGATGCAATGCTGGATACATCCTCGACGAGCGACGTGCCGAGCTCGACGACTTCGTAACGTTTATCATGATGAACGTAACGAAAGCGGTATGTTACACGCAACCGTGTATAGCGACATTTTTCTCGACGAACGAGGCAAACCCTATTATAGGAAAATGTTGCGAAAACGCTCTGACGCCGCCACGGCGCGCCACGCGTTTGTGAACGCTGGCGAGGTGCACGATTGCATATTGATTGAACCGGCGCCTAGCGAACGTTTTAAATCTATAGAAGAAGCGGGCGAAACCAACATGACCACGCTCAAAATTATTATAAACACGCTAGTTGACGCGTTGGGACATGTGGCGTCTAATGAATACATCCTTGTGGCGGACCGCTTGTTTATCGACATGGTGTATTCCGAATTTCGCGCTATAGTGTTGCCTCAGCACGCGTACATTTTAAAACAAGCGTGCCCGGCGCAAACAGACAACGAAAGCAGCGACGACGACGAACGCTGCGTTCGACGCGTAGAACCGCCGTGGAACCAGATCGTGGAGTTGGCCAGCGTCGCGTCCGCCGACAAGGACGGCGACGCACGCTACAACGAATGGCAACGGCAATCGCAATATATTTATCGCAGCTTTTTAGTGTACGTGACCATGCTCACGGTTATTTTAAAACAAAGCAATCCATTTATTATTAGCGAAAATAGTTCCGTGTCGGTGATATTGCGCAGTCTGGGCAAATGCCCCGACAACCCGGAGCGCGTCAAATGTTGCAAGTTGAACTTTGGTGGTGCGCCGCCGGGACACGTCATGTGTCCGCCTCGCGCAATCGTCAAGAAAATTTATAGCTACGCCAACTGGGCGTTGAACCCGCAAAAAGACCGGCGGTATAGCGCGCTAATTGCTCGGCCGCCCGAATCGGCAACAGGTGGCAAATCTAAAGATTTACGAGAAAACATTAACAACGATTTGCATGCCGATGACATTACACCGCTCAACTTGTTGGACTGGGACAACTTTGTTGGTGGGTACATGGACTACTTTGGCGCGACGCCAAGCGCGCAATCGACGGGTATTTAACGGCTGACCTATTTGTTGAACAAACATTGTGTTATCTCGGTTGATTAGCGAGTGGTCGCAAACATGAAAAAAGTGTCATTAGGAAAAATTATAGAAAGCACCGTAGAGGACAAGTACAAATACCATTTCAACACCGACCGATCGCCAAGCAAGTTGACTTTGGGAGAATTTTACAAAACTTTTGAAGCCAATCGCGTTGGGCAGCACACTACGTACAACGTCGTGGGCAAAAGGGATTATAGCTACATCGATAAGCTGACTAAAAAGTGCTAACATGTTTCAAGCTTTAAAACGACGTTTTAAAAAACAAAAAAGCGACCAAAACCACGAGCAAGACGTAGTTTTGTGTCCCAGGTGTTATTTCGTGGCGCCCGGCTACATTTCCGTCGCAGAATACACAAGAATGCACATAAAATTTAATGAACAATTTGTAGATAAATGTTTGAACAATCTGGCATTAGAGCAACCCAAAACTTGGGCAAATTGTTCAGTTTGTCCCGCCCTCTACTACCCCTTGTGTTAATAAAGTAAATTTACAAATATTTGTGGTTTTCTTTACAATATTAAACTGTTATACAAATATGTGTTTTGTCACCAACAAAATAAAGTCGCATTTCCAATGCAAAAATTATTTGTGAAATTATATAAATACAATTCTCACGCAGACGCGCTGTTTATTATGTTCCGAATTCACTCAGTCGAGTAGACGTACACGATGTTACACCCGATTGTCGCAAGACGTCTAGAGTTTGATAACGTAATATTGGATCTCAATCATGTCGCGTTTAACACCGACCACAACAAAAACAATGAAAATTATATTGTGTTTTTGAACGTGAAACGCGCGTTTTACAAAAACTTTTATCTCACTTGCGACATGTCTTTGGAAACGCTCGCATTGTACGTGTACGAAAACACATCCGTAATTGTCAACGGAACTCAAGTGCCTCGATCTCGAGATTTTGTGAAACACATTGCGTTTAACGCATCGGACCGCGACCAATCTATGGTGGTTGATTTTACTCCGGAAGCAAGAATCGTAATAGCGCGTAAGCTGCGCGCTGACGAACGCTACTACCAGCGCGCCAGTGGGTTTGCCGACTTTCAGCGACGGCACGAGCAGCCGCCCGCGCCTGTTGAACGCGACTTGCACGTGCGAAACGCCGCGGATCGCGAGTTGGAAATAAAACTGTTTAATATGTGAAAAGTGTAAATTTATTAATAATCATCTTCATCGCTATGTGATTCGACGCTACTATAGTGCGGTTGAGATTTATTGTTATAATGGTTGTTATTAAGAATTTTGCCCTTGACGCGTTTTTTTCTTGACGCCTTTGTGCGCACGGTTTTCCCCGTGCTAACAAGTTTGTCGTCGGTTTCGTAAGCGCTGCTGGCTTCGCTATCGCTGCTGGTGCTGGACGCGTGGGTGTTTTTTCTTTTGTGTTTCTGCAACGACGACGCATCAAGTTGCTGACGTTGCACACCGTCACTGTCATCTGACATGTCGTCACGTATAATTTCGTATGCGGCTCGGCGAGGAATCCACTGCAAGTCGTTGACGCGCACGTAGCGTTCTTCGAGAGCGTTGCGAGCTTTCTGCATGGCTAAGTCTTCGTCGCCCGCGTTTAGTTTGTGGTGTTTTGAGAACGTGTCAACAAACAGCTGCTTAGCGCGTCGCGGCATTTTTTCTTCGTAAAGAGCGTCGGGAATGTGATACATTGTCGTTGTTCAATTCAATGTCGCTGCCGCTGCCGCTGCTGCTACTACAGGAAGAAGAACTGCTAGTTGTGTCTGAGTCGTTAGCGTCGGGTCGAGCTTGCCATCGGCCGTCAATTAACATGTACTTTTTCCTGACAGCGCAGACGGCTAGTTTTGTAGCAATTTCCGCAGAATTAAACTTTTGTAAACTGCGGTCGTAGAATTTGTTAAATATCCTCTTACCGTTATACGGCAAATTGTGTAAACTGTCTGGTAACATGTTAATAAAAAACTATTTATATCTTTAAAAATGACTTTTATTTATTCCAAGGACGGATGGGTGGCAAGAATAACACACAACCATGAGATTCAACTTGATCACTTAATTTAGCTTAAATTTAAATAATATTTTGCAACATGTTAGATTCAAACACGTCGCCCGCCTTGTCGGCGTCACACGAAAAAAAGTTGTTGGCTTTTAAAAATTCAATGTGTTGTTCATTTTTGACAATAAACACGCGGCTTTTCTCGTCGCGGCGTACCATGACGCCGTGCTTGCACAGCGATATGTACTTGTAGACAGGCAAAAGTGCGTCACGAGCCTTTTTCAGCAACAATTTATGCTCGGCCGGCGCGGCCACAAATATCTTTACGGGCCCGTCGTAATCAATGTCTAGGCTGTAATTTTTAAGGCGCTGTTCGCGCGATTTGCTCTGCCACTCGCGGGCGCGCGACGCGTCGCACAACTTGACCACCATGTGGTTTTTGTGAAACGACGAATCGAGCACGTGCTTAAACTCTAAATCGAGTAATGCGCAAATTTTTTTCAAATAAAATGTTCTAATTCTTTTGCTAGTCAGTCGTTGATCGTGAATACCATAAATTTCCACGCTATTGTTTAACCGGTCTCGCTCCAACTGTTTAAGCTTCACGTTCATTAGTTTGATGTCATTGGACTCGTCAATTTGCGAGTTAATTAAAGACTTGAGTAGCGACACGTTGATGAGCTGTTCGAACCGGTCCATGGCGACGACACAATAATTACAAACCCTCTTATAGTAGCGGGCGGCGAAGCCACGCGCACGCGTTGTCATGATTTCGTTTTTGGACAAGCCCGCGACCGAGTTTGATTTAATTTTGGACCCTACTAAACTTGAAAATGTGGCTTTTTTTTCTAATCAAGAATTTAAAATTGTTTTAAAAAATCTCATTGCTGACCTCAAAAGAAACCAAAAACCCAACTATTTCAACAGTCTCATGGATCAAATGATCAACGTGTACACCAACGTGGGCGGCGGCGCCAACGCGAATGCTCTCGTAAAAATCATCGACGCCACCTGCGTCATTATCACTGACCTACCGTCCAACGTGTTTTTGAAAAAGTTAAAAACCAACAAGTTTACCGACTCTATCGATTACCTCATTTTGCCAAACTTTATTTTGTGGGATTACAACTTTATAATTTTCTTAAACAACACGTTCAATTCCAAGAACGAAAACAGTTTTGTGGACATTTCGGGCGCGTTGCAAAAAATCAAGTTGACGCACGGCGTCATTAAGGACCAGCTGCAAAGTAAAAACGGCTACGCGGTGCAGTATTCTTACTCGACGTTTCTCAACACCGCCTCTTTTTACGCCAACGTGCAATGTTTAAATGGCGCCAACGAGGTCATGCCGCCGCTGCACAGCGTGCGCCGCTATTTTGGACGCGACGTGCAACACGCTCGAGCGTGGACCACGCGTCATCCCAACATTAGCCAGCTTAGCACGCAAGTGTCGGACGTGCGCATCAACAAGTGCGACACCGATTGGAATGTAAAAGTGGGTCTTGGCATATTTCCGGGCGCCAACACCGATTGCGATGGCGACAAAAAAATTATTACGTTTTTGCCACAACCCAACTCGCTCATCGACGCCGAGTGCCTGTTGTATGGCGATCCGCGGTACAGTTTTATTTGCTTTGACAAAAACCGTCTCACGTTTGTGTCTCAGCAAATTTTCTACTTGTACCAAAACATGGACGCAATAGAAAAACTTTTAAAAACCATGCCGCTGGCGCACATGCTGTGGCACATGCACGCCGACGTCAAGTTTTCTACGCGCCTCGAACTGCTGTTGCGAGATTTTTGCCTTGTGGCCAGCTCTAACGCCAGTTATTTGTTGTTCAAACTACTCACAGAGATGATAAAAAATGAAGAAATGGTGTGCGGCGACGAAGAGCTGTTTGGGTTGGCCGGTCAGTTTACGGCCATGGTGGAAAGCGGCGCAAAAGGCAGCGCCAACTTGATTGAAAGCACTCGCCAGTACGCGCGCACGCAACCTACAGACATTGAAACGGTTTCAACTAGGGCAACGACCAGTTTAAACAGCTACATATCGTCGCACAACAAGGTGCAAGTGTGCGGCGCAGACATTTACCACAATACGGCCGTGCTGCAAAATCTGTACATTAAAGACAACGCCATTTGCTACAAAAACGATTTTAGACAGCTGGCTAGCATTTGCGCTTTACCATCAGATTATTTGTTTCCCGAACATTTGTTGGACTTGTTTATAGATGAATAAAACACAATATTATTTAATACATTTGTTTATTTATTAAATTAACGTTGCATATTATTAGCTAAACGCGCAATTTGTCGCTCCGTCATGGACGCCTGCACCGCTTCGACAAGCTGCTCTTTGGTTAAATTGTCTAACAGCGTAATTTTGTTGTGTTTCGCCTTAAACTTGTCTCGCGGCAGCGATTCTTTAACCTTGTTGAGCACATTCATAGAGTTGGGCACGTAATCGCTGCGAAACACAATGTCTCGCTCGCCTACGGACAACCTATTTAGACTGCGCTGAAGACTGCGCCGTTGAGGTCGTACAAACGCAAACTGATCACCGCCTAAATCACACACCGCCAGCGAATGAAGCAATTGTGGGTTTGCCGGCTTAGTAACTACGTCTTGAACAATGTCCGCCATGCGGTTGGCTAGTTTGTCCGAGCGCTCGGTGGCGGCGATCAGCGCTTGCGTCAATATCTGCGTTTGCGCCATCAGCGCGTTGTTACGCTCGTTGGCCGCAATTAAACCTTTACTAATTTCAACTATATTTGCATTTGCTTGCGCCAAGTCCGCGTTGGATTTAATTAAAGCCGTTGACAACGTTTCGTCTGTTTCCATCTTGATGGCTGGCGCGTACTTGCCAGTGCAAAGCACTTGCGGAATCACCTCTTCCAACAACCAAGCTTGCAACTCCACGGCGTACGGCAGCTTGCTCTTCATGATGAGTTGTATGACGCCTTCTTTAGTGATTAGAACTGTGCTAGGGTGTAAATACAGCGGGTCGCCTTGTTTTACCGCGCTGTTTTCAGCAAGGGGGGCGAATTGGCGCTCTTGATCAAACGCACATTTATACTTGTCGTCGACGTGATCCTTTACAGCCTTTTTAGTATCTTGATAATTTAATTTGTCAGCAATATCTTTGGCCACAAACTTTAAAACATTGTCATTGTTAAACATGTACCGCAGCGTGAACGTGTCCTCGCCGAATTTAAATTGACCAATTTTTACTTGGGCCATTTTATTTGATAAACACACGTTGTTGCTTAACGACCGCAAACGACACAATGACGCGCAATGCTTTCGCAAACGGAAGGGTCAATGTTCCATTAATTGCGCATGCCATTGTAACACTTGTAATAATGATTGTGTTCATGATGGTGACCGTGTCTGTAATTGTAATGGTAATTGTATTTGTGGGCCTTTTGCCATTGATTTTTACCGGCTTGCGAACAACACAAATAAAAACCATTTTCATCAACAAGTTTGTTTTATTTTACATTATACAAACAAAATTTTTTATTTTACTTTATACAAACAAAATTTGAACGTGTTGTTTGCGCACTTGGCTTCGGGCGGGCCGTCGTCATCTTCTTCGCTGTCCTCCGTGTCACTTGGCGCTTTGCGTTTCAACCCGCACGCCACCGGTGTTTTACGCTTTTTGCAGTTTTCCTCATTTTTGTTGTCTTGCGCTTTGCGTTTGCACGCAATTGGAACTAATAAAGCGCGTTTTTTGTCGTACATTTGGTTTTGCATGTATTTTGCAAGAATAACCTCGTAACATTCGGAAATCAAATTTTTGTGCTCGTCACCAAAAATTTCTAACAATTCGTTCATAAACGTATTTAAAATGGTCATGTGTTTAAGCCAACTAATGCGTTTCGTATTTATATCAAACAACCGCAAAGGGTAACTTTTTTCAGTGGTTTTACCTTCAATGTCAAGCAACACGTACGGAATGCGGTCGCCGTTGCCCGGCACAAAGTCCGTGCCTTTACTGATTAGGATTTCGCGACAATGACGCGCGGCGGTAACTACGCGGCGTTTGGCCAATGTAGGTGCTTCGTCCGCTTCATTGGCGCGCCGTTTGTTTGCTTTGCCAGCGTTGTCATTGTACGTCATGCTAAAACTGTAATCGGTCAAAGGTTTTTCGCCGCCAAACGCGTCAAAATACATGAGCATGTCGTTTTGCAAACTGTTTAAACATCCGCGCAAATCCTGGCGGCGCAACACGTGCTCCATGGCTGACCTAAACGATACACGCATGAACACTGGCATGTCCTTCTTGACCAACCATCCTTTAAACACAATTTTACCGTTGTTGTTAATGTAACAATATTTCTTCTTTTTTAACAACACAAGTACGCTCATCAGGTTTTCAAACGCCATTTTGTAACCGTTGGTGAATTGGGCATTGACGCGCGCTTCCACAGCCGTGCATATGCGTGTTAGCGTGGCCATGCGTTGTTCTTCAAGAATCTCGTCGCGATTAAACGTGGGCAACACAAACGTCGAATCCGTGTCGCCGTAAAGCACCTTGAATTTGAGCGTGGTCAAACCAAACTCGCGCAGCAACTCGGGGTCGTCGGATAAGCCCTCGATTATGCCGATGGCCGCGGTCAGTTTTTCGCGGCCCACCCTCGTAATGTAGTTGGCCAACGCTTTACAGAAAATGCCGTAATAGCCGTAAATACTGTTGGCAGTGCGCTTGCTCAGGTTTTGCATTTGGTCATACAAGTCGTACAAAAACTCAGACTCAACTTGATTATCACGGCATTTCTTTAGATCGCTACGCTGTTTAAGCAGTTTGAGTAACAGCTTGACGTTTATCGCTTCTTTGTCTTGGTTAAGGTACACGTTGCCGTCTTCGCACAAAATTAAGTTTGTGAGACAAGCGCAAATGTCAATCATGATAGTGAGGTACAGCGAGTTAAAGTCTAACGAAAACGCATACTCGTACACGCCGGCACGGGGCTGTAGCACCTTGCCGCCTTCATATTTGACCGTTTCAGCGATGGCGCCCAAACAAATAGCGTTGGCGGGCACGTCTTTAAACGGCGTAAGCTTGCGTTGCAGACGCGACATGCCCGCGTTGCCAGACATGAGACCTAAATCGTTTTTGTCAAAAAAATATAGATCCGGTTTGTCGAGCCCGGTAGACGGGTTTGTGCGCGTGTTGGTCAGCGCCAGGTGAAAAAACGTGGTGCTAATCAAATGCGAAATGTTGCAGATAAAATCGTCGGTGCACAAGCGATACATTAAACATTGCGAGTACATGAAATCGTTTAGTTTTAATTTTAAAAACAATTTAATCGGCAACAAGCAATCCTGCACGTTGTATTCAATGATGGTGCCCAGCTGCTTGTTGTTGTACATGCGCACCATTGTTTGCCAATCCAAATCGACCTTGGCATCGCCCAAATAGTATTTACTGAGCGTGTTCAATTGAAAGTTTTCCACGTCGCGATTGTTAGCGTCTACGCCAAAATATTTGTACAGGTCAATGTGAATGTAATAATTAAAATAATACGTGTCCGTTTTGTTACCAATCTTGGTGATAAACAACTTGGTGTTGGACTGCAAAGGGGGCAAATCGTAGCGGCGCAACGTTGGTTTATTACCATTCAAGCGCGCCCGTATGTACGGCAAATCAAACACGTCGCCGTTGTAGTCGAGAATCACGTCGGGGTTAACAAACTTTAAAAAATCCAAAAAAGACAATATCATGTCAGTTTCGTTACGAAACACGACCACGTGCGTGTCGTCGTTTGTGTGAGGAATTTCCAAAAGTTCTTTGTGATACACAAAACAGATTTTGTCAAAGTGATCGTCTTTGTATATCGACAACCCAATGCACATGATGACGTCCACGTCGGGTTTGGAACTGTTGTGTCCGTCCGAATGTGTTTCAATGTCGTAGCACGCCATCACGGGCGCAATATTAGTACTCAGCGTGGCCGGGTCGACGATTTCAAAATCCGCATCAAACTTTTCAAACGTAAACGGGTGCGTGTCGTCGCTGACGCAGTTGTTGCGGCATCTTTGCGCGCGGCGGAAGCGCATGTACGTGCCTTCGATCACGGGCGTTTGCATGTGCACCCTGTTGGCGTTGCTTAAAAACTTGTCCAAAGCATTAGATTTTTCTTCGTACGAACTGCCGTTGCGTTTAAACTTGATTACGTTGATCTTGTCCATGTGCACACCTTTTACGCCCGGCGCTACAAACGTGTTATAGTTGGAGCAGCGATTGCGACACGTGGAAAATATGTGATTGTTGTAGCATTTTTTGTACGAATACAAGTCCATTTTTATTACAAAATAAAATTGTAACACACGACCATTTATGTTAATGTTGCAAAACGCCAACAGCTTGCCCTTGTTTTCGTCGTAGTGAATGCGCATGACGCGAAACGCGTTATCACACGATACATTGTAAGTGTGCGGACAGTAATCGCAAAACGCCTTTTTTAACTGATTGTAAGTGTGGATTTTCATTTTAGCAAAATGCAAAAATACGGAGCCACCGATGTTAGCACGCGCACTGTTCACGATCTACTGACTACTATCAACACTATGAGTTTGCGCATAAAATCGCTGGAGCGGTATGAGCACGCGTTGCGTGAGATTCACAAAGTTATAATAATGATGCGTCCGGGTTTTAACTTGCAACTGATGGATCTTAACGCCATGCCCGCGCTTATTGTGCAGTTTTTTTCCGACATGACAGGCCGCGACATGACAGGCCGCGACATTACGCACAACATCAACTACAAGTACGACTACAACTTTAACGGCGCGCTGCCGTTTCAAACGCCTCCGCCGCAACCGTTTTACGGTGAACATGGGCTTAAACAACCGCCGCCTCAGCCACCATTTCAACCGCCGCCGCCTCAGCCACCATTTCAACCGCCGCCTCAGCCACCATTTCAACCGCCGCCTCAGCCACCATTTCAACCGCCGCCTCAACAACCGCCTCAGCCACCACTCCAACAACCGCCTCAGCCACCACTCCAACAACCGTCGCCTCAGCCATTACCGCAGCAAACTCCTTGTCAAACAATTGTGCCTCAAATAGAGCTCACCGTTGACGAAATGCGCGACCTTCAAAATGTATATCAAAACATGCAGCAGCAAACCATTACCTGGGACCATTTAGGTGCATTAATGACGACTATGATTCGTATTATGCAAGTGCGCGTTGTAAACAGCGTGACAATAGTCAACGCTATAAATTCCCTTAAAAATGTTACCATGTTGACCAATTTTGATTTTAATGATTTTTTGCAATGCGTCGCAAGAGAAACTGCTTTTCAATTTACTATTTCGCCAGACCTGTGTCGCATTATAGTGGCGTTTATTCAATTTTTTCAAAACACATACTCTTCCATAACATTAACATTGTTTAAATACGTAAACTTGGACGATTTAATTGTGTCTACAAACTCAATGCACGTCATTATTGTACAACTATATGAATTTTATACTAAAATCTATTTTTTTGTAATGCAAACAAGCTTTGTCTACACCAATTCTGATAGTTTTGTTGAAACAACCGCAATGCTATATAACAGAATTGAAGCGTTAACAGCATCCGCGCAATCCACCACCATTGTGTCAGGTTTGCAAGAAAAATTGCGCGAAGAAAGAAGTAAAAACAATATTTTGGATAGGGATAAAAACAACGCGTTAAAAAATGCGTCTGATTTAGAAGATCGCTACAAAAATTTACTAACTGAAAATAGAAATTTAAAAACAGAAAATGAAAGATTGACACTTTTAGAAAATGAATCACAAAGTTTGTCGCGAGATAATGATGAGTTGTTAAGTGAAAACAACCGTTTAAAAGAAGCTAATACAGAACTTTTAAAACGATCTAGTCAAAATTATAAAAATTTTAAAAATGAACAAATTAAAGTTAAAGCAGAACAAGAAAAAATTCAAGATTTAGAAAAGCGTTTACAAGACGCCGAAGATATGCAAGTACAAAACGTAAACGATGACGCACAAAACATTATTACCGAATTAAAACGTTCTCTAAAAGAAAAAGAAAACGAATTGCAAGAAGTTCAAACGTTGCATTCCAACAAGTTAACTTATGTTCAATCTCAAATTGATTTAGACGCAATTGCGTACAGGGAAAAATTGGCATCTATGGAACAAGAGTTTACCAAAACAATTAATGAACGCAATGACACTATAAAACAATTAAACGAAACATTAACGGCAGGCAATTTACAAAATTACGAATTAGCTGCGCAACTGAAAGAGGCTAAACAAGAATTGTCTGACTCAAAACAAAACATTATTGAACAATTAAAAGTAGGTGTTAAAAAAAGTAAATTTGGCGATAACGACGACGAAATAATAGAATTTGCCCTTAACGCTTTAGATGTAATGTATAAAAAAGTGAAACAAATTGATCCAAATTTGGGCAATTTATTACAAGATTCTAATAATATAAATCCTCAACTGTCGGTACAACAACGCGACGCGTTAAACAATTGGCTTGACAATTTAAGTCAAATCATGACGGCCAACGACATACTAAACTTAAACGCAGTTATCAACATGGCTGGTGTAAAAAATCAAATTGCACATATTATTCCGGCCAACATGTTAAGGGATTCCGCTGGCAATTTATTGCCCGCTCACCAAATACAAAACGCTGACAATGTTGTTTTGATTAGTGCCGTAAGTATGTTGGTTTCTGAATACAATAGGTTGGCCGGTGAAATATCTACTTTGACCGCAACTAGTGCCGCACAAAGCGAAGCTAGCGCGTTAATCGCCAATTGCTCGCAGCAGATTGCTGCTCTACAAGAAGAGTTAAGAAAAAACAAAGAAGACTTTGAAAAAATTAACAATTTGGTACAAACGTCTTCGCCTCAACTTAACGACAAAACCATACAATTAATGAAAACAGAATTGGACACTACCAAAAGTCAATTAAATAATTTAAAAAAAATTACTAATGAACAATTAAAACAAATGGCAGACAATGGTGTGCAAGTAGAAATGAGCAAATTAAACACACAAATTGACGAAATAAATTCTTTATTGTTAAATTCACGTACAGTTACACAAGATATATTAGACTGGAAAACAAACATGATGGAATTGTACGAATCATTGGCGCGCTCAACAGCCGAAATGGAAACTATATAAAACTATATTCGTTCATATCTTCGTCGTATTTAAGCAAACCTAACATGTTCATGTTGTTTGTTTCCGCGTTGTCTACGGTCACATAAATAATGGCTTTGGTCAAGTTGTCCGACAAACACGTTGACAACTGATCAAAATCCATAGAAAGTTTTTGCATTACGTTATTTTCTGTTTCATCTTTGCCGTCTTGTTTGTTGTTGTTATCCAAATAATAAACACATTTGTTCCATTTGGGTTCGTCAGAATCATTGCAATCAATCGCTTTAAATTGAACTGAAAAACTTTCTTTGCCATTGTCATTTTCCTTTGGATCAGCCTTAAACTGCGACAGCTTTATACACATCAAGTGTTTGTTCGAACGGCTAATGTTATTGGTGGCATTACTATATTGTAAATTTAGATAATCATCGTTGTCCGTGTTGGTGGGCGTTTCCAATCGTGTCATTTGGCCTGCCACCCAATTTAAAAATGCGTTAGTTCCTTTGACTGTGTGCTGACATTTAACTCCGTACACATTAAAAAGTTTACCAGAATTTTTAAAATAAAATTCCATTAATTGGTCAAAATCTTCGCAATTTTGCACGTGCCCTTTGGCCACGCTGGCCAACACTTTTGCGTTGGCAAAACATTCAACTTGCTCCACGCGCACGGCGCCGCTCGCGTCTGCCATGTTAATTTCAAACACCATTTTATAATTGTTTGCGTTTAACCGTTTAAATACACATTTTAGCTTGGCCAACACGTTCACTACGCTTTCATCTTCAAAATTAGTGTGCGTCAAACTTAATTGTACTTGATCAGCAGTATTTTCTATGGGCGTATCACATTTGACATATTCGTTAATTTGAATCCACTCTTTAAACTTGGTCTTGATAAAATTTAAGCTAATGTCGTAGCAATCGCCGTCCACCAATTCTTTAAAACACTGCAAGTTGCCGTAGTACGCTTCCATTTTGTTGTCAATCAAAAATCTAAACGTGTAATAACGTTGATTATCTATGCTCAAAGTTGTTTTGTTTAATAACTTGCCTGTGACGCGTTTATAATTTTCTTTTACTTTTTTCTTTAGCGGCTCGTTGCTTGCCGTTTCGTTTGTGTGCTCACGTTTGGTGGCCATTATGTGGGACACGGTGCGTTGGCAAGTGTTAAGTTCCAATGAAGTAGAAGTGGCGCCTGAACACCGCGCGTTGGCTTGGCGTGAGTTGATTGCAAACGTGGCCGACGACACCCCGCTCGATTACACGTTTAGAACAATGTTTCAACGAGCAGATTTTGAGAATTTTGATTACAACACACCAATCGTGTACAATGTTAAAAATAAAGAATTGATGGTGCTAAACGAAAGAATAAGAGCCGCGCTCAATAGACCCTTCCGACGCAGCGACCGCACGATTAATGTGAACACAGTGCACGTTTTTTTGCTTTTTATTCTAGTCGTGCTGCTGACGGTGGTAGTCGCGTTTTGGGGACGTGATGCCGCACCGCGCAATGTTGCAACGGAAACTCGAAAAACTTAAACACCGTTTAACTTTGTTCAGCGACGCCCAAATTAAACGTGCACGTGCTCGCCTATTTGACGACGCGCTAACCCGTCGACCGCGATGTTGGCGCAAGCTGGCCGAGATTGACAAACAATTTAAAGTGTGCCAAAACGTCAACACGGCACTTGACTTGTGTGGTGGACCGGGCGAGTTTGCCGACTACATTATGTCGTGCAACGCGTCGTGTCGCTTGTACGGCGTCACGTTGGCCACAAACGCGCCGTACAAACGCCGAGTGCGCAACCAAACCAATTTTTGCGCCGTTATCGGACCCGACGCGACGGGCGACGTGCTCGACAAAAATGTTCTGTTTGACTTGAGCGTAAAGTGCGGCAACGCGTGCGACCTCGTGCTTGCCGACGGCGCTGTAGACGTGACCGGACGCGAAAACGATCAAGAACGACTCAACGCGCCACTCATCATGCGCGAAACGCAATTGGCGCTCATTTGTTTGCGCCCGGGCGGCAATTGTGTTATCAAGGTTTTTGACGCGTTTGACGACGAAACGCTAAACATGTTGGCAAATTTTGTTTGCCACTTTGCGCGTTGGCGTTTGGTCAAACCGCCTTCATCGCGGCCTTCCAACTCGGAACGTTACTTGGTGTGCCTCAACAAGTTGGTGGTTTCGCAAGCGATAGGCGATCAAGTTTTCGTCATGGCACGCGCGTTTAAAAAATTTTGCATGTTGCAATGCAAGTATTTAAACAAATTGTTGTGTGAGTTGCAAAAAATTAAGCATGGATTTGAAAAAGTTTAATTTTCTAATATTGTCCACGCACGGGCGCGTCAAAACGATGACGCCCTTGTTGTTAGACAACGTTCAAAAAATGGATTTGGCTAAAACGGGTTTCTTTTTTCACAACAACATGCTCAAGTGTATCGGTTGCCGCACAACCATGGACAAGATTGACACCAAACGCGTTAAACGACACACGTATTCTGATTATTGCATTTCGGCCACCAACGCGTTGCTGGCCAACGAAAGTTTACGCAAACAATCGTTTTGTAGTTTTAAATGGGCGCGACGGCAATTCGCGTCGCAGCCCAGGGTAATTGACATGTTGAGTAGGCGCGGTTTTTATTGTTTTGGCAAACGACTTCGTTGCGCCGGCTGCAAAGCCGTCGTCGCGTACGAGTCGGTGGACGCCGCGCAACGAGGCCACGACGCCGTTTGCGCGTTTCGTCACGTGGTCGACGTTAACCTGGATGAATCCACGTTTAAAGTGTTGCAGGCAGATTTGTCCCCGCCGCGTTTAGAACGCGTCGAGCCCAGCGCGCCGCAAGCAGACAGCAGCAGCAGCAGCATTGTATCCGAATGCAAAGTGTGTTTTTCAAACGAAAAATCAGTGTGTTTTTTACCGTGCCGGCATTTGGCCGTGTGCGCTACATGCTCTCCGCGCTGCAAAAAGTGCTGCGTGTGCAACGGCAAGATTACCAGCCGCATAGAAACGCTTCCACAATAAAAATAAGTCTATATAATTTTTTGTATTGTATGCCTAATAGTTTATTCTGTAAATTAAAATTTGTTAAACAGGTGTCAAAAACCTTTTTTACTTTGTTGTGTAAGTGTGTAATTTGTTTAAAACCTGAAGATACAACAAGTGGTAGTTATTTACACATTAACAACAATTGTAATTTTATTTATATAAATGTGGTAAACAGTAATTAAACAAAATTGTAAATTATATATTTTTTTATTGTAATCAAATCAATAAATATAATTAAACAATGTCTAATGTTTTGTTTTAAAGGGTTTAAATTTTCCTGTTGTGGATCAAATTGCAAAACGTTTGCTACAGCTAATAAATTATACAAATCAGTTTCCATGGTTGATAAAGCATCCAACGTTGCGTTGCTATCGCTGAGAAGCGCTTGAATTTCATGTACTTTTGCAAGTGCGTCTTCTTGCACGACGTTTAATGTGGCTTGAGGCGTCGTCATTGTGGTGGTTTAAAACTCAATGTGCAACAATTAAACGTTGACACAATGCAATTTGGCTTAACATAGCCGCAACTCGTATCGTATTTAACAGCGTCATCGCTCAATTCGTTGTTTAAAACGTTTATTATCGCATTTTTAAAAGTGTTTGACTGCGTTATTGTGACTGTTGCTTGCAATTGTTCTTCTAAAATCTTGTAAATGTTGTCTCTAAACGCTTTGTCGGTGGCCAATTGCGCGGCGTTAGCTTCCAGCCACAGCTTGAACGGTTCGTCCACAAACAAACCGCGCATAATCTCGTACAATTGGCGGCCCAACGAATATACTTCGTCATAATCTTTCATGTTCAATTGCTTGCTTAATGTCATTACAGAAAAGTCCACAATCGCTTGCAGCTGCTTGTAATATTCCACATAGGCGGGTTTAAGTTTTAACCCGTCCACCGTATATTCTTCCGCGGCACCGTGCACAATTTTCTGGTCGGGTCGCGCATCTTTCACGGTAGTTGAAATGGGATTTTCGCAGCTAGTCATTGTTGTTAATAGATCTTATTATAATTGGTACACTTCGTTCATTTGCGTTACCAAAAAATTGGATAGCGCACTAATGTCTTCGCCCGACAATCTGTAGCCGTCCACAAACGTTTGCACAACGCTCACAATCTTGCGGTTCGTCAGAAACGCGCACACTAAATAATCAATTTGTTTTTCGGTTAATTTTTTGGACGAATCCACCGTGCCCACCAAGTTGTAAATGAGCCGCCTGTCAATTTGGTGGGCGATAAACATTTTGAACACGTTGCGCAGTTTGTCAAAAAAGTGCGGGTCCGGGTACACTTGCTCGTTAAGCCAATTGTCAAGAGTAGAGCGCACCATGCTCACTTTGGTTGCAAACGTGGTGGATTTGACTAATTCGGCAAAAAAACTTTTCATCATGTTGGTCATGGTTGTTTCAGTCAAGCGAGCTGGTATTTTTGTTTAAAATTGCGTCAAGCGCTTGTTCAATTTCCAACTTTTTTCGCACGCTCTTAGCTTTATGGCTGGGCAGGTCGTCCACGGCCGACTCGGTATTTTTACTTATTAGGGCCGGACTGACCAGCACAAACACTAGCACCAGAATGAGCAAATAAAACGCAATACCGTTTTCCTTCTTGTCGTACACCAGGCTGAACACGGCCAGCGCGCCCAGTAACAAGTACAGATTCATTTTGCCCTTATTATTCACCGGCACGATAGTATAGGGATGCCGAACCACCAGACGAGCCTGCAGACGAGTCGCGGTTGTTCAACTCTGATTCCTCGTCGCTGCTGCTGCTTTCGTCAAAATTGTACTTGTTCAAATACGGTTTGGTACTGGCCGGCGATTCGTGGTTCATCAAGCGCGCCACCTTTTGCAACGGCACGCCGCTGTTGTACAAATTGCTGCTCAAATAGTGTCTTATCATGTTGCTACGTGGCCGTTCCATTTCTACGCCCGCTTCGTCCAGCAAACGGCGAAAGTCTTTAAAAGGCGTGGAAGTGTTTTTAGAGATTTGCAACACGGTGGGGTTGCGCGCGTAAATTTCACGAGCCAGCTCCAACGGTTTGGTTTTGATCGTGTTGAGCGTGTTGTTGCGGCTGCGTTTGCGTTTTAAATTGATAGTGTTGCTGCGCAGTTTGCCTTTTTTAATTAGCACGTTAAGATCTTCCACGCTGAGCTGGCGCGCCTCGTTGATGCGCATGCCCGTACCTAACATTATGCAAAACACTATGGCGCCTCGAATAAGGCCGCGGTCGTGCACGTAATCGCCGTTTAACATTTTTATTTTGGAATTAATAAAATCCAAAATTGTGTCTATTGCGTTTTTGAGCATAAAATTTTTTTCTTTTTCTCGAATGGTTTTAAGTTCCTTGTCACGTGGCAACATGACCATGCGCGGGATTTTAAATTCGGCCAAACCCATAGCGTTTGTGTAAAAGTTAATGGTAAGCTGCAACGTTTCCTTGGTCACAGACCTCAATTCAAGCATGCGTTTGCACAGTTCTTTGGGGTTCACAAGCAACCGTTGATATTCAATCGAATCAAATTCCCTGTTTAACGAATATGCGGTGTTTTGCAAATCCGGTTCCTCTATTAGGCTAAAAATAATTTTAATAAAACGTGACTTGTAACTTTTTAGTGTGGTGGGCGCAAACGGTTTGGGAAACATGTACTTGCTCCACAGGCTGTCGTTTTTTACTTCGTCCGGCGTGCACCGCTGTCGGTCGGTGGCCAAATCAAACACGTGCTCAAATTGTGGCGCTGATTGAATGCGCATTTTCCAATCGTTAAAAACATTTTCGTTGCGTGCGTTCAACAGCTCGTTCATTGTAATTAATCAAATTTATTAAACAAAAAAGAAGGATCGCTGTTGTCAATTGTGTCGGAAGAATATTGCGGCTCTTCTCTTAATATTACAAAATAATAGATAACATACAATAGCAGAAACAAAGCCACAAACGCCACCAGACTAATCAGCACAATTAAACCGGCCGACATTTGACCCGTGCGCGTTTCGCCTTTGTGTACGTCCGAGTATTCGTACACAGCAGTGTCGTCGTTGTTGTTGTTGACGGGCGCATCGTCGTTTAGCGCTAGTTTTAGCGGAATGTATTCTACGCGCTCGTGGTTGCCCAAACGGTAGTAGGGCACGTCCAAGTTCATGATGACAAATATTGATGCAAATGTTGAGGTTGCGCTTTAATTAATTGCAATTTAAAATATTTCCCGCGTTTACGCTTAAGATTGTATTCCAATTGCGCGGCGGTCTTGTAATCGTACGCGTTTGCGCTGCAATAAAGTAAACGCAAAGAGTTTGCATTGCGTAAAAAACGCGCACCAACGCCGCGTTTGTGTTGGTTCAAACGACGTCGCAAATCGCTGGTGATGCCCGTGTACAGTTTGCCGTCGTCTCGCCGCACAATGTACACGCACCACACTTTGTTCTTGTACAAACTCATATTGCGCGCGAACGCGGCGGATTCAGTAATCTGTCGGCGTCAGTTTGCTTGACAATCATGAATATGAACCGGGTTAGCGTTTCACACTGCGCCGCTAATTGAGACAAACTCTTTTGGCACGCGCTCTGCGTCAAATGGGCGGCCGGCGAGTTGATGGCGTTGGCGGCCGACGTAAGAAACGCCGCGTTCTCAAACATGTCGGGACGTTTGCCGTGTCGCGTAGCAAGTTGCGACATGTAATTAAAAATGTCCGCGGACGCGGACAATGGTGCCAAAAATCCCACGTTTTCCTTGAGCCCTACGACGCGCGCGCGATTCTTTTCGTTGAGCACGTAATAATAATAGTTGCCGCCGCCAGCAAACAAATCGTCAATCACTGAATTTATGAGGTCATTGATCATGTTAATGTGCACAAAGCTGCGCGACTTGACGGCTTCTTGCACGTTGTCAGGTAGCGTGGCGCGTTTTAAAAGTAGTGTCACATAATTGTTGGCAAGCTGCTGGTCAAACGGCAACGGGATGGGAATACTGCACGTGACCGCTTCCGACACCATGTACTGCACGGCCAAACTAAGCTGTTTGGCCGCCTCGTTGAGCGCGTCTTTGCCAAGCGTGTCTGCGCCGCCGTTGTAAAATTTTTGCGCGTACGCCGGCAGCGAATTGAGTACAAACGAAGGCTGAAAAATGTTGGAATCCGAATCGATGGACTCTGCCACGCTATTCTGACGCAGTTCTTTTTGCAACCCAATTAGGTGGCGAACAATTTCTTCGTCAGTTTGCACGCGCTTGATTATGTTTACACTAACAGGGTTGCTGTCAATGCACATGTCGCGTATTGTGTTGATAAAATGAATCATTAAAGGAGTCAATTCAGACATGTCGTTACAGCGATAATAGCGAATAATTTTATGTACATAGTCTGTGCACTTGTTGTACCAAATAGATTCGCCGCTGGCGTCTTCTTTGGTTTTAACAAGCGAGTTTGCGCTGCCGCGATCTGTCCGCTGCACCATTGTGGACATTGTGGTTGGATAATTACCGCTTTGCGAACTAGTAACGGTCGCGCTGGTGGGTGCAAACGGGTGTCTCGCAGGCGCCTGCGAAACGTTCAAATAAAAGCCGTCCCGTTCATTCATGGTTTTTTAATGCGTTCTTATGATTGCAAAATACAACGTATGGATTACTTATAATATAATTGTTGTTACAAAACAACGCTACTAAAAGTAACAAAATGACAAGCAAATTTAATATCGAAAATTTTTCCACGTTAAACAGCAGCAACAGAATGGCGCATCCCAGCAAAAGCGTTTGAAAACTGACACGTTGACACAGGATACTTTCGCAATTGCGAAACGCTACGTTGAAGCCGTTTTCTCCTTTGATGTATCTGCGCAATTCCGCTTTGCAGCATTCATCGCACATAATGTGCACCTTTATAATGAGCCCGTCGGTGTGTACCGTTTGAAAGGTGCGAGGCTGACTGCCGGGGTGGAATTCAAACTCGTAACCGCTTGAAGTAGAAATTTGCGCAAAATAATGTGCCAAAATGGAAGCGCCCGTTTTCTTTACTTTTACTTTGTAAATTTTTATCACGTTCAAATTGCATTGTTGTTTGTCGGTGCAAAACCCTTCGTATAGATAGTGAATGAGCAGTTCGCTGTCGTATTTAATCTTGTTCAGACTCGTCCAATTTTTGCTTTTTGGGGGACGATGGTGCGTCGCCAGATTCTGACCCAAAGCGTTCGGCGACAACGTTTTCTTCTTCGGCGGGCCCATGGTGCGGCACCGGCGTATCGGCAAGCTTCTTATTATTCCACAGCTTTAGTCTAAACACACCGCCGCTCACCAACACGTCGTCTCGCTTGACGCTCAGGAGGGCTTGCGCTTCGCGCCGGTCGCGACTTGAAAGATTAAACTCGACGGTGTACTCGCCACAAGTAATTACTGTGTGAGGACTGTCATGCAACGCCTCCAATTCGTCCGAAGGCATTATGCGCACGTCGTGCGCGCCCTTCATTAAGCGGTGTTCGTTTTCGGCACCAAACTCCAACACGGTTTCGCCGTCGCTCGCGGGCACAACGCGCGCCCTCACTACAATGTCAGACGTGGTGCTGTTAGTGCTCGCCATTATTTTGATAATTATTTTTGCGTTGATTTATTACACAATATTTTTCGAGTTTGACGAAACGACCTTTTCTAAACGATTGCAGGTGTTGACTGAATATGCAAAACGAACAAACGCGGACAAACCAACACCGGACGTGCTTGGCCACGTGTCGGATGTGTACGAACACACTTATATAGTTACGTGGTTCAAGACCAACGATTTGAGCACCTATCATGAAACTGTACACGACGACACGATCGAGGTGTTTAACTTTTTAGAACAGAAATTCAACGCCGCCGCGGCGACGGTCGCGCATCGCGTCGCGCCCGCGGTCAACGAACCCGACGCGTTTGTGTTGACGGGCGATGCGGGCGACGTCAAGTTGCATTGCCCGCAGCATTTTCGTTTTGATTACGCACAATTAAAATGCGTGCCTGTAGAACCTTGCGAAGGTCGCGCGCCCGGTCTCTATCCCATGGACGAGCGGGCGCTCGACACGTTGGTGCACAACCAGCATTTGGACAAAGATTATTCGGCAAACGCCAACTTGCATCATCCCACGTTGTATTTGCGATGCTTGGCGGACGGTTCGCACGCGGTGCGCGAATGCCCCGATAATTACACGTTTGACGCCGCGACGGGCCAATGTCGGGTTAATGAGCTGTGCCAAGGTCGACCGGACGGATACGTGTTGGATTATTTTCCTGAAACTTTATTGGTCAACGAGTTTGTTGAGTGTCGTGCCGGCCAACATGTAGTGGCGCAATGTCCGAACCAACAAATTTTTGACCGCGCGCTTATGACGTGCGTGGAAGCGCACCCGTGCACGTTTAACGGTGCCGGTCACACGTACATCACAGCCGACATAGGTAACACGCAATATTTTGAATGTATAAATAACAACGAATCGCAGCTAATCACGTGCATTAATCGTGTTCGTAACGCCGATGGTCAATACGCTTGCTCGGGTGACGTGCGCTGCGCCGATTTGCCCGAGGGCACAGGCCAACTAGTTCACATGCACACCGACGACACATTTGAATACGCCACCGGGCAAATGACCTGCGATAATTTCGAGGTCATCTCCGAGACGGAATGCGACACCGCCAACGTGTTGGATAACAAATTGTTTTTTAACAAGTTTAAACTTGTTGCGGAATTTCCCCGCCAAGTTTTTGATAACGGCGTGTGTGCACCGGCCACGTTGACTAACGTGCGCACGTTAAGCGACACGTTTTCTATTGAAAATTTGCCAAATGATTACGACATTGACATGCAAACGTCCATGGTCGGGTTGACGAGCATGATTCCCCGTTTGTTGGATGGCAATGACCCGGACACGGCGTTCGGGGAAAACCTGTTGCTGGCGCGTGACGTCAACGCCGTGGGTCTGAACCCGTTCACCGGTGAACCCATCGATTGTTTTGGGCCGCAATTGTATGACGTGTTGAACGCTAGCCGCGCCAACGTGTGCACCGAATCGGGCGACGGCGTTTTAAAAACGCTCGAATTTGGCGATGGCGCGTTTTTGAGCGTTTTTCGCAACGATTTGAGCGGTTTGGACGCGGATTATGAGCGTTTTTGTGCAATATCCTACGAAAACCCATTAAAAATCGTAGAAAGCGATCATTTACAGCATCGTATATTAACCAATATACTACAATCGGACATTTGTGCTAACCTATATACTACGATGTACCAAAAATATACTACACTGGCACAGAAATATACTACAACTCCGCTACAATATAACTACACTCTCGTAAAACAACCTCGAAATATGGTAGTATATGCTAAAAATATACAATTGAAAAACGCTACGATTTCTAAACCAGCATTTGATCCCTTCGCAAAACAGCCATTCGTCAATAAAAGCGGGCTGGCCGAACCCTTGTTTAATCCGTTTGCAAACGCCGTCTGGTATAGCGAACCCGGCGGCGACGATGGTGACCATTGGGCACCCGACCCAGGCCCCAATCCTCAACCCGAACCCGAACCTGATGAATCCGAACATGATTCTGAATCTGATGAATTTGAACCAGTGCCCGAACCTTCGCCTTTGATTTTAGATAAAAAAGATTTGTTTTATTCGTGTTATTACGAGTTGCCGAGTTACAAATTAACTAGTTGCCATGCGGAAAACGACGTGATTATTGACGAGTTGGCACGATTGCGAAACAACGCCAAAGCCGACGCCGAATGTGAACCGGCCAAAGACCTGCATTACGTGTTAAACGCGTATGTGTACACGGGCAACGGCATCGGGTGCCGCTCCGTGTTTGATGGTAATGACGTCACCGTAATTAAAGAGTCAACGCCCTCACACGTGTACGCCAACTTAAACACGCAATCCAATGACGGTGTGCGGTATAACCGGCACGTGCATGTCAAGGACGGTCGGTACATGGCGTGTCCCGAACACTTGTACGACGTCAACACGTTTACGTGCAACGCCGAAGCGGACAAATTGTATTATTTGAACAACATGCAAGAATAATTGCGTCATTATAATAAAAATAGCATGTGCGTTTTACAAGAACAATCATATGTGAAAAACAGGATAAATAATTTATGACGCAATAAATTGCGGTTAAAAGTTTGTAATAAAATGTAACGGAGTGCGCACAATTCAATCACACAACCTATTTGACTGCAACATGAAGGTCTCATTTGTTGTATTAATTTTTCTACTGTGGCTGGCGAACGTGAAAGCTGGCATGTCGGCACGTTGGCGGTATGTGTGTATTAAAGTTTAGTTTTGTACAATTAATTTTATTGTTTTAATTAATTTTAATGTGTTACACAGTTTTAATGGAACGCGACACACAATTGGTACGCGCATCGGCTGGGGCGGCAACGAACAAGACCCAAATTTGTATTATTAAATATCTAATTTAAATATTTAATAAATGTAAAATATATTTACAAAGTTGTTTTATTTGTTTCAAGGTTGTTGTGTACCGTTCAAGTTAATAAACTGGTTTAGTGAAAATCAATTTCAGTTCCAATTTAAACAAAATTGCGCTTCAGACCGTAAACCGCTAGGGAAATTTATTGTGATACAAAACTAATAAAATAGAAATAGATGCGAGTCGGCAAACTAGCGCAATAAGCAGTATTTAATAAAGACGTTTCTACGCAGTTTACCACTTCACAATGCAGACTAACTCAAGTAATAACGCTAATAAATTAATGTTTCTGAAAGCGTTAGATTTGCAACCTTGCGATCCAGTACAATGCGTCATTTCCAACATTGCTGAAAAATGTAGTGCCGGACTTGCAACAATGGCCACAATCAAGCGCAAATTGAGGTGTTTTGATTTAACTCAAGACCAGTTTGACGAGGCGTTGCGTTTGTCGTTGAAATTAAAAAATAAAAATAATTGTTAATATATTTTATTTATTATATAAAATTATTATGTTAACGATTTTTAAATAAATTATTATCTTTAATGAGTTTAATGTTTTCATTTGTTAATTGTTGGTTTTCCTGCTCTAACTTGGCGTTTCGTTTTGCCCATTGTGTGCGCTTATCAGCTAGCGTTTTTAAAGCGCGTTCTTCTTTTATTCTGATGTTTCGTACCGCTTCCATTTGTTTGCAAGCATCACTGTAATCGTTGCGGCTTTTTTCAATGCGGCGCTCGATTGCCTCGTTGGTTAGCGTCAATGTTTCCGATTGCAAATGCAAAGTGTAATTGAGTTTAGTTTGTTCATTTATTTGTTCTTGCAAACGCGTCAACACAATACGCAAATCATCTGGTGTGGGAGCGGGTTCGTTATATTCTGTTTCGAGTAAAATACTTTTTTCAAAAACGTTGCGTGCCAACGAACCTGCGTCCATTAAACATCTGGGGTACACTTGCTCGCGCACCTCGTTCACTCCGCATCGCAACACTTCAACCACATTGCGATTGACACTGTACACGTTAAAATGCGCGTTCTTGCGTCGGCACATGGGACATTCTAAGCGTTTGTCTCTGTTGCGCTGCGCAATTTTGCGCACGCAAGTAACGCACATTTGATGTTTGCACAAATGCAATTCCACGATGGGCACCATGTTGATTGCGTCGGCGGGTTGCAAAAAATTGTTTTTTATTTCGGCCACTGTAAAACAAATGTGACACTGCAGCCTGACCGTATCCATTGCGTTTAGGCGTTTCTTGCTACTTCTGGTGCAATATTTGCTGGGTTTGCTTGAAGGTTAACGTCGCCAGGCGGCACAAACGGGGCGGGAATAAAATTGTTTGCGCGCAAAATGTCGTTTTGCAAGTTGACCAACTGGTAACCCAAAAACAAGGGTACGTACATAGGATATTCTTCGTATCGGTTGAGCGTGCGTTCCAGCGCGCGTGTGTTGCCTTCAAATTTCAAAACGTTTCTAAGCTGCAAACGGTTAGGACGCGTTCGAATAATGTCCGAAGCGCGCACCGGGTTATACAATTCGGTGCCTTCAACGGTGGCCACTAAGCCTCTGTTGTCAATTACGCATGTGCTGCAATTTCGCAAACGCAAATCTTCGTTGTCAATTTGCAGCGTTTCAGGTGCAACTGCGCGACGAATTAAATTTCTTAAAAATCCGGGCAAACTGTTGAACACCACGTCGCCGGGTCCGCCTTGATTAACACCGGTTACATCAAAATACCGCACGTCGTCGTTGGCCACGCGCGAGCAGTACGCTTGCGGGTCTGTAAGCGACAAAATGTTACGCGTTGAATTATACACCCTTTCCACGACGCTGTACGTGTCGTCTATAAAACTTTCGTTACTTCTTAACGAATTGCAAATCCGTTCAATTTCTGCACGGTTATCATAGATCATGTGAAAAATGAGTTGTTCTGACAACATTCTGCTGGACACGTTCAACACTTGTTGATAATTAGTAGATGTGGGAACTAATACGCGTTTTAAACCCGTTTCTTTGTGCCCAACCAAATGGCGGGCTATGGTGCGCTTGTATTGGTTGTCGTCCTCGTCAAATATGGGCAAAACCATTTTCGACATTTTAAAATCCCTTTTTAAATGGTAATTGCATATAAAATAACCGTCGTCTACGGACGCGTCGGCCGAACACGGCGACTTGTACGTGGCGCACGGGTTGAACGAATCGGCGCCGCCCATGATGCAGTGGTTCGTCGACCGTTGCGACAACACGCCGGGGGACACAAGCGCCATTTTTTGCTACAATGGACGACTTTGTGATTGAGAAAGAAATCTCTTATACAATTAATTTCAGCCAAGATTTGTTGTACTTAATTTTGGATTCTTATATTGTTAAAAAATGTGATTCACCAAAGCGTTACGTAGACTTGTACGACATCAACAACGTGCGAACGCGCGTGGCGGATGACAGCATAGTGAGCGTGCTCAAAAGCAATTTGCGTGACGAAAGACTTGTGCATTGGGTACCGTCGACCAACGCGTTGGTGCCGCTTGTGTGGCGCGAAAACCGTGAAACTACGGTGCCGCGCGAAAGCGTAGAGCGCCAGATAAAATCGTGCATTGACACGCTTGTATACAAGTTGAACGGTATTGAAATCAAGTTTGAACACGTGTACTTGCAAAACAATTTTGCCGACCGGTACGAGCCGAGCACGGCGCACAAAATCGTCGCATTAAAAAACGCGTTGCTTAATACGCAATGCGCACATCCCACTCAAAACTTGCAACTTGGTAGCGACGCCATCCTGGCGCGCATTCGGCTCGAGCTAGAATTTGCGGACGTTGCACCTCCCGCCGACCAATTAAATAGTTTTTGCGAGTTGATTGTGCAAATGGAAGCGTTTGCCGATTACCAAAACATTGCGCCCAGCTTGCCTTACACCACGTTACTCAACAAAGTGATGATGCGCAAGTTTAATCGGGAGCAAAAAATTACCTACGGTTCTGGCGATTTGGATAGCGCGGGCGTAAAAAAATGGGCCATGAAACTGGATGGCGTGCGCGGTCGAGGCGCGTTTAGGCGCAACTTTATGATCGTGCAAACAGACGACATGCGCCTATATTCAGCTAAAATTAACAGTCCCTTTGGCCTTAACAACATTGTGACGTTTCAATGCGAGGTTGTTGACAACAAAATTTATGTAACAGATTTGCTGCAAGTATTTCGCTACAAGTACAACAACCGTACACAATACGAATGCGATTTGCACAACGCGTATTCGCTAAACGCGTTGACAGCCGTCGAATGTTTAAATTATTTGCACACTAACGTAAACAGCGTCGCATTGCCGCAACTTGGCGAACTACGTTTTCAGCAGTTTTTTGACCCGCCGTTGACTCATTCTCTTTACACTACAGTGCCGATAGACGGGTTCATTGTGTTGGACGAACAATTACAATATGCTAAATACAAATGGATGCCGACCGTTGAACTGCAATACGATGCGCATGCAGACACCCTCAATTCGATTGACGGCCCGTTGGAAGGCAGAGTTATTGTCGCAGACGTGCCGTTAACGCACAAAGCCGTGTATGAATGCGTTTTTACTGACACGGTGATAAACGTGCTTAAATGCCGACCGGACAGAATTGTGCCGTCTAAAGTGTGTTAAGCGGGTAAAACGGGCAATCGGACCGCCAATGCGCCACGCAATCGTCGGCCACAAACGAATACGCGGTGTTTGCTAGCGTGTTGCACGACACCGTCCACAGCGGGATGCCAAAATAATTGCAATGTATCAGCCGCCGGCAATCCCACGGCACCGCGTACGTGGCGCGCCCCGAACTTCTGCACAACGGCCGCACAAAATCTTGAAGCTGTTCATCCGTTGTGATTTCAGCCGGAAAATACATGGGTTCGCCTAACGGTTCAGGACTAGGTGGCGGTGTCGGTGAACTTGTTGGCGGAGGAGTTGGTGAAGGCGGTAAAGGCGTCGGTAAAGGTGAAGGTGTTGGCGAAGGCGTCGGTAAAGGTGAAGGTGTTGGCGAAGGCGTCGGTAAAGGTGAAGGTGTTGGCGAAGGCGTCGGTAAAGGCGTCGGTGAAGGTGTTGGCGGAGGCGTCGGTGAAGGTGTTGGCGGAGGCGTCGGTGAAGGTGTTGGCGGAGGCGTCGATGTTGGCGAATCGGGCACACGTTTAAACGTTGCGAGCAAATATAAAGTCAAAAATATAACTATAAACAAATGTATTAACGTAAAAATGTAAGCCATTCTTAAATAAAAATTATATATTTAATAGTTTTTTGTATTGTTCCCAAATCATGCGTTCGTGGTGCGCGGGCGGCTTTTTGTTGCGCTGAATCCATTTGTAATCGTTAATGTGATTGTGAAACGTCATACTAATGTACGCCATTAAATTTTTCATTAAAACGTTTGGCGGTGGCGTTGCCGAATCAACGGCTTGCACTTGTTCACAATACGAGTCTGTGAACGTAATTGGTGTACCGTGACGCTCGGTGTCCAGTGCCAATTCTATCAATTCAATGTGATATATAATGTAACCCTTCACGTTCATGTAATGGTCGCGGCACACGGCGCATTGCAAAATAAAAAATATATTGTAAAATAAGACCTTCATGGTTTTTAATTGTTGCGTTACAAAATCAGAGCTACTTTTGTCTCGAGTCAACACCATATCGTCAATGATCAGGCTCAAAAAATGTATAGTGTCCCATATTGTTGTAAACGTGTACGTAAAACTTTTAGGCTGACACGAGCGCAAATTGAGCTCGGCGGTCTTGTCCATAAACTCAATTCGAAATTGTTGTAAATCAATGTCGGGCGGGGCGTTGGCGGCCCATTCTATAAGCTGTTGCACCTCGTACTTTTGCACGTCCTTGTATTTCATTAAACACGCAAAATGGTATAGATAAGTGGCTTGCAAAGACAATAGCTTGGTCAAGTGCGCAGATTTAGACGCGCGCAACAGATCAATCAACCGAAACGAGTACAGCAAAAAGCTGTCTTTGTAGCGCGAAAAAAGAGGCGTAAGCGGAATCATGTCAATCAAAACAGTACGCTTGTTTTTGTGCCCGGTGCCGTCGTCGGCCGTGTTGAGTGTCGACGACGCCGGCGCTGACGAACCGATGATTCACTTTGAAAATATTAAAGAATGTTTAACAGACGCGTCGTGCGACAAAAAGACTTATTTCGCCGAACTTAAACAGGAACAAGCCTTATTTATGAAAAAGCTTTATAGACACATGGTGCTTAAAAGTGACGGAAACTACAACAAACACCACGTACTGTTTGATTTGATGGTCATGTATAAGACGTATGTGCAATTGGCGGACGAGTCCGCGTTCGGCAGCAACGTGCTAAATTATTGCGAACAGTTTATTACGGGCGCTTTTGAATTGTTCGGGTTGGGTAGCCGGATCGAGGTGTTGGTGCCGCCCGGTTGGGAAAACGATAATTTAAGTGTACTTTTGAAACATTTGCACAGTTTGAACTTGATAGCGATTGACATAGTGCAATAGACATGTGGGGCACCATTTTTTTGTTAGTCGTGTTGGCGTTTTTGTTTTACTTATGGTGGAACGGTAAACTTAACTTTAACTCTCTCAACGAATCGTCACCCAGCCTTGCGCAAAGCAGCGATTCGGTGCAAGTCGACCCCGAAACGCAGCAGCTCAATGTGAAATTAAACAACAACAAACTGACTTACATGCGCGTAGCGCACGGCGACAACAAAGTAAGTCAAGTGTACGTGGCCGACAAGTTCATGTCCATGGACGACATTGTCAAGCAAGGCAACAGCCGCGTAGAGACCAACTGCGTGTTTATTGGCACCATCTACGATTACGGCGTGCGTTCGCCCAACGCTGCTGGCACGTCCAACGAAGTGGCCGTGACGCGCACAACGGCCAATTTTGATGTAAAAGAATACAAGAACATGTTTATAGTGATCAAGGGATTGACGCCCAGCAAAATGACTAAAGAAGACAACATGTTGTACTTTACGGTGGACGGTTTGCACGTATGCCTGATTGACGCCAACGCGGCGCCGTTGTCCGAACGCGAATTGCGCGAGCTGCGTCGCTCCGCGTGCACGCTAGTGTACACGCGCAATTCGGCGGCGCAACAAATTTTACTGGAAAATGGTTACACGGTGGTGAACGCCGAGCATACGGCATATTTAAAGAACCAAAAGTCCTACAGGGAAATGTAAATAAAACCACAAATGTTAAAAAAATATGTTTATTGAGATTTAAATCTGGGCGCGTTAATGTTCATGTCTAGTTTGTTAAGCGCCATTGTCAAATTAATAAATTTGTTACTGCGCGCGTCGTAGTTATTTTTAAATTTGTCTTTTATTTGCTGTAATAAAATCTGTTCGTCAAACACAAAACTTTTGTTAGTGCCTGCGTTAATGTTTTTGGACGCGTTGTATTGAGTGAACGACGGGTGCAAAAACGATTTGAGATGTTGCGTAGCGTAACCTATCATTTCTTGCATTTTCTCCTCGGTCACCCACGCGTTGGCGGCGCGCGCTGCCGTCTTGATGTTTAGCATGTAAATTAGCGCGTACATGGGGCTGTTGTTGACGCTAAGGCGCGTCAGGTTGTATTGGTGCACGGGGTCGTTGTTAAGCAGCGTTTTGTAAGGCACAAGACCGGTTTGAGGGTCGCGCCGGTACTTGACCAAATGAGCTAAAAACAAACGCAAGGAATCCTTTAACGTGTCCACCACCATGGATTCTTGCGGGTATTGCTTGGTGAGAATGTGGTGGTAAATGGAGCCTGAAAACGGCAAGTCTGACACAAACTTGTGGTCAGTGTAAACAATTAAAAAGCGGTCCTGTACGGCGTCGTCGTAGTCGTCCACGTACAAAGGATTGTTGTTCACAATGAGCATTTTGTAATTAGCTTCATATTTGAGCAAACCTTGATATTTGCGACTCTTTGAATCGCTGTTGATCGAGTCGGCGTTCTTTTTAAAAAAACTCTCGCTACATTTTTTCAGCTCGTTAATGGTGTACAACTGCGAGTTTAGTTTGCTTACTTCCTTGTCGCTAGTTTCTTTAGAATCGCCCGTGTGCGTTTCATCGTCAAACTTGTGCATCAACACCAACGATTCGAGCAACTCAAAAAAGGTCGATTTGCCAGACATGGGCTCGCCCGGCAAATAAACAGCTTTACGGCCATAGTTAGTGGGCACTACCAAACCGCCCGCAAAGTGCATCAACATGAACGAACTGGCGTGGTTAAAGTTTGTGTAGCGCTTGAAATACAAATATCCTTCCACGACACTCGTCAAATAGTTGATGGAATAGTTTTTCAAATCCACTTTAGACATGATAACGCGCATGTAAAATCGGGTTAACCAGGTGGTTAACGTGTCCGAATCGCGCGCTAAAATAGTTTTGTCCCACCATAAGTTTTTGTATTTGTGCAGAATGTTGGTGGCGTTGGCGTAATGTAGGTAAAACTTGTTGACAATCACGTCATCGTTTGGCGCGGGCGTAGCCTCGTTGGCCACGGCCTGCTGCAGGTTGGCCAAAAACGCGTCGCGGTCACAAAGGTCGGCCATTAACGTGTCCACAAACTCAATCTTGTGAAGTTCGCGGTGCAAAATTGCGGCAATCTTGGCGTGTTCTCTAACAAAAAAATTGGCATGTTCGTTAACCAGATCGCTGCCGGTCAGAATTAACGCGGTGGTGACGTACAACTTGTTGCTGGACAAAATCAACATCCACATCAATTGAGATAGTTCAGGGTCGCTGACAAACAAGTCAAATATCAAGCACACTTTTAGCGCCATGCGATTGATTTTTATTTTGCGGACGCATTTGCACGTGTTGGCTTTCGCGCCGGCACGGCACGGGTTGCATTTAAAATTGTGCACAATGTCTTCTATTTTGATCTTGTTCACGTACAAAGCTAGTGTGAGCAGGCTTTCGTCGTCAAAGTTCCAAAGCTCTCGAAATAACTCGTTCAGCTGCACGCGTGTTTGCAGCTGACAAGGCGCGCAGTTGCCTAACAAGTTGACCGTACCGAAATTCACCTTGACCATCTTGACGTCGCGGCACAGCTTGGCCACGTGGTAGGTACGCAGAATGTCGCGTTCCTCGGCGCTGGTGTTTAACATGTGCATAAACACCGTCTCGGATAGATAGGGCGGGTCGTCGGGGCGTTTAAATGTGCCCGGCATGGTGGTGCCCAACAAAAACGGACAATTGGAATAAAATTCGTCCGTGATCACGTTGTATACGCCGTATTGGGTGTGGTACATGTATTTCCAATTGTTAAACTTGACGTTTTGCAGCTTGTGCGAATTGGTTTTTATCATTTTGTACAGTTCGTCGTCCTTCTTTACAATCTGGTAGTGTTCGCCGTTAAATATGAGCGTCACTTGCGTCACCACGTTCTCCACTTTGATAAAAAAAGCTTGTCCCAGCACGTCCAGCGGCACTTCACAGTCCATGGCCGTTTTGTGCGTAAACGCCCACGGATCGTCGCATTCGTATGATTCGTTTGAGCTGAGTTTAAAATAGATGAAGTAATGCGCACCATAGTACGAACCTAGCAAATAATACGGATTTACGCCTCTAAAACAGTGCCAGTGATCGCACAAATTGTTAAAAATTGAAACGCTGCGCGTCACAAAGGGTTCGCACCTTGCCAATGCTGCCGTCAACACATCCTTGTCGTCACCAAACAGCGTTTCGCACACAAGCTCAAAAAAAAGTTTAACATCAGTCTCGCGAAAACTTTTTCTATCGCGTTTAATTATTTGTTTCCAAATGACAAATAGCAAAAAGTGAAAATTTTTAAAATTGCTGTCCTCAAAATATTTCTGTAGCAAGTCGGCGTCGTCGGCGCGATTATTGGACGCCAACACTTTTACCATGCCCTCGCGCACTTTAATTAAAGCCTTGTCTATTTCGTTTTGTATGGTTTCGGCGTTTTCGCTGCTGGCTGAAATGATGGCCGTGACCGCGGGCGCTTGGAATCCGCGTTCTCCGGTTGTGACGGCGAGTGACGGCGTCTCGTTTGAAAACTCGCGCAGTTTAGTTAGGTTTACGTTGATAATGTGCTTGTACTTGGGCGTCGTGATGCATTCTTCAAGATTTATGTTGTCGCGAATCACGTGAAACAGGTTCTTGTGACAGTTTACCAAATTTGCGGCCAACTTGCACGTGGCCGTGGCATTGTTGGCCATTTTTATTTCAAAAACATTTTCGCTTTTGTCGTCAAAAACGGATTTGCCGTTGACAAACAGCTTGACCGGCGGCGTTTCGTTTGTGCACAAACTCATTTCAATGTTTAAAAAAGTTTCGGGATTAAACACAAACAAGTCCACAGGACCCAAATGCTTGTTGTGAATTATGGGTATGGTGGATTCTACGCTGATGTGAAATTTGAGAAACAAAAATAGCTGCCATCCCGTAAATGAAACGGCTTGCGACGCGGGCCAATTGGGCCAATAACAATAGTCTCCTGCTTCTACACACTTGTTAGTGTGCTCAGGGTTTTCGCTGCTCAAAAAACTATCAAGTTTTAAGTAGTTCTTGATTACGTTATAGTGTTTTTTCAATAAAAAAGGCTTGACAAACACACAAAAATCATTGTTTTCCAACACCAAAGAGTGATTAATGTAGCTCACGCTCTGTTTTTCCGCCGCTTCGTCATCAACGTCTTCGTTATCGTGACGCGGTGCGCGTTGGTGCACGGCACACGGGCCATTGCCACCGCTTTTAATGGTGTTTAAAAACTCGCGAAAACTGTTTACATGTTCAAACAGTTTACGAGAACCGGTTCGCGTGTCTTTAATTATCAGCTGAGTCGCGTCTCGTAGACTGTTAGCGGCGTATTCTTCGTTGTTGGTAACGTCTTTTAACAAACGCGGCAGGATGCTTTCCATTATGGTGGTAATTGCGTTTTTAATGGCGCTTTTTATGTATGTTGCTGTAGCGCTGCGAGATCACCATCCATTCCTAAATAGAATTCAAACGTTGCTGCGCGACTTTGACAACACGTTGCTGTACGGAACTTACGTACAAATTTACGATCTAAGCACACCCGAGCGCACCGAGCGACTGTTTATTATTGCGCCCGAAAATGTAGTGCTTTACAATTTTGATAAAACGCTCTATTACTACCTGGACTCGGCCAACGTGTTTTGCCCCAACGAGTTCACCGTAACGAGATTTACAAGCGCTACAATTCAAACGGTCAACGACACGGGCGTTTACTCAACGGCGTGCACTTCCGTCGGCAGTTTGACGCTGATTGAGCATTTTGCCGGACTTAAAAACAACACGCCCGATCACATGCTCGTGTTGGACGCCGCCGAACAGATTCAATTCACAATCATGGACATTATCAACTATTTAATATATAATGGGTATGTGGATTTGGGCGTTGCATTAAAATAAAACATTTAATTTATGTTTTATAATTATAATCATTTACAAATAACATTTCGTTTACACATACATTTTTTATTAAATTGAATACGTGCGCTTACAATGTTTTAAAACAGAATTAACGCTAAATCATATCTAAATTTGTTTTACAAGAACAACTGTTGTTGTAAATCACAATGGTTGATAATTCATAATTTGCACTTGTATTTCAAGAATAATTGTACTTGTAAAACAAATTCTATTTATAAATATGAGTCAGCGCCGAGCTCGCTTTTCAAGAACGATTGTACTCGAAAAGCAAATTTAAGTTTATTAAAAATTGTACGTGTTGTTGTACTCGTCAATATTATCGACAATCTGATCGTGATAGCGTTGCCAATCGCGCACGGGCAAAGGACATTTCTTGACGCGCACGTAATAGTCGTACGCAAAGTTGTTGCTGGGAAGGTCGTCGACCAACGTGAGCGATTTAAAATAATTAACCCGTTTGTCGGCCAAAATTTTGATTACTACTTTGGGTGATTTTGGCAACTCGTCGCCCGTTTGTGCGTTCATGTCAAATTTAAAGTTGGACGGAACATAGAAACTTTTTAACTCGCGATCTGTGGTTGTGGTCAATACGGCCGGCTCGTCTTCCGCGGTCGAACCCTCGCTAATGATTGCGTCAAAGTACGACGCTAACTGGACCGCTTGCAACGAGTGCGCCACATGCTCTTTGCTGCCGTAGGACCACAGCACAAGTACGCAGCCAGACGCGCGCAACTCTTCCAAGCTGTCGTATACTTGCGGATCGCGTATTTGCACTTCTTCTTGTTCTGTAATCAGCGTGCTGTCCAAATCAAACACGATCACGTGAGGAAATTCCCAAACTAAAGAAGCGCTCTGTAGCAACGGCACTTGAAATTCATACATCACGTGCCATTCGTCGAGACATGCGTACATAGCTGGTTTATGTTGAAGCACGCACACGTGGCCAAGCACGTTTGTTTTAAATGCCATCTTTATGCAGTGGCGCACTTCGCACATGTTATCGTGGGCGTTAAAGACCTTCATGCAGTACCGCGGGTTGGACGCTATGACGTTGCAGAATTGCGCATTGCCCCCGTTTAATTGAAACAACACGTACTCAAAGTATTCGTATTTTTCAAAGCCCAAATATTTTAAATCCGCATATTCGGTTACGGCGAGAACATGCCCTCGGTAAAAAGCGTCGTGCAACCGCAAACACACCCATCTGCACTTCATCGCGACCCGTGGACACCGCGCACCTTATTCACAATGTTTGCCGAGTTTCGAGCCAAAAAAAATTATGCGGATTTAATTGATTTTTTGGTTAAAAACTTTGCGTCACACGTTAAAAACAAAACGTTTAATTTTGCCGGCACCGGCCACTTGTTTCATTCGTTGTACGCGTACGTGCCCAACGTAAGCGATTTAGTAAAAGAACGCAAACAAATACGTTTGCAAATAGATTGCGTTACGCGCTTGTTTAGCAACACGACCAATGACTTTAAAATGTATGTGGAATTATTTGAGTACATTGACGCGCATGATAGCAAAACCGATTGCCCGTGTTTATTGTTGCAAAAAAGCATGCTTAACGCTAAAGGTTATGTTGAAAACTTGAACAGCAAAAGGTTTGACATCAAGCCGCCCAAGTTTAAAAAGGAAACATTTGACACGATATTGCTCAAGTATTCGCTTAATTACAAAAATCTGCTGCTTAAAAAAAAGGAAAAGCGCACGGTAAATTGCATGGCACGACGACAGAAAAAAATCAAACACAGGCAATTGCTAAACGATGAAATAATTTATTTACATGACAACAAAAATTTCAACAATTGCACTTTGCTACGCGGGTTCAGCGGATTGAGCGTCAAACCGTGCCAGCACAGGTTTGCTTTCGTGGAACGTCAAACGCGCGCCGGCGACGAAATGGTGTCCTTTATTCAATACTGCGAGTTGTGTCAAATGCGTGTTGGCTAATAGCGGCGCCTCCTGTATCCCGTGCGACGGGTGGCAGAACGGCTGCGGCTTCGGCGATAAGTGCGCGGTCTGCCCGGGCGCCGTTTGTAACCAGAGCTTCTGCGGCGACGAGTATACGTGCCGTTTGCGGAGCGGGAGCGGCGTCGTCGGTATACCATAGCGAAGTGTTTTACAATGTAGCTTTAATTTTCACCTTACTATTATTTTTTGCGCTTGGCGGGAGTGCCTAAATAAATGTCTAATTCGTCATTGTCTTCTGGTGTTTTATTTGCGTGTTTCTTGACACTTTCAGCACCTTTAAAAATTTTGTTATAATCCTCAATGTTAAATTTGCAATTGGCCATTGCATAATTTTCCATGGTGGTGTAAAACATGGAATTGGCCGCGTTGTAATACATTCTCGACAAAGGGTACGGATCCAAGTGTTTGAGCAGCTTGTTTATAAACTCGGGGTCGTCGCAAAACGGAATTTCCGTGCCGCTGGTAACATATTGCTGCGGCTGCAGTCTTTGAATGTTGCTGCCGCGTTCTACCAGCAATTCCTCAAGCGTTGTACGTTTGTCGCGATTCAAAGTTTCGCCTTGCAACAGCACAATCTTGGCGTAACGCATCACAGGGCTGGCGAAACAACGTGCAAACGAGCCGCGCATCACGTCTACGGTAGTCATGTCCACCGTTGTAGACGGCATTTCCAGCAACGTTCGAAGCGTGTCAAGCATCGTGTTGGTTTGCCCTTCCGTCAATTGCGGACGACATGCCAAATCTTCAAACGCGCTTTCCAACAATTTAAACAACGGATGATATTTTTCCGAACGCTCTAAAAATATCATGGCCATAACCACGTCGCGTACTTTAAACTCGCTAGAGTTGGTCGTGTTGAGCGTGTAATGTTGAATGAGCTTGCGCGCCGCAGTGCGATAGCGTCGCATATCAATTAATGGAGCGGTTGTAGCAGCAACAGGCGTTGGCATAAACGCGTTAAACACGGTTTGTGCGGGCGCGGAGGCGGCGGACAACCCCGCCGCGTTACTTAGCGCACCCGTTATGCCGCTGCCAGCCGCAAATTGCGACGCCATGGCCGCGTTAGCGTTGGCGTTGGCGGTTTGTGATTTGCGTGCCACGGTAATTAAAAAAGCCATAATGTTGGCGGTGTTTACTTCAATGTCAGGCACGGTGTCGCTGCACATGCGCAGCAGCTGTGGCCAAATTTCCATTTGCATGTTTTCATCGATGAGGCGCCGCAAGTGGTCAATGCGTATGTGCACATCGATCACGCTCATGGTGACAACTTATGAAATGTTGACCACTTCAAGCTGATTGGTGTACAAATCGCTTAGAAACTGCAACACGTTGACTGTGTCTTCGCGATTCAACTTAATTGTGGACGTGTTGGCTTGCAGCGATTCGACTAGCTTGCGTGCCGCAATAGATTGGTTGCCCAACGTGGTGAGACTGGAAATTTTGTTCGTTGACGAATCGTTAACGATAAACGTTGCCGCCGTTTGCGCGTTGTTAATGTTGTGCAGCATTTCCGCAGCCGCCAGGTGTTCGGGTGAACGGCTGCGCGGTTGCGTTTGATGACGGCGCGAACGCCGTGGCGGAGGTTCTGAACTATCGCCTATCGAAGCAATCATGATTTAAATCAAGCAACAGCGAAATCTCGTTGTCCAACTGATAATCGACAATAATGCGCCTTATAAACGTTTCGGGTACAATTTTTTCAAACAACAAAACTTTCATTATTTCAACTTTGATCTGCTTTAGCTTTTCTACGACGACCGCCACATCTTTGTCCGCGTACCGTTTTAAAATGTACCGACACACGTTTAGTAGCTCAACTTCGCCAGCGGAGCACGGTTCGTCGTGCATGTTGTTGTGTTCGTCTTTTAATAGGCCGCGCATGTTTAGCAAATAGTTGTTAGGCATGCTTTCAATGTATTGCCGCAAGAAAAACCCAATCAACACGGTGGCCGCCACTTTGTTTACTTTTTTAATTTTGGTATGCTGGCCCATTTTTATCATAAAATTTTTAAAAGGCATCAAAAGTTTGTGCGCGTTGGGCACCGTGGAAGCGCTGTTGCATTGCTCGTTGAGCATGGTCAATAAACGGTGACGATCTTTGCACGGCAAAAGTTTTATAACTTGTTTGCAATCTTTCACTAAAGGTTCGCACATTTTGTGTTTGGTGTGCAGGCCGTAAGCTTTGTCGCACAATAAATTGTAGAAAAATTGTACAAACATTTGTGTCATCAAGTTGTTTTCGTTGATTACGTCGGGTTGTGAGGTGAAATCAGTTTTGAGTATTACAAACATCATAAACACCATGCCCAAAATGGCACGCAAAAAAATGTCCCAACCGTTTTGCATATTCGCATCAAGAGTGCTCATCGCGTTGGAAACGTAGTTGCATTTGCACGTCAAACACGACACTTTATTATTGATACGACATTGCTCGCACATGTTCACGTCGGGCATTGACATTGAATTGTAATATTGTTTTAAATATTCTATAATCATTCTAAAATGAGGTACCTGTTTAACAAATTCGTCGCGCAAAAACATGGACATGATGTTTTTGATGTTGTGCACGTTGTCTGTGCTGGGCTGCGCATCAAACCTTGTTTTTATTTCCAATATGCATTTGTTGAATTCAGTAAAAAAAGTAAGACCTTGCACGTCAATCAATTGTTGCTGGTCAAAATATTTGGCAAGCAAAAAGGCTAATGAATCAATTTCGTGTTGTTGCAATTGCGCTTCAAAACGCACTTGTTCAAAGCAATGCTCCGAGTGGCGCATCGCGTTAAACCTCAAATTGTACGACACTTTGTAAGTGTGCATGTTGCATTCGATATTGACCTTATAAAATGGACGATGAGAAACGATCGTTGTTAATAGCCAAGCTCGCGGGTCAAATCTTGACGCGTGACGCGGCAGCAATAAGCAGGGTCATGCACACGCCGGAAAGTTCACTTAACGAAAAACTTGATACTCTACAAAGCATGGCCGAATCGCTGCCGGTGTCGGGCGGAACACCATCAAATGCTGCTCAACGCCAAACCAACAGCATTATAATAACGCAAAATTATGATTTGCGTTATCAAACACTGCGAACCGCGCTAGAATTTTTGCGTCGCGCGTCGCGTATCGATGTGCCCATTGAACAGCTTGACGAAATACAACAATCTCTTCAACAATACGAAGAGTACGTGAACGGCGACGGGTCCGACAATACAATTAAAAACAAATTTTTGACTAACGCCGAATCTGTTTACCAAATAATTAATAAAAATAAAATTGTGCCGTTTTTTGAATTAAACGAAGCAACTCGTCTATCTGCAACAACACAAATTAGTTCACCAACATTTACACAAACTAGTTCACCAACATATTTTAGCATATCAACACCGTCACAAACTAGTTCACCAAGACCAACACAAACTAATTTGCCTGAACCAATAAAAATTGGTGAAGCCGGACCTTCACAAACTAAATCGGAAAAATTGTACGCGCTAATTGAAAATTATAAAAACGACCCGCAAGCAATTGAACGTGTCAAAAACTTGGAAATTAAAAACGTTTTGCGTAGTATAGTGCGCAATGTTACTTCGCAAGAAATGCCGTTGTACAAAATACGCTTGAGTTATGAAGCGTACAAATCTATTAAAGATAAAAAACTTAGAGCGTTTTTTAATCTGTACGATGAACTAAAATCTATAGATTTTTATACACAACAAAAAGAACCATTGTTTACATCTCCTGTGTTAACTACCGATCAAGATGAACTAACAGACACCGAAACGGAATCTATAAACACCGAAGCGGAATCTGTAATAGCTGAAGGTCCGTATATTACAAACGAGTCGCAGTTTGATGACATGAGTATTGATCGTTTGGTAGATTATGTTCGTAAAAATTATAAACAAAAAATTAATTTTGACGCCCAAGACAGTGTAGATGACGTAATCGAATTTGCTAAAAACATTTGGCGGCGCAAAAATAATGTCGGACAAACGCCAATGCATCCGCGTGAATGGCAAACGCCTGTTTATCAAAATGATAATGATGACGGTTACCAAACTCCAATCATATTGCCACAAAACGTTCCCTTGCCAAAAATTGACGACGAAACAACGTCGCTTGCTTCCGGAGTTAAACGCCGAAGAAAACGCGTGCCGCCTTTACCAGAATACTCTTCTGACGACAACGATTCGGATCAGGAAAACTTTGACTATGAAACTAAACGCAAACGCCAACGCGAAGAAGACAAAAATTTCTTACGACTCAAAGCTTTAGAGTTGTCCAAGTATGCTGGCGTAAACGAACGCATGGAAAAAATCGTACAAGTAACTCGAGCTATGCAACAGACGTACGATTATTGTAATTGCAAAAACACAATCAATGGCACGCCCAACGCCAACGCGTTTGTTAATCTGCTTATGCGTTTAAACACATATAATTTGAGTCACGTCGAAATGACAGTAAATTTTTACGAGTTGCTGTACCCGCTCACGCTATACAACGATGAATCAAATCGCATTATAGGCTACATTTTTGCGGCGTCAAATTATTTTCAAAATTGCGCCAAAAATTACGAGCGTATGCGCGTCGAGTTTAATCAATACGGACCTTTTGTGCAACTCGATTCAATGGTCATGTTTGTAATCAAATTTAATTTTTTGTGTGATTTGCAAACCTTTTTTGGAAAAATTGACAACATGCCATCTTTGGGACAGCCCAACGTATACATACACAACGTGTTGGTTATGCGTGACAAAATTGTAAAACTGGCTTTCAACTCGTTGCAATACAACATAGTGCCAAAAAGCGAAAGCAGACGCGATCCCAAGCATCTTCAACGACTTATCATGCTCATGAACGGTAATTTTAATATAATGTAACAATAAAAAACCAATAATTATTAATAAACATTTATTTTACAATAAATCTTTACAATACAAACTGTACAGCCTTTTATAATCCTTGTGGTTAAAATTAAACCGTTTTCTGTACATATTGTATAACTTATTGAATAGCGGCGTTCCCTCAGATTTATTACAAACATATTTTTTTCGGCAATGACGCAAAATATCTTCAAAATTTAATTTACCGCTTAATGCGCACTCCTTTTCAAGTTCATCACAATTCAAAAAGTCAAACGACCTCGAGTCAATTTGCAATTTGTTTAAATCTTTATAATCAGGTTTGAGTTTATAAATTAACTTTCCGCAACGGATAATGTACCCTTCCAAAGGACTGTCTGTAAACATTTCGGATTTAAAGTGTAGATCTTTTACAAAATCGTTGTACAAACATTTACGGTACGGAATAGTGTAAAAGCCAGCGTTTTGTAACAAGATTTGTGCCGTTTCAAAAGGCACAAAAGCATCGTCGTTTAATTGAATTTCATAGGCGTAGTATTTTAAACTTTTTTTTTGTTGCGTGTACTTGATCACATTTAGTGGTTGATTTTTAGCCTCGGTTTTCCAACCCAACAATTCGCCAAACACCACAAACGAATCGCACTCCATTAACTGTTTTAGCGATAACGCGCAAGTCTGCAAGTGCGCACTAATGCGGTGCACGTTCATAAATTCGACATCGGGTCGATAGGTGTTGCGCGATCCAAAAGTGACGGCGTTGTCGTGCACAATTACTCTATAATTGCAACCGTCCAATTTTTCTTGCACTAAAATCTATTTGTCGGCGAGCGTGTTCTTTTTTCTGTAATCCAAATGTGATATGGACGGATAAATTTTATTAAAAATGTTTTCGTCCTCCGGCATGACGGGTCCACGTTCGTTCAACGCGTACATAATAATGCTGTGCAATACGTCGGCGCGTTCGGGCGGGTCGGGCACGTACTTCATGCGGTCGTTGAGCTCTTGCAACCAACTTGTAAAAAACGTACCCCATTCTTCGCGATATTCTCCGCGTTGCATCAACTCGGCATAAATTTTTAATTTGTTTGTATTTTTAAACGTAATTATGAGCTTGTCGTTAATTTTGATGTCGGCCATTTTGTCTGCAATGGGCACGACGTGAACGTTGTTAACAATTCGATGACATAGCGAGTTTGTGACCAAATGTACAGAATCATCCAAGTTTAATAGCATGTTTAAAATCTTTGTAGATTCTGGTAATTTTTTGTAATCAAGATAATATTCAGAGTACGTGCAGTTAAACATGAGCTGCAACAACCTTTTAGCGTTGGTTAAAACTGCAAATTTTAACATGCGCCTCACAATTTTTACCATAGACACAAGAGTCAGCTTCTTCAAGTAACGATACAATTGCACGTTTTCCTGTCCGTATTTGTCCTTGCAATCGGCGGGTTTAGTAAAGATGCCTAAATCTGGTGACTTGCCGGTAAACACGCCGTGCAGTCCAACGTTTAGGTCAATAATCACGACGTCGTTACCCTTTTCATCTTTGGTATGCTTGTTGACCAACTCTTGTTTGTTAAACACAAACTTGGCAAATGTTTCCTTTTCGCACTTTTCGTATATCTTGTAATCGGCGTCGCTGTCGTCAGCGGCGTAACCTTTGGCCCGGCTGCCCGTATCAATTTTGATGTACACCATTGCGATGCTTTTGTACAACTGTAATCATGCCTTTAAACGCGCGCACTTTTATACCATCAGTTTTGCACGTTTTTCAAGAACAGACAATAACAAAAAACACGTTGACATTAATGAGTCATTTGCGCGATAAGATTAAACGCGTATATATTCAAGCACAACTTGGCAAATCATTTAGTGTTATACAACATGTTGAACGTGTCACGTTTGCTTGCCAGCGGCGAACATTTACCGTTTAAAATTAAAATTAAACGCTATGACGAACATGAACTGATGGTGCTCAACTACGAAACGTTTGAACGCGAACGCAATCACCCCGTGGTAGTGGAATGCCGCGGCCTCATTCTGCACTCACACACATACAATGTCGTATCGCGCTCGTTTGACCGGTTTTTCAATTTGCAAGAACTCGTAGACACACACGCGCACCAGCGACTGTATAACGCCAAAGAAAAATTTAAATTTTACGAAAAAATTGATGGCAGCTTAATAAAGTTGTATTATTACAACGACCAATGGCACGCCAGCACGCGCGGCAGCGCTTTTGCTGAAAACCAATGCGCAGTGGGGTTAACCTTTAAAAGTGTGATTTTGCAAGCGTTAAATTTACTCACAGAAAATGAATTTCAATCTTTGTGCGATTGTTATTTGGATCGCGCGTTCACGCACATGTTTGAATTGACCAGTGGCCATAACAGAATTGTGACCGTGTACGATCACGCACCTGCGCTGTGGTATTTGGCCAGCAGAAAAAACGCAACGGCCGACTACATTTATTGCAACAATCTGCCGTTTTGCAAATATCCCAAATGTTACGAGTTTGCCAGCGTTTTGCAATGCGTAAAAATGGCGTCCAAACTGCAAAATTTAGAAGAAGGTTTTGTGGTGTACGAAGAAAACGGCGCGCCGTTGTGCAAAATTAAAAGTGAAGAATACTTGCGTTTGCACAAAAGTCAAAGCCGCACGGAAAGCCCCGCCAAGTTGGCCCAATTGGTTTTAAACGGTGAACATGACGATTTTCTGGCGCAATTTTCCCACCTTAAAAAGTGTGTGCAACCGTACATTAACGCCAGAAACTTGTTTAGCGACAAGAGTACCGTGGACAAAATGAACTCGGGATTGGCCATGGACCAACACGCATTTAACAAGTTGGTGTGCAATTTGCCTTGGAAAAATTTAGCGTACAAGTGTCGCAAAGCGCAAACAACCGACGTAGAAGCTGAGTTTTTAAAATTAACCGAAGCAGAGCAGATTCGCATGATTAAAAACATTGTAAACCCAAAACCGGTTAAACAAAAAGCCGACACAGCGGCGCCCGTCAAGCAGCTATTATTACTAATTGGAATATGCGGTTCTGGAAAAAGCACGTTTGCTAAAAAACTTAAAAATTATCTCGAAATAAACAGGGACGATATGCGCGTAAAACTGTTTTTAAACGGCGATTACACCAAGCTCAACGCGTTCTACACCCAACCGCGCAAGTGCCGACGGTCAAAAGAAAATCAAGTTACAAACGCGTGCGTTAAACTGTTTGAAGAAGCAGCCCGCGACGGCCTCAACGTGGTGGTGAGCGACACCAATTTAAATTCGACGGCAACGGAAACGTGGCAACAGCTGGCCGCCAAGCACCAATATGAATACAAGACTCAGTTTATGAACGTGTCGCTGGAAACGGCTTTGGAGAGAAATTTTTCACGTTCAGACAAGTTTCCCGTTAACCCAGAAATTGTTAAACGGCAATACAAAAAATTTTTGTCGCTAATTGGATTTGAACGCTATACGCCTCCCGGCGACAAATTTCCCAACGCGGTGCTGTGCGATTTGGACGGCACGGTAGCGCTGCCTACAAACCGGTCTTTTTACGATTTTGACGAGCGCGTGTTTGAGGACGCGCCGCGCACAGACGTCATTGCGTGCGTGCAGCATCTAGCAAACGTTCACAACGCCGTTGTGGTGTTTATGACCGGTCGCAGTATTGTTTGCGAACCGTCCACACGTCGCTGGATAGACGCGCACGTGAAACTTGATTCGTATAATCTATTTATGCGACCTTTGGGAGACCACTGTAAAGATAGCCTTTTGAAATTAACACTGTTCAACAAATACGTTCGAGGTCAATTTAATGTGGTGGCCGTGTTTGATGATCGCCCGTGCGTAGTGCGCACGTGGCAAGATTTGCAAATACCCAACGTGTTTAATGTTTGTCCTGATTATTTGGAATTTTGAAAAATAAAATTATTAAAATTTAAAATTGTGTTTTTATTGCTGTAATTTATTTAAGACACTGTCAGCGTAAACGCCAGTTCAATGGCCGCCAATAATTATAAAGTCGTAGACGTTGACACGTTTGCGCGTCAGCTTATCACGGACAAATGCAGCGAGTTGATAGAAAGCGAAAACTTGCTACCCGCAAACATTTTGCATATTGTGAAACAGGCGCGAGACAGTTATTTTGCGGACCCATCTCTTAAAAACTATGAATATGTTAAAAAATTATTTTTGCGCACCAAGTACATGGACGACTCGATTGATTACAAAAACTTTAATAGGCGCGTGTTGCTGATCGTGTTTAAGTTTGCGCTCAACAAAGGTTCCGCCTATTTTCCGTCGTACAAAGACCTGATGGAGGTGGCCGTCAAGCGCCTCAACAAAATTAACCCGGACCTGAAAAGCTCGCCGCGCGCCATGTTGCAACATTATAACGAATGTCTCGAAAATTTGGATAACCCCGTCACCGACGAGCACCACTTGGTCACGTTCGGCAAAGAGGTGGCCACCAAAATATTTATTGAAGCGTTCGAGTTTAGCTACGCGACCACCAACGAGATACAATTGACAACAACAAACAAACTTGAAACTGACGCGTTTCAACCCATCAAAAGCGTACCCTCGGCGCCCACTCTGCTCACAAACGTTATGAACGAACGCAAACGCAAGTTGCTAAACTTGGAAACGGCACCGCAACCTAAAAAAACAAAATTAATTGCGTCACCACAACATCCGCTTCCAGCGCAACGACCTCTATTCGCAATCTAGCGTTTCAAGAACAACTGTTCATGTAAAACTAGTGTGCTATTTTTAAACATGCGTCAGACAATGACCTCGATTTACGAGCACAGTCAATCTTGAAAAGCGTGAATAATTATAACCCATCTTGTTTTTTGAGTACCATTGTTTGTGTAAAACTAGTATATTCTATTTTTAGGCATGCGTCAGCCAATGACCTCGCTTTACGAGCACAGTCAATCTTGAAAAGCGTGTGTCCAATTATGAGTCATCGATGGCTTTGTTTTTTGAGTACAATTAATTTTGTAAAACATATATATTCTATTTTAGGCCAATGACCTCGCTTTACGAGTACAGTTGATATTGAAAAACATGTCCGGTTATGATTCATCAATTAGACATGCGTCAGCCAATGACCTCGCTTTACAAGTACAGTCAATCTTGAAAAGCGTGTCCGGCTATGACTCATCGATGGTTTGCTATTTTTAAATATGCGTCAACCAATGACCTCGCTTTACTAGTTTTACGCGTACAATCAATCTTGAAAAGCGTGTCCGGCTATGACCTCGTTTTTCGAGTACGACCGTTCTTGTAAAACTAGTGTGCGCTATTTTTAGACATGCGTCATTGCCAGTCAGTTGCCTTCCGACCGCCGACCTTAACGCACGTCGCCATGTCTTCCGTTATTAAAACCCAATTTGAAAATAAAATTCTTGAGGTGACCAAGGTGGAGGACACGGATGGACAACTATGGATGTTGGCCAACCCGTTTGCTCGAGTTTTGGAGTACGCCAACGCGCCTAAAGCAGTTACCAAGTTTGTTAGCAATAATAATCAAAAATGCTGCGAAGAAATTCAATCTGCCCAAAGTGGGCAGATTACGTCATCATTGCACCCACACAGTAAGTTTATCAACCGCGCAGGCTTATTTGAGCTAATTCAATCGTCGCGCATGCCCAAAGCTCAACAGTTCAAGCAATGGATTAACGAAGATTTGTTACCCAAACTGTGTGACAAAGGAGAGTACAGCATGGCGGTGGACGCACCTGCGGAGATAGCCGAGGGCATGAACGCCGTGCACGCGGCCGTAACTAACGGCCAGCAATCTCCTTGGATGGCGGATTTAAAGTTTTACAAAAACGAATTGGTTAAACGCGACAATGCGATTGAAAATAGGGACAAAGTTATAGCCGCCAAAAACGAGGAAAATCAGCAATTAGCGACAGCACTACAGACCGCCAATCTTAACTTGGTAGAAGCCAACAAAGGATTGCTGACCGCGTTTAATATTATTAATGAGGCGCGTCGCGAAACGGCGCAACTGGCCAACCGCATGGCAGACATTGCGCAGGATGTCATAGCCAAACCCAGCAACCCCCAGCTTTGCCACAGCTTGGCTGTGTGTGATTTGGGCAACGACCAGTACGCATTCGTGCGTCCGCAGAAGCGCAGTTTAAAGCAAAGTCTCAACAGGCTGTCCATCGACGAACGTGATATAGTGTTTCGCAGCGACTACGTGCCCAACGCCATGAACGTTTTAAACAAGGTTAAAGAATCTATACCCCGTAACAATTTTAAAGCAAAACACAACAAAATTACGCTGCTGGAAAACTATACCAAAGAACAGCTGATGGAAGTAATTAACTCTACTATGACCGAACGTCAAATAGCTCGTTTAAATCTACATAATAATTAAACAATAAAAAATTAATTTATTTATATTTGTATTTTATTTCATAATTTTTTTATGCATCCGGTTTAGGTGCCACGCCGTAATTCTTTAATAGCGCTTGTTCAAACTGCACACGCTCGGTTTTCACCGTTTGCTCGTTTGTCATTATGACGACCAACAACGTAAAGAATAACACAATCATCACAACCACCAAAAACCCGCACAGCACTAGGACAAACTCTGTAATCAGTGACCGGTTGTGCGTCACAAATTGACTCAACTGGTCGCCGTCCGTGGGCGACGCGTGGTTGCGAATCGTTTCGATAATGGGATTGCCGGCGCGGCCACCGCCAAGGCGGGCCACCACGTGGGACGGCGTGGCCATGTTCTTACAAAAAGTAGTTGTATTGCATAGCATGAACGGCAACACCGTGCGTGAACACACCGTCAACGGACACGCGGTCGGCAATTTTTTTCAGCTCTGTGAGATCGTCAAAATCGGAACTGTCAAACGTGTTGTTATACGGGTTGTTGTCGGGCATGTTTACTGGCACGCTGCCTCGCAACGTGATTGCCACGCTGTCGTTTTTGCAAAAAACGCGCACCCGTCCGTTTCTCATTGTGTCCATTGACGATTTTAAATTTAGCGAGTTGAGTTTCACAATGACAATGGGCACGATTTGATATGGAAAAATAAGTTTTTGAAAAATTTTTACAAACTCGACAATAGTTTGGCTGCACTCGGCAATGTGCAGCAACGTTTGGGCGTCTTTGACATAGTTGAGACTGGCGCGGTTCACCGTCGCGCAATTGGACGGAATGTCGCCGCGCAGCAAGCGCCGTGTGCGTTCCCAATTTAGTTTGTTGTACAGGCTGTCAATCTCTTCGTGCGGCAAATTGATTACGTAGCAAGCGGGCAAACGGCGGTATTGAAAAATGCAAAAAATACGTTTTAAACTAAGAATCTTTACCATCGTGGGCGTTTCCAAGTTGAAACACAACAAAAATTTGTCACTCTCCGTCAGTTCTTTAAAGTGTGCCAGCGGCAATTCGCAATTGATCGGACGCAGCTCGTTGTAATTGAGCGGCAAAGCGTGCTCGCGCATGTCCACGAGCTTTCTAGATTTCATAATTGATTTGCAAGCCGGTTGCATCTCAAGTCCTGGGTACGTAAACTCAATGGGACACGTAGGGTTTTCGTGGTGCACTATGAGCGTGTTGCAATAAAAAAGATTATTGGTTAACAACACGCTAAACACGCGCGTTTCGCCCGCTCCAATTTCCGTAATGGGCACCAACGGGTTCCAATACACAATTGTGGCACTGCCAGTTTTTTTAGGTGACTGGCTATTGCCGCTGTAATCGTGTTCGTGTTTGTACACTAACACCGAACGAAAACGTGGAAAGTTTCGTTTTTCCACAAACATTCTATCCGCTTCCGTGGGCACGTACACGATCAAATTCTCCGTCGGTCGGTTGCCGACATCGCTTTGCGGTTCCACTAAGTTGTAGGGAAATGCAAAGAAACGATCGCTCACGCAAACTTTAATTTGAAACGGGCATTCCATCTTGTAAGCCTTATGAATTGGTTAATTGTAATAATTTTTATAATATTGTTAATTATGATCATATACACATTGCGTGCTAAACAAGAGCATGAAGAAGAACAAAAGAATAATGTTTTGCAACGATGCGCAGATATAGGCGGTTTTGGTAACGTACATAGTGATTATTGTGACAAATTTTACATGTGCGTAAGTGGTTTAGCAATCCCGCTTTATTGCAGCTCGGGTTTTGCGTATGATTATACTACGGGTCAATGTGCAAACGCCAACACAGTTGATTGTCAAGGCAGGCCTTTTTTAAGATTATGAACTTTGACAGTGTTGAGCAACGCGGCGGGAATGTAATTGTACTGGTAGAATAAATCGCGTTTTACACGCGAATTGTTCACAATTATAAACACGCAAAAATACATTGCGTACAAAAACACTAAAATAAGAAAAATGGCTGATAAAAAGTACTTCATCGTCTTATTGTGTAAATAATAAAACAAATATTATAAAATTATAAAATTTATTTAAATCTTTTTGCACTGTTTTCCTTGTTGTATTCCCTGTCGTTGCAGAATTTGCGTTCGTGTGAACCAGGTGCGTTTTCCCTGCACATCAACTTGCGAATAAAAGTAACGCTCTCGTAAGTTGTAGGTGATATGTTGCCGTTGTGCAACGTGGTGGAAGCAAGCGGCTTGCGTGCGTTGTTATAAAAATGCTGCACTGAATGCAAATCCATGGCGACACTCGTAATGAAAAAAACAATACGCTACACCGCACTTTTGTAGTAGTTACAATAAGCGCAGTGAATCCCGTTCAATAGACTATCGCTCGACGATTCGCTGATGCCCAGTTCTGCGGCGTCCAACGAGCACAAACAATTGCCGCACTTGCGACAAAACAAGTCGCTATACTTTTTATAGCTTGGCGCGTGCAACGCGTTACAATTTTCACAAACGCGTTGGTACTCCATGAGGCAATTTTGCAAATTTTCAATAGGAATTGAGTCAACGCGCAAACACAACTGTTGCATTATATTGGCTTTTTGTTTTGGAAGCAAACTTTTGTCATCGTGCAGCATTTCCATGTAAAAATTATTCAAAGATATTAAATCGTCGTTCCAATCGTTTTCAAGTTTAAATCGGGCCAATAACTCGTCCACGTTGGTCGTCGCCATTATTAAAACTGTTTAAATATTATAAGGTTAAACATGCACGACTACATGAGCGGGCACAGGTTGTTTAGAGAAATAGTCAGCATTAAGCGGGCTCAATGGACCATGATCTGGTTAGCGTTGGCGAGCGTCACGATTGCCGTCACTTTGGCTTGTTACGGCGCCGTAGTTGTTAACGAGCAAATGAACACTATCTCGCAATCGGTAGGTGCACAAATCCACAGTCACACGCAACTTCAACACCGGATCGTGAACGAGTTAATGGCCGGACGCGACGCTGACTTTTATTATCCGCTCGTGGTGCGTTCCAGCAACGTGATGATTCACGTCAACACGTTTGCGCGCCACACGGCCAATGCATCCGACGTGGAATATTTTTCCGAGTGTCCCGCTAGCGCTAGTTACAAAGATTATTTGACGCAATTGTACAAGTTAAACAATCCGCCCGTCATCAGTAACGTGTTCTTGTTTGCGGGCGGACACGGTCTGGGCAAAACATACGCAAGTTTTCAATTGGGCAAAGCGCTCAGCAAGTTTGCCGACACAATAGTCATCTCCGTGCCAATGAACACGTTTGGAAACATCAACGATGCGGGCGCGCTCATTGAACGGTTGGAAAACGCGTTGGGCGGAAAGTGTTTTATAGTGTGGACGTTCGATGAACTCGATTCGTACTTGTTGCGCGACGACATGCGCGACAAGACCATTACGCAGTTTGCCGAGTACACGGGTTTTGTCAAGAGCGCAAACCGCGTTCTCGTGTTCACGATGAATAACGCCGAAGTGTTGTTGCACAATTATTGGGCTGACCGGACGCGCATTGAAACTAATTTAACCCATTACGAACATGCAAATGATCTAGCCAAAGCCCTCGAGTTTACCCAAATGGACCAACGCATGTTTTTGCAAGAAGGCCAACTGAGCCGTTTGTACTCGTTTGTGGGCAATAAACTTTTTGTATACCGGCCGTTTACGGCGGACGTTGCGAGAAAGTTTGCCGACCAATACCTTAAACGCGCGGGCATCGCGCACACCGACATGAATGGTTTATTTAACGAAAATGTACAATATTCTATTAGAACTGTAAAAATAATTTTAGACGATACAATTAACAAGTTTAATTAAATGCAGTGTCAATGGCGTCTTTGCTAAAATTAGTCAACGGTTCTTTGCTCAAATCGTAATTTGTTAATATTGAGTACACTTTTTGCGGTGTCAATCGACACACTTGCATTTTTAATTCTTGAAACATTTTTTCGTGCACGTTCATCATTAAATATTTGAGTGAACATTTGTTTGCGTTTGTCGCAAACATGAGTATAACAAAATCTAACGCGGCCATTTTGTAATCGTCTTGGTAGCCTTTGTAACTGCCCACAATGCGAAACGGTATTTTAGATGTTTTCAAAAACTTGCAAGCGTTGTAATAAGTTTCAATACTGTTGAGTATTGCCTCTTTGGCGCCCGTGCGCATTTTATTAACAAACAACACGTTGCCCAATTTTAATTGTTTAGATTTAGCGTCCAATTTGTACAAGTTATGCACGCTCATAGACGTGTTTTCGGGCAACATGGAGTTGTACATGCAATATGAAACGGCGTTTAGCTCTAAAAATTGAGCAAACAATTCGGTTTGCTGGCTACTAGGATTGTTAAACTGCAATTTGTTAAATATTGTGTAACAAACCTCCATGTCATCTTTTTTAGTTTGAAATTGAGCGTTGTTGTCGACCGTTATCAGTTTGGGGTCCATTTTTTCTTTAAAAACATATTCAACTTGCCCAATGTGATAAACTACGCGCACGCTGTTATCTAAAGATGTATCTTTACTTTTCATCATTTGTAGAACAGCAATCAAATATTTGCTAAACGCATCGACAAACACAGCTTTATAATTGTCTTCGCTAAATATCAAATACCAAACGCTATTTCTAGCCGGCAACAAAGCCGTGTAACATAACAAACATGCCAACTTGATGTGTGTTATGTGAGCGTCGGCTTCGCTTTTAATTTGCGGTATAATGCTGTAATTGAACAATTTGTCCATTTCGCGATCAAATTTTTCCGAAATAATTTTACCATTGGGCAACAAAGCTATGAGACGCGCTTTGAGCAACTGTTTTGCTTCGTCGCTGTAAACAAAATTAATTTTATCTTTGTTGTTTAGCAACAAATTTATGCTTTTTATGTCACAATCGAGCAAATACGGGTCCGCGTTGGTAACTTTACTGAGAATTTGCAAAAAGTTTTCCAACTCTGCAGCCATGTGGGTTTTATGTATAAAACTGGGCGCGTCGTTATCGTTTACATTGCTGTTAATAAATTGCATCTCGTTGATAATCATGTGTTGCAAAAACGTGTAAGGCAATGTGGAGGCCATGTCAATTACTCTTATTTACACCACGTGCGAAAGGTGAGGCGGCAATACAAAATGTGTTGCATGTTACATGTTTAAATGTATACGCGCCTGTACAAACCCGACATGTGTTCGGGGATGCACACGGGCACGGTGCGCGCCAGCGCCGTTTGCCGAAACAGCATCTTGTCGTAGCCGACGGCGCAAGTGCACGCGTCGGCCGAAAACTGCGTCGTGTCCAAGTTTAATTGCAACGCGCCGTCGTCGCAAAGATAAGGCCTTGTTGCGCCAGTATCGTCTACCAGGTCCCTGTACGTGCTCACGCATGTTTGTGCGACGACGAAATCTCCGCCGGCCGCGTAGATGCGCAACAGCCCCAGCGCCGGATCGCAATCGATCACCGAGTCCGGTGGCTGCGCGTCAATTAAAGCGTTGGTCGCGTTGCAAAAACCCGCTTCGCAATTTAATTGACTCGCCGCACTGGCAATTACACAATTATCTCTACATTGTTGATCGGTCACGCACGGCAAACGGTTCAACGCACAATCCACACCTCGGTCGCGTTGGAACACCAAATCCATAGGAGGCGCGTATGCCGCCATGTTTGCCATGTCATTGTGCATAAACTGTTGCACAAACTCAAACGCGGAAACGTACACGATCAATACAATAGCCAACAAAATTAATAACTGCCATATGGTCGGCATACTTAGTTTAAAATTGCACCTAGCATGTCGTCTGAGGAAACTCCAAAAGCCACACCCATGGAAAAATTGCTTTTGAGCATAGAAAATCAACTTAAAGTCAAAGATGATCAGCTGCGAAAAAACAACGAATTGTTGGAAAAATACGTGCTGATGCTCGAAGAGAAAAACAAGCGAATTGAAGAATTGTACAGCAATTTGTTGGAGGTTAACGAACGCGCAGTGCAGTATCCCGCCAAAAGTCACCAAACGCCAATGTTGTGTGTGGCGCGCGAGTTTAATTGTTTGCGCGCCATCACGGGACAAAAAGTGCACGTAAACAAAATGAAACGCGAGTTGACGAGCGCGGCCGAGGTGGTCATTGACTCAGTGCGCCCCAACCCGCAGGTGGACTTCAACAATATTGTTAATTACGTTGAAACAGAATTTAAGGACACCATGCGGTTACGCAACAAACGCCACTTGGTATTTGAGACTGAGGATGACGCCATCAAAGTGGCGGCCATGTGCAAATCTTTATTGGCCAAAAAAGAGCGGGCTGGCGATAAAACGCGTATATAACGCAGCGCTGACCGGTTCTAGTCAGTCGTCATGTCGGTAACAGCGCACGTGTTGTACGTGCCCAACGTTCCAAAATGTCTTGTAAACCTACAGAAATACGTCGTCGTCGATCTATATCAATGCTGCAACGGAGATTATTTGGCACTTTTGCTGGTAGAAAACAACATTACCATCATTGACTTAGAAGTGTTAGAAATTGTTCAAGAATGTACCCTGAAGGACATTAAAGATTTGCGTGAAAAAATTTGTGTCATAATAAAATTGTACAATGAATATTTAAACAAAAAATAAAGTGTTGCCGTTTGAATATGCTTAATGAAAAGGGCAAATAAAACATACCAAGTATTATTTTAAAATGCAATAAATACATTTAATATTATACATTGTTTTATTTATCGTAAGCAAAATGTATTTGCTGGCTTTAATTCTCATTTTGTTGTTAATCGTGTTGGCCTCGGTCATTGCGTACGTTCGCTTGATTGATGTGCACCATGAAACCGTGCGTTACCCTATAACTTTGTTTGACACAAGCGACGTGCCGCTAATAAAACCACCTGGTGAAATTGTCATCGAGGGCAATGCGCACGAATGCCACCGCACATTGACGCCGTGCACTACGCACGCAGATTGCAACGCGTGTCGTGAAGGGCTAGCCAATTGCCAGCTGTTTGATGAAGACACGGTAGTGCAGATGCACGATGCAAACGGTAACGAGCAAACCGTCACCATTCAAGCGGGTAAATCGTATTGTTTTGCGTTGGACCGCGAACGCGCACGTTCGTGCAATCCCAGTACGGGCGTGTGGCTGCTTGCCAAAACGGAGACTGGATTTGCGCTGCTCTGCAGTTGCTTGCGACCCGGACTAGTGACGCAACTTAACATGTACGAAGATTGCAACGTACCAGTCGGATGCGCGCCGCACGGGCGCATCGTTGACGTGGCCGGCGGCGACTTGCGCTGCGTGTGCGACGATGGCTACGTAAGCGATTATGACGCCGCTACCGAAACGCCGTTTTGCCGCCCGCGCACTGTGCGCGACGTGCTGTTTGACGAGTCGTTTTTCCCGCGTGCGCCGTGCGCCGACGGACAAGTGCGCTTGGACCATCCCGGCCTTAACGACTATTATCGACGCTATTTTCGAATAGAAGATATTTGCGTCGTGGACCCGTGCTCGGTGGATCCGATCAGCGGGCGTCGCACTACGGGACGTTTGTTTAGCCACACGACCGCCGACGGCGAAGAAATAAACGGTTGCAATTGCCCAGCGGCCGACGGGTTGTTGCCCGTGTTCAATCGACACACCGCCGATTCGGGAATGGTGCGTCGTGGTGATCTTACCGTTGCCAATGCATGTTTGCAACCGTTTAACGTGCATATGCTCGCGTTAAAACATGCCGATTATAAATTTTTCTGGGGACGCGCCGACCACAACAATATTTCAGACGCGGACATGGTGTTTCAAGCTACCGCCACCCAACTCAGCGACGAACGCTACCGCGTTATGCTGTATCCGTTGCTAACGCCTCATCCAGACGTGACGGAAATCACGTTGGCTGACACCGGCGTGTTGAAAATATCCGTGTCATACGACACCGTTCTTAAAAGCACGCTGTTGCCCGCGTCGTTGTTTAGGCTGTTTAAATGGAAAGAGGGCGGCACCTCGCAACCTGTATGCTTTTTTCCTGGCGCAGGCCGTTGCATTGTGGCCAACTCGGACGCGTGCATTCGCCGACACGCCGGCGGGCAAGTGTGGACTGCCGAAACGTTTACCAACTCGTGGTGCGTGCTTAGCCGCGACGGGGCCAACATAAAAATATGGAGCCCCGCCAGCCGCTATCCGCGCGGAGACGCGCCCGCCGCGTTGCGTTTGCGCGGTTTTTTCCTCAACAATGATCGCGAACGCAACACGGTGCGCGTTGTGTCTACGGGCGTCATGACCAACAACGAGCAAATTGATGCGCTGACGCAAACGCTTGAAACTTACCCCAACTACTCAGTATAGTGAATATAAAGTAAACTTGTTTTTTGCGGACGGCCGTTTCCGAAAAGCACAATCGGCGCTGACACATTGTTGACACATTTTCAAAAATAGAACGCATCTTTCGCGGACGGCCGTACACAAAAAGCGGGTTCGGCGCTAACGCATTGCTAAAAATAGAACGCGTTTTACGAGTATAGACGTATTTGAAAGACGCAATCGGCGCTGACGCATCGTTATAAATAGAATCTGTTTTACAAGTATAAATGTACTCGTAAAACGCATATATTAAGCCAATTTAATTATGAGCGTGGCTCAAGTAGTGGAGGCGTGCAATTTGTATGCAATTTTTGAGCAACAAGGCTATTTGTTTCGCGCTCGCGTGTGCTTGGACATTGCGCTCGACAATCTACTCAAATTGCGCCAACAAGTAGGCTCGATGACGCAAGTGGTGGCAATGATTGACAAACGTGAAACAAAATGCTTGCAACTGATGGAAGAAATAAACACAAAAATCAAGCAAAGAACTTTAATAAAATTATACAAATTTAAATAAATTTTTAAACTCTTGCAAAATAATTGCGTTGTTATTGCGTTGATAATCAAAGGTTTTGTTGTAGTTTTCAAAATCCACAAAATGCAACTGCCCGGTGTGGTCGTCGTACAGCATGTCGCGCAGCATGCTCTCAACCGGTTTATCCACAAACATGTCGTTGGCGTACAGCTTTTCTATCCAACAACGAATTGCACGTTTGCAATTTAATTTAGATGTTATGATCGTACAAATACGCGCGGCACTGTTGCAATTTCTGCTCCGCGGCATTGTAGGCAAGACGGACGCGGGGCGGGGGTGCGCCCGCCAAGTGGCCACTGTGCACGTCGGGCGCTGCGAGCGGGTCCGGCAGCGCGTTTCGGGCAAAGGCCGCAGACAGAACAAAAGCAAGCAACCAAAACAGTTTCATGGCGAACGCGGCCCGTTTAATAACTTGTTTACTCGGCCGCGCCTTTTATAGCCGGCGTGCGGCCACAGATAAGATACGCGCAAGTATAAAGGTTGCCTGGCGCGCTTTGCAGCTCAGTGTTTTCGGTACCGCGCCCAATATAAGACGCGACAATGAACCTGTTTAAACGTTGTTCGCAATATACAAGAATTCCCAGTACAGTTAAAACGAGATTACCGGTTGACGTCATGTCGTACGTTACCGTTACGCTTTGCTCGTTTGGCGCCGTTTCTACGGGTTTCCTGTCCACGGCCAGGACCTTTTCCGAGTTGCAGTTTTTGCAGTACTGGCTGTTAACTTCGCTCTTTGTTACTGGGATAATTAACTTAATGCTGTTTTTAAACCGACGCAGAACCGAGGCACATGAACTTGTTTTTGAGTTGAAGATGCTGCACTCCATGTACTTTGGCAACGCACTAGTGCACTATGCACTGCTGCGCACCTCGCAAAGCGCCGTTAGCAACATGTTAATTAACAACCTACTACATTGCTGCGCGTTGGGACTGCTATTAGCGGAGCTCATCGTGCTGCTGGGCCACACACTGGGAACATATTCAGACTACCGTTACGCCAAGATGTGCTTTTTAATTATATTTTTTGTATTTGGCGCTTTAACTGCAGGATTGTTAGGCGCGGACAACATGGCAACCGCGCCGCTATGCAATGACCTGCTCATGGTTTCGTTTTTGACAACTGCATACATATTGACAGCCATCGTGTGGGCTGTTCGCAAAGAAGCCGCTGGTTCAGCTTTGCAACACGTGCAAGTAATGCCGTTCAACGACCCTCCGCCGCCCTTCGCTTCCGTAGAAATGGAGGACTTTGTTAAAACAAAAGTTTAATGTTTGTATTGTATAATATTTTAAATAAAACAAATATTTAAATAATAATATGTTTATTATTCCCCCATGGGGATGACGTTTGATAGTTTACAATTGTTGCCGTCTACCCAATTAACAAACTCGGCAGCGTGTTTTTGAACCAATTGCATCATCATGGCGCAGTCGTCTTCAGCCCTGTGACCTTTAAGGTTGCCACCCACGTGGCGCTTGTACAGGTCGACCAGCTTGTAGGATTGCTTTGGACGCGCGCCCCGTTGCCACGGACATAGTTTAACGGTAACGGTGCCCGACTTGCTGCGTTTCATGGTGGGCGGGCCGCTGCCGTCAAGAATGGCAAACAGCGCGTGGTACGCGTCAGCACATTGCACCGCGCTCGCAAACCCGTTGTCTTTGAGGTGTTTGTACAAAATGGGAAAATCAAAGGCAAACCCGTTGTAAGCCACCAAGCACACTGGCGGACTTAGCAACGCTAAAAAAGATTCGATCAAAGCAACCGCCCGCTTGTCAAATAGAGGTTGACCGCGCAGGTTTTCCGCGTTTAATTGCGTCAGTGCGCTCGCTTGTTCCGAAATGGGCACGGTGGGTTCAAAACACAAAGTCAACTTGTTGCAAACTCGCGCAGCGCCCAGCAGCTCTTCCCTGGTCACACATTGTAGGCTGAGTTCTGTAATTTGAGTCTGGTCGTTTTGCAGTTTAGGCAACCCGGTCGTTTCCAAATCCAAAAACACGTAAGTCTTGACGACAGCCATTGTGAACACTGATTGTTTAGGCGTGTTATATCAGTCTAAATACAAAATCGCCGCACGTGTACACCGTTATGTTGTTTTTGTCAAACAAAACGTTTGCAATCGCGTCCGGCTGCGCGTTAAATTCGTTCACCGATTTGTCTGTAATTGTAGTGGCTTCGCTAATCCACGCTTCGCCAAAAACGCGCACGCGCGCCGGTTGGCGGCCGCGTCCGTGCGCTTTTTCGTGTGTTAGCAGTGCGCGTGCCAAACGCCACCAATTCCAACGGTGCGCCAACACGCTGTCTGACGCGGTGCGCGGCGCGTTCAACATGCTTGATGCCGCGTTCCGCGGTATCTGTTTATTAAAATAATTTTGCGCGTCCACGTCCGCGGCGTAGCGACACAACGCGGCCACGTGCAAACGCGCCGGGTCGTCGTTTTCAAAACCCCAATATTTGACAAACATTTTGTCCGCGGCGGGATCGTAATGGGGCGGCGCGTATTTAAAATAATACAACGACCAATCGCGGCGGCGCAGCGCTCGGCGCCGTGCCACGGCGCTCGCACCCACCACGTCCATGTACTGGTCGAACGGTAGCAGGCGCAAAATCGCGTCAATTAATTCTATGGGCAGCCGCGGCAACGCGGGCAAAAGCTGGCGACACAACCTGCAGCGTTTGCTTGGTAACTCCATGAGAGACACAAACCAACGCCGCGCATTTATATACACTTAATTCGACGTTTAACATCGAGTCTCAGTAGCTTAATGGTTAGAGCGTGGCGCTAGTTATGTAAACATGATGACAAGGTTGCGAGTTCAAGCCTCGCCTGAGATAAACAATTTTTTGCAATATAATAATTTATTTTATACAACATATATACAAATGTGTAAAATTTTATTTAATACATTAACGGCGTGTACACATCATAAAAGCTAAAAACGCTATAATACAAAATACTATAGTATAACTGCCAAAACTACCGTAAAAGGTACCCCAGGATAAATCGGTTAGGCTTTGCAAACTGGTTGTGTGACCGCCAAACTTGGTGTACTCCATGGTAGAAATTAGGTTGCTTTTTTGCTGGGCAATAAACGACCAGCCGCTGGCGTCTTTCCAGCTTTCGTGAAAACTAGTGTTGCCAATTGTAGGAATCCAAAATTCAATGTCGTCGTCAATGGCCAGCTCCTTGTAATTGTTAAAGTCAATACATTGCGCAGAGTCCGTGTTGGATACCCAGCGACCTTCCCTGTAAATGCTGTTATTGTAGCAATTGCTGGTGTGCGGCGGCGGGTTGGTGCACGGCATCAACAAGAACGTGTCGTCGGACAGAAACGTAGACGATACCGAGTTTTTCATAAGGTTGCCAATAAGCCGCTCGTCCACCTTGGCCACCGACACAACAAGGTCATGAAACATGTTGTTAAGCTTGTTAATATGTGCGTGTAACAATTCTAAGTTCATGCGCAGCATGTCATTTTCGTACATGAGCTCCTCCTGAATGTGCATCAAATCACCTTTTGTGGCCGTGGCGCCTTCGTCGTGCTTAGGCCGCTCGTTGTGACGCCACGTGCGGGGGCGCTCTTTTACGACGCTTTCCGGTTTGCGCCTAATACAGCGGTTAAATTTGCAATACCACTTGCTTTCGCTTAAGTCAAATATGTCGTTGTCAATCAAGCAATGCTCGCGCGTGACCGAATTTGGGTCTGATTTGTCGTCTTTAATTTGCAAGCACGCCACCTTCTCGGACCGTCGCGTGGACTTTGATTTTTCTTTTAAAATCATGCTGACTCCGTCGCGGTGCAACACTTCTTTTTCGGTCACGTTGATGACACCCCCGTTAATGTCGAGAATGTGCACCGTGCATTGATCGGTTTCGTCATCGCACTCAAGCCGCGTGTACATTTTGGCGGTCGACACGCCGCAACGCCACGATTTGTTGCACGTGTGATGCGCAAAGTGGTTGTTATTCTTTCGCTTTACTAGTTCTTTACCAGGCACCCACACGCCGCGGCCCACGTTGTCGCGGAAACAGTCGTCACTGTCGCTGCCCCAACGGTCAATGAGCTCCTCGCCCACTTCGCATTCTTGGCGAACGCCCCACATGAGCAGGTCTTTTTTTTCCACGGTCAACGTTTCCAATTTTTCTTCCACGCGAGTGTTGGGGTCCAGCGAGCCGCCGTTGTACGCGTACGCTTGATAGTATCCTTTGTAGCCAATGATTACGTTTTCGTCCAGGTCGGTCTCTTCAATGTCAATGCTCACGTCTTTTTTTAGCGATTCTTTAGGGGGAGTAATAGGCAAGCTCTTAATCCGCCACGGGCCCGTTTTCATTTGCGCGTTGCAGTGTTCGGCACCCGCCGATAGCTGGGCCCACACCACCAAAACTAATAGAGCAATTCTCATCATTTTGTTATGTCTTGTAGCACAGCTCAATTGTAACTGATTTACCAGCACGGCTCAGGCCTTTATATACCCATGTTTATTAACGCGTCACGCAGTGGGGTCAACGTGCGCACTTTGCCTACGTGACTTCAACAACGTGCGCTAAATCTTTATATTTTATCAGTTAATACTTATATCTTATCTTGCAATATATAAACTCGACGCGTTTGTGATCGTGCATTAGTGTCAAGTTGCCAGCCAACATGCACACTTCAAGGTAATTATTTGTGTTGCTAAGCGGCAAAATAAACAAATAAGCCCAATTAAACTTGTATTATTTATATGTAAGACCTTCATCAAAATGGTAGATTCACCAGACACCCTCACGTTCAGCTACGCGCCCGACAGTAGTCTAGAAGTAATAATAATTACGAACGCGGCCAACGACCACGACGGTTATTTGGAGGTGAACGGTGCCGCGCGGTTGTTGGCACCGCTTTTACAAAAAAGCGCCTCCGGCTTGTGGACGGGCGCGGCGCCGTCACACAAGCTGACCCGTAACAACAAAAACTTTTTGCACGTGTTTGGCTTGTTTAAATACTTGCAAAGTTACAACTTAAACGCTAGCGCGCACCCACCTCAATATTACACCGTCAAAGCCATAATTTGTGATTTGCTAATGGGCGTGCAGACCAAAACGTTTGACCCGCTGTGCGAAATCAAAACTCAGTTGTGCGCCATTCAAGAAAGTTTGAACGAAGCAATTGTCATAATTAATAACCACGCTTCTGCAGAACCACCTTTCGCGCCGCCAAACACAGAAGCGCGCGAGTTGGCCGAATTGTTGCATTCTGAGTATAGCAAAAAATTAACGTTTGCTACCGACACCATTTTGGACAACGTTAAAAGTATCAAGGACCTGGTGTGTTTAAACAAATAAAAATAAGGTTAAAAATGAATTTCTGGGCTACCTTTAGCGTATGCTTGGTGGGGTACATGGTGTACTCGGGCCACCTAAACGGCGAGTTGCAAGAGGTCAAATCAATCTTAATTGTGGCGTACGAAGCTGCAGAAAAACACTACAACGGCGTAATAGATGAAATTGAATCACTTAAAACGGACACGTTTATGATGCTGTCTAATTTGCAAAACAACACCATCCGCACGTGGGACGCGGTTGCCAAAAACGGCAAAAAAATAGCAAACCTAGATGAAAAAATTAACGGGTTGTTGTCCAAGCACGCGATGCCCCACGCGGCCAATGTCTGATAAGTAATTTTATAAAAAATTACGCTGTACCTACAATATAATTCAATATGACGTCATCTTGTATGACGCCCAACAACAACGTCATGTTTGACGACGCGTCGGTCATGTGGATTGACGCCGACTACATTTTTCAAAACTCTAAAATGCCGTTGTCCACGTTTCAACAGCTGTTGTTTTCCATTCCGTCGAAACACCGCAAGATGATAAACGATATCGGCAATCCGCCGTCTTGTTCGTTTCCACCTTCCAATAACACGGTCAAGTACATGGTGGACATTTACGGCGCCGCGGTGTTGACAATGCGTTGCCCGTCGTTGTTTTCCGACCAGTTGCTCACCACGTTTATTGCCAATAATTATATGAGCTTTTGTAACCGACAACGGCCGTGCCAACCACCACCGTGCCAACCGCAAACGCCGCCGTTTGATTGCGTTCAAAAGCAAATTGTGGACGCGTTGGAAAAACTGGCGCACCAAAATGACCTGCTCATCAACAGCGTCAACCAAATTTCGCTAAATCAATCCAACCAATTCTTAGAATTGCGCACGCAGTACGCGCAGATTATGGCCGCGTTGGAAAGCGCCAAAGACACAATACTTAACCGTCTCAACGTGTTAGTGGATGAAATTAAAGCCGCGTTGCCTGACCAGTCCGCTCAGCTGCAGGAACAAATTGACAAATTGCTTGAAGCCATCAACGTGGTTGCGCAAACGTTACGCAGCGAAATGAACAACACCAACTCTATTTTGACCAACTTGGCGTCCAGCATAACCAACATTAACAGTACATTAAACAATTTGTTGAATGCCATCGAAGGCATAACGGGCGGCGAAGGCGGCGGATTGGGTGACGCCGACCGTCAAAAGTTGAGCGACGTGCTTGATCTGGTGACCGAAATAAGAAGCATTTTGATGGGCAGTCGCAAATAAACATGGCACCCATTAAAAAAAAATCAGAAGAAACGTCGCAAAAAAGCGAGCGATCTATACAATTTAAATCGAATTACAGCAAGTTTACTACAAAGAAAAAACAAGCGCCTGAAATTGCGCGACTAGCCGCTATCATTGAAATTAATGTAAACCAACCAGAAGACGAAGTAAACAAACTTGAATTGCGCGCTCAACAATTGTTAAAAAATAGAAAACCGTCTATATTCAACGAAAACAACGTGCGCGCTTTTTTAAACAGAAACATGTTTGTGGTGGCGTTTGCGCATCCCACCTACCCAATGGATTACATTGAAAATACAACAAGCATAACAATAAATTGTTCTAAAATAAATCGAAAATTGCTTTTTTTTGACAAAAATAAAAAAATGATGAACGTGTTGCCCGACCGCACGGCGTTTAAAGTGCAAATCAACGACACCACACCAATAAACGTGCAAGCGGCAATGTTTGATGAAAAACTAGAATTAGAAATTGAATTATCCAAATCATTAAACGAGTTGATGCCCATACAAAAATGTGTAATTTATTTAAATATTCTTTTGCAAAGAAACGTGCAATGGGCGGTGCCGCAAGAGTTAATAAACACTTTTGCTAAATTACAACTCGCGGCGCCCAATCAGTTGTTGCAAAACTTGTAACCACAATGCACGTAGCCCAGCTTACCGCGGAACAACGCGCCGTGTACGCCAAATACAAATTTGTCACGTATGCGCGATCGGTCGCGTTAACGCGCTCGCAACTAGATCAATGGCGTGAAAAAAAAGTTATAGAACCATTGCCCGTGTCTAAAGAAGAAACTTTGCGCGTGGAACACGCGACGCGGGGCCAAAACAAAAACGAGTTGTGGTACGCGTTGCGCGCCGATCGCAGCACCGCATCCAAATCGTCGAGCGGCGGCGTCGGTATGCGCGCGCCTGCCCTAGCGTTTGGCAACGCGCAAGAAGACGATGTAAAAACAACCAATGCAGAATTGTTTTTGGAATTGCGACAACTCGCCGAAGAACGCGTCGGATGTCAAGCCATCGACACTGTGCTAAATTGCGGCATGTTTTTGAGCGCGTTGGGGCTACATTCGGCCTCTCCCGATGCCTATTTTGCCATGGCCGACGGTTCGTGGATACCCGTCGAGATTAAATGCCCTTTCAATTATCGCGACACGACCGTGGACCAGATGCGATTGGAGTTGGGCAAAGCAAACCGCAAATACCGCGTCAAACACACGGCGTTAATTGTTAACAAGGCGGGGCCGCCCGAGTTTGAAGTAGTCAAGACGCACGATCATTATCGACAGATGCAGCGGCAAATGTACGTGATGCGCAACGCGCCCGTGTGCTTTTATGTGGTGCGCTTTAAACACAACCTGGTAGCGGTGACGGTGCCGCGCGACGAAAAGTTTTGCCGCAAAGAAGCTGCCGCCGAGGGAGCCGCGTTTGTGGCTTTTGCGCTGGAAAATGTTAGCCGCGAACAGTTTAAACGCGCAGACAAACGACGCGCATCGTTTGCAAACACCGATCACGCTTACAACGCAACGCAAATTAACGCGCTAGTAACGCGCGGCTTGTATTTGGCGTATGGACAGCTAAAGTGCGCTTATTGTGACAGTTTTGAAATGGATAGCAGAGCAACGCTTGACGCGGTTCTTACAAGGCCGCACGAACGCTGCAATTCTGCAAATTTGCAGATTCACAAGTTTGAAAATCCCGCTTTTATGGATTTTGCCAACCGACACATTAGTTTAATTAACGCCGGTCATCGCGATAACGCGCGTGAGTTGGCCACAACAGGATTTTACGCCACTGTCGACGGATTGAAAACCTTTTGCTGCGGTGTTCGAGGTAGCGCTACTTCGCACGCTCATATTCCTACGTGTTTGTATTATTTGACAATAATCAATAAAGGTTTATAAAACAAAATACAAAATAGTGTTTATTATTTATTAAAATAAACATTTTTACACAACGTTAATAAATTGTTTGGACACAAATTTGATTTTAATTTCGGCAAGAACCGGCCCCTCCTTGCCTTTGGCGTCAACATACTTGTTTTTGTTGAGCACGTTTGTTTCATATCCGACCGGCTTGCAGCTGTCGGTAAATGATTCGTCGCACCCGTCCATCTCCACCCCGTCCCGTTGTACTCTGCCTCCGTCGGTCTGCAAGCGGCCTCTTCGGGGCCCATCGGTTACATAACGCGGTGGCGGCGCTTCGTCGACCCATTCTTTAATTACAATATTTAACTCGGAAACTTGATCGGCAAGCTTACGCAGTTGCTGCTCGTCGTGCTGCACCAATTGCTTTATGGTATTAAAATCGCCAAGTCTAAACTGCTTGGTTTGGCGGGTGGCACTGTCGTAAAACCCGTCAAACGTGGGGTTGTAGTCAATTAAACGAATTGTTTTTTCGCCAAAGCTAAACGCGTTAAGCGTTCGCTGGCCGGTTCTAACGTACACCTTCAACACATGGTCGCTGCCCATTTGTTTGTTGTATGTCAACTCCATCTTGACAACGCCGTTTGACCTGTCGCATGTCATTTGAACATAATCTTGTTCATCGCCGTCGTAGTACACAATGACTGTGGGCGTTTTCATTTTGTGTGTTTATTTTGTGGGGAACAGCAATAGACTGATTAAACAATTCGACGCGCGCGTTTTTATAGCGCAAAATAAAGATAACAATTGAATCATTTTTAAAATACATTGTTTTTGTTAGCAAGCGTCAAAAACTGCTGCACCGACATGTTAATTGTCTTTTCAGCGTAAGCTGCGTGCACCGCTGCAACGTTGCGCATAATGTTTTGTGGAAAAACGGCGAATCCTTGTTCTTGACAAGCTGCACGTACTCGGCAAAATGTTGTAAAGCGGCTGTAAAGCGCGATCCTTTTATATACCGCTGTGCTTTGGAAATTTCGCATAAACACTTGTGATGGATAACAAAATGTACGTACGCATGGAGATTAAATTTGACGAAGATACGGGCCGTTTGCAAATTGGCGACCGTGACGTGTTTGTGCGCGTGTTTGAGCCCGGCCAAGAAGTGTTTGACGAGACGTTGGACCAATACCATCAATTTCCCGGCGTGGCCACAGACGTTGTGTTTCCTCAGCTAACCACGGGCGCGACGGTGAGCGTGCACACTGCAATCGGCCCGTACTCAGGACCGTTAACCGTCAGTTGTTTCAACTATCACGTTTGCAACAAACGCTTTGTGTTTGGCGTCATGCCGGCGTTGGAGGTGCCCGCCGATGTGCACCCGCATTTGCGCCTTGGGGCGCCTATTTTGTGCGGCGAACAGCTGGTGTCCGTGGTGACGGCCGTGTACGAGCGCGCCGACGGCGTTTGGTTGGTGCCAGTGACGGGCGTGCGCGAAGCGCACCAAGTGTCGGGCCATGCGCGCGTTTGCAATGGTGTGCGCGCAGAACGCTTACGCGATGGACGATCGGTGTACGGCACGGTACAATTACCGTACAACAAAGTAAAAGCGTACGCGCTTTCACAGTCAACGCCGGCCGCCGACGCGCGCGAATCGTGCGCACTGTTTTACAACGATTCGGAAGTGCGCATTACTTTCAGCAAAGGCGAATTTGAACAAATGCATTGGCGATTGCCAGGCCCTTTTGTGGGTCGTTTGGTATAATTAAGCATTATTAACAAAATATTAGTATATTTATTTCAACCATTTCAATATCGTCATGTCCAAGCCTAGCATTTTGACGCAAATTTTGGAAGCCGTAAGGGCTGTTGATAGCAAAGTAACCGCTTTGCAAACACAGGTTGACCAGTTGGTAGAGGATTCCAAGACACTTGAAGCCCTCACCGATCAACTCGGCGAACTCGACAATAAAGTTAGCGACATCCAATCAATGTTGAGCCTTGATGACTTGCCTGAACCACCAGCACCCGAACCGCAGCCTGAACCTGAACCGGAACCTGAGGTACCGGAAATTCCCAGCACCCGGCGAAGCCGCAAGTAAAGTTAAAACAGCAAATCAATGGTTTTAAAATATTCGTACGGTTCTTTGACTAGATAATACAACGCAATCATTAGAAATACGGCAAAGTATACAAAAAATGTAAGCTCTCGATGCAATATAAAGGCCGCAGCGGCCGCCCCTGTGTTTAACAAAAATAAACCCGCTACCACCCTATTTAATTTGTTATTATTTTCATTCATTTCCAATAACGTGTTTTGCCTGAATGTGTACTGCATAAATTCTAGGCGCGTGTACAGCGAGCTGCTGGCAAGCGCTTGACCCACCAAAGTGGTTTCATCAAAATCTTTAATTACATCGCTTTCATCTAATTGCAACATTTGACCATCTGAGTTAACTTCGAGCGCCGCCACGTAGTCGAGCAGGTGGAACAGCGACTGAAACGTTGCGTCGTCGTCCGTTTCCACAATGTCTGAAAAGAATTCGGGTAAAAATTCTATTATTTCGCGCGACGTGTTGGCGTCCAGCGTTTCAAAATAGGCGGTGAGAAACGTGCGAGACAAGTCGTCGGGAAACTCGCGCGGAAACATGTTGTTGTAGCCAAACGGATCCCATAGCGCCAAAACTAAATCCGCTAACGATAAAAGAATAAGCACAATGCCCACCACGGAAGCGGCTTTGATGGCGATGCGAGTCAAAGATTTGGCCGCCGTAGTTAGCGTTTTGATGGCGATCCTGTTTATTGAATGCACCATGGCCGCTTTGTACGTTTCGCCCAGCAAACGTACCGTGACGCGCTGCGACGTGCTCATCAACATGCGTTTAAGCGACGGAATTAACGCGGTATTAATTTTTTTCAACATGGTTTTAAACGCGGTCATGAGCATGTCAAAGCCAATGTCGGTGGCGATGCTGAACACGAAAGAATAGTCTTCCAAAAATTGAGAAATAATCAATTCAAGGTCTTTGTCGCTTACCGACCTATCTAACGTGCGCGCGGTGACAATCGAACGCGACGTTCCGCGCGTTTCGTAAGTAATGGGAGTTTTGGTAAAGCCAACCTCAGCCGTGTACGTTAACTGCATCAGCGTCCCGTTCTCCACCATGCCCAAGTCTTGTAACGTGGGCGTCTTGCTAAATAATTTTTCAAAATCATAATTGATTGTGCGATCGCGCACGGCGCGCCATTGTGCAAGTACGGCGTTGGAATCGACCGCTGGACGCGGCGGCAAAATAGGCGACGGCGACGTGTAATCAAAATCGCGCAACTCGGAAAAAATGTTATTGGCAAGCATTTTGAATGTGACATAAAGCGTGTCACCCAACACGAAACCGATCAAGGATTCCCACCAGCGCAACGAGCAGCCGCCGTTCATTAGCTCGCGCCCAAAACGGCGGCAATAAGCGTCGTTAAACTCGCCTTTGAATCGTTCGGGAAACAGCGGGTCCGGGTCGGGACGCACGTTAAACGCGGGCACGTCGTCCACGCCCATGATAGTGTGTTCTTCGGTACGCAAATATGGGCTATTAAAATACATTTTTGAAGTTGAATCCACCATTACGCACTGGTTGTTGGGCGTGTACGTGAATTCGGCTGATTGCACATTGTTTTCGGCCCCATCGCGCATGGCTGCAGCTCGGTCCAAGTGGTAACACGCGGGTTGCGCATAAGCTACGCTTGTTTCCGAAGTTTGCGTGTACATGAAAGGCGTTTGGTTGGACACCACACCCGTTTCGTGGAACGGGTAACAACTCATGCTGTCGCATCCGCGACGGCTAAATGCCAACTTAACCGCCAGCGCGCGATCTCTAAGCAGTGGCGGCACATAATAGTCGTCGTCGCTTGACGCGGGTCGCAACGTGTAATCAATTAAAATGTGTGGCAAACGCGTGCGCCAACGTTCAATGAACTCAAGCCGATGCATGTGGGTTGCGTAACGACTTGCGTTTGTAAGGTCGACGGCGGTCAATACTGCCATGTTTGATTGCTTAAAGTATAAAAAACAACTTTTTTAAACATAATATTTATTAAAAAGAATTACAATAGGTCCAATTATAATTAATCAATGGCCTTGCTTTTCAAATATGATTGTTCTTGTAAAGCAAGTGTTCTATTTTTTGGACTTGCGTCAGCGTTGACCTCGCTTTACAAGTACAATTAATCTTGTAAAGCAAGTGTTCTATTTTTAGACGTGCGTCAGCGTTGACCTCGCTTTACAAGTACAATCAATCTTGAAAAGCAGGTCCGGTTATGATTAATCAATGGCCTTGCTTTTCAAATATGATTGTTCCTGTAAAGCAAGTGTTCTATTTTTAGACGTGCGTCAGCGTTGACCTCGCTTTACAAGTACAATCAATCTTGAAAAGCAGGTCCGGTTATGATTAATCAATGGCCTTGCTTTTCAAATATGATTGTTCCTGTAAAGCAAGTGTTCTATATTTAGGCATGCGTCAGCGTTGACCTCGCTTTACAAGTACAATCAATCTTGAAAAGCAGGTCCGGTTATGATTAATCAATGGCCTTGCTTTTCAAATATGATTGTTCCTGTAAAGCAAGTGTTCTATATTTAGGCATGCGTCAGCGTTGACCTCGCTTTACAAGTACAATCAATCTTGAAAAGCAGGTCCGGTTATGATTAATCAATGGCCTTGCTTTTCAAATATGATTGTTCCTGTAAAGCAAGTGTTCTATTTTTAGACGTGCGTCAGCGTTGACCTCGCTTTACAAGTACAATCAATCTTGAAAAGCAGGTCCGGTTATGATTAATCAATGGCCTTGCTTTTCAAATATGATTGTTCCTGTAAAGCAAGTGTTCTATATTTAGGCATGCGTCAGCGTTGACCTCGCTTTACAAGTACAATCAATCTTGAAAAGCAGGTCCGGTTATGATTAATCAATGGCCTTGCTTTTCAAATATGATTGTTCCTGTAAAGCAAGTGTTCTATATTTAGGCATGCGTCAGCGTTGACCTCGCTTTACAAGTACAATCAATCTTGAAAAGCAGGTCCGGTTATGATTAATCAATGGCCTTGCTTTTCAAATATGATTGTTCCTGTAAAGCAAGTATTCTATATTTAGGCATGCGTCAGCCAATGACCTCGCTTTACGAGTACAATCAATCTTGAAAAGCAGGTCCGGTTATGATTAATCAATGGCCTTGCTTTTCAAATATGATTGTTCCTGTAAAGCAAGTGTTCTATATTTAGGCATGCGTCAGCCAATGACCTCGCTTTACGAGTACAATCAATCTTGAAAAGCAGGTCCGGTTATGATTAAAAAATCTCGCAACGCGGTAAACCAACACGTTGATGATAAATATAAATTTACGTACGGTGAGCAGACGCCCGGAGTTAGGGCGCCGGCTGCGGACACGGTTGCAAAGCAGAGAGACCCGTTGTATTTGCAACCTCACACCATACTCATTACTAAAGTTTACGCAACATGTAAATAAAAAATTTAATTTAAAATAATGTTTTTTATTTATAAAATTTCATAATTAATTTTCTTGTTCTTTTTCCAAACGCTCGCGGCATATTTTTTTGTGAATCTTTAGGTCGTAATATCTGATTAGTTCGCCGTGCGCCGACTGCGTCTGCACCGCTTCCGGATAAAAGTACAATTCGTCGTACTTGCCATTGAACACGTATCGGTTGGTGAACCCGCACCGGCTGCAGTTAATCACGGGGTTAGAATAAAACATTTTTGCTTTCTTGCACGCCGTGCAGTAGCCAAACTTGGCGGGTCGCACTGGAAACGTGATCACTCCCGTCACAAACTCTTGAATGCTGTAACCGTAGATTTCCGCAAACAGTGTTCCGTTGATGCGATCAAACCGATTGTCGGCAATCGCTTTCATAAGATTGCTGGTGCCGTTGATTACAAAGCAATTGACGTCAATAGCAGACGTGGGGGTCTTGAACACGTTGCGGTAACGATTGAGCTGCACGTTGTGATTGATTTCTTTAAGCACCAAATCTCCTGTGGTTCTGAGCGCAATAAACATGATTGTCTCGTTAGGATTCTTGTATTCTAGCAACAATTGTTGCAAAACTTTAAAAGGACCCTTGTGGTGTTTAATTTCAATGTCAGTGTGTGTAAAATACTTTACTTGAAATTCCAACGGAAAAATGTATTGGTAAAAAAAACCCGCTTCAAACAACCGTTTAATGTGTAACGAGTTGATCTTGGGGTAAATCTCGTACGTGTTGAGCGGATCGTTGTGTTCTTCGCTGCAATCACTGCAAGCAAACTCGAAACTGCCAGGTTTGTTGGGCGGCTTTTGGCGCACGTCGTCGTCTTCGTCAGATGTCATAGGCGGCTGGCGCACAATCACAAACAAAAACCATGGGCGTTTGTTCTCCTTGAATTTGTAACCGCAAATTGTGCAAACAGATTCTTGCACGTGCTCTAAATCATGTTTAATTTTAAACTGTGTCGTTTGGTTAAACGTAAGCATGTCCTTGCTGTTAATGTATCCCGTGACATAGTTGGTGGCAAAGCGAAGAGTGGCCTTCATGGCCGCGCGTTCGTTTTCGCTCAAAAAATGCACACGCAAATCGCGCACTACATCAGACTCCAAAGTGTCATAAGTAGTTTCAAATTTGTGTCCAAATTCGGGCGGCACGTGACCGGCGGCACTGTCGTTTAACTTGCTGTTAACGCGCCCGATGCGTTTAAGGCATGCCACGTGCGCTTGTTCAGTTTTGTTAAGTTGCGGTCGACGAACGCATGTCGACGCTGGCGCCGCAACCTTGGCGAGCAGCGGACGAACTACGGGCGATTGCGCCGCGGTCGAGCGCTGAGGAGCGTTAAAAATGTTATTTTCCCTGAACCAGTTCATAATTCACTCAACACTATACTGTGCATGTCAACGATTGGGACGAGCTTATATACCCAATGTTTATCTAACCACTTATCTACATCCGCATGCTCATGCGCCTCAAGTCACGTAGGCGTTTTGCACACGGCACTATGGTGTCACCACCGCCTGGCTATATAAAGCGCAAATCGCGTTCTGGAAAAACACTTTGCAATGGGCAGCGGGCTCGTCAACATGTAATAAGTGTTTAATGCGACCGCGCAACGCAACATGATAAAAGGCACCTACTGGCCTAACGTATTGGATCGCAGCGATTTGTGCGAAGCAAACAAGGTAATGGATTTTAATTTTGTTTTTGCTCACATGTACTGCGCCGATATACTAGTGGACGCCAAAGTACACCGCAACGTGCGCGCCGCGGCGTTTTCCTTGCTTGACGACAAGCATTTTGAGCTGTTTAAACGTCGTATAGATAACAAATTTTTTTGCTATTATGATCGATGCGATGATGTAACATTTCCCAAGCATTTACTTGACAACGACGCGTGTTGCCACCATTTTATCAACGACGCCATGCGCGTTGTGGAATGTGTCAAAAGTGTGGAAACGGTTAGCGCGGGGGTGAACGTTATTGTGCTTCTACCGTATTTAAAACAATTGCAAACGGCGTTAAAAATGTTGGGTGACGCGTTTAAATGTTGCGCCAAAACCATAAACGGGTTGTTATTGTATGTCAATGATTTGCTTTCGCACTGTTTGTTGTGCGCAGATAAAATACAGGCGGCCACTCGAACCCTACAGGTTATGAACTTGTTTTTAGACACGGACACGTTGTACGAATGCGATTTGTGCAAAGAAATTTCCACCGATCAGCGGTTTATCAAACCCAAAGAATGTTGTCAATACACTATTTGCAACGCGTGCTGCGTCACGTTGTGGAAGACGGCCAGCACGCACGCCAAATGTCCGGCTTGCAACACTTCATTCAAGTCGTCATAATAAGTGTGTTGCATTATGAGCGGCAACAATTTAATTGCGCTGTCTTCGGACCAGTTTAAATACTTGTTTTTGTGCAGTTATTTTGATTTAAAAGATTTTAGCCATGTGCCGGCAGAAGCGAAAGCGTTTATTGTCAACTATTTAGATTGCAACTTTCGCGTTCTTGACGATGCAACGCTGCAAAACTACACCGGCTACCTAAAAAGCATACATTTGCAGCATTTGATAGGCGGTTTGCTTACGCCCGACGTGTACAAGTATATCAAACCGCAATTTCATTTTGTGTGCGAACGCACCGCCGTAGACATTTTAGAGTTTGATTCGCGCATGTACATAAAGCCCGGCACGCACGTGTACGCTACCAATTTTTTTACTTCAAACCCGCGCAAAATGACCTCTTTTATTTATAGCGAGTTTATAAAAGTGTACAAAAATAGATTGTTTGCCAACACTAACAATCATGGCTGCGTGTTGGCAGGCGCGGCAGGCTTTGTGTTTGAAGACGCGTACGTGGATTGGAGCGGTGTGCGCATGTGCGCTGCCCCGCGACTTGACAACGGCCGTCACCCGTTTCGCTTGTACCTGTTGGGTGAAGAGATGGCCGCGCACTTTGTCAATAATAATATTTTACCGCCGCATCCCACCAACGCGACGCGTGTCAACAACAGCATGTTTATGTTAAAAAACTTTTACAAAGGATTGCAGCTGTACAGGTTGCAATACCAGGTGGTAAACAGTATGAAATTTATTACTCGCAAGCCGAACAAGGTTTTTGACGAGATTGACAAAGAACTTAACAGCCATTCGCCTTTTGTGAAGCTTATCCAACGCGATTACATATACGACGCACAATTCCCCGCCGATTTGCTTGAAGTGCTCAACGAATACATGACAAAGAGTTCAATCATGAAGTTTATCACCAAGTTTGCCATAGAGGAGCACGCGAACGCAAACGACATGCTGCGCGAAATTGTGTTTGATCGCTATTCGGTTGACGGTTATCGAAAATTGTACATAAAAATGGAATTGACCAACGTGTTTCCCGCCATGTATGACAACGAGTCGGCATATTTGTTTATTAACAAAGATTTGATGCAACTAACCGGTACGCTAAACGCGTTTTACGCGCCCAAACTGCGCATTCTGAGCATTCTATCGGTGAATCGGTTATTTGGCGCAACGGAAACGCTAGATTACCATCCTAACCTGTTGGTGTACCGGCAAAGTGCGCCGCCGGTGCGACTGACGGGCGACGTGTACGCTGTTGATAAGAGCAAAAAAATATTTTTGGTAAAACACACGTTTTCCAACACGGTGCCTGCGTATCTTTTAATAAGAGGTGATTACGAAAGTACGTCCGAACTAAAATCTCTGCGCGACCTAAACTCTTGGGTGCAGAACACGCTTCTCGAGCTGCTTATCGTCGACGGGCCCACCACCGTCGCCGCACAAACTAAACACAAGCGGTTAACATGATTTACACCGATCCCGCCACCGGCGCCACCACCAGCACGGACGCGTCCGGCAACAACTACCTAAACAGGTTAACGCCAAACACGTTTTTGATGATTTTGGCAGTTGTGGTGGTCATTGCTTTAATTATCATATTCATGCAATCCAGCAGCAACGGCAACAACAGCAGCTCACCCGCCAACAACCCGCAAATGGGCTTTGTAAATCCGTTAAATGCGACGATGCGTGCCAACCCGTTTGTGGCCACGCCGCAGCGATTGTAATATAAGCAATTAAAATGAGACGCGTTCGGTGCAACAAGGTGCGCACCGTGACCGAAATAGTGCACAATGACGCCAAATTACCCAGAACCTATGATTTGGCCGAGTTTGATTTAAAAAATCTTTCAAGTTTGGAAAGTTTTGAAACGACCAAAATCAAGTTGGTGCTCAGCAAGTACATGGCCATGATAAACACCTTGGAAATGACCCAGCCCCTGCTGGAAGTGTTTCGCAACAGGGCCGACACGCGTCAAATTGTTGCGGTTATACTGGCCACAATGGGGTTTGTGCACAATCGCTTTAATCCGCTAGTGACACATTTTAACAACAAGATGGAATTTGTAATGACAGAAACGCCCGAAACTAGCATTCCGGGTGAACCCATACTGTTTACGGAAAATGATGGCGTGCTCATGTGCGCCGTGGACCGACCGTCCATTGTCAAAATGTTGAGCCGCGAATTTGACGTGGACGCGACCGTGGACATGAAAGCGCCCGATCACGGACTGCGCATTGCCAAAACTCTGGCTGCGTCTAAACGCAAAAGGCGAACCAGCGACGATGACGATTATGAGTTTATTCAGCGACCCAAAACTTTTGACGAATACAACAAATGCTTGGACGCGTTGTCCGACTTTAACATTACTGAAACGGAGGCCACACAATACTTGACGCTGTTGTTAATTGTGGAACACGCATATCTGCACTATTATATATACAAAAATTACGGTGTGGTTGAATACTCTAAATCTTTGCTAGACCATTCGCTGTTTGTAAACAAGTTGCGCTCCTCTATGAGCACCAAAGCATTTAATTTACTGTTAAGCAAATTTCGGTTTGGCATAGAAGAATTTGACAAAATCAGCGGTTCAGCTGGTTCTAAGTTTGCAGTGTATAATTTTACCAAATAAACACATAAAATGATTTTATTAGTTTTGTTTTTGGTTCTTTTAAAAGTGCTCATTTTTAAACGGCTCAATGAAATGCACGTGGACTCGCACCACAATAAAATTTGTCCGCAGGGATACTTTGGACTAAACGCGGACCCGTATGACTGCAGCGCGTATTACATGTGCCCGCACAGATTGCGCATGTTTTGTGACCCTAATCACGAGTTTGATCTTGACTCGGCGACTTGCGTGCCCATCGTGTACAACCCATGCGGTAATGGATGCACGGCACGCATGTATCGTAATTTATTATTGTAATAATATTAAAATAAAACAACATATTTAAAATAATTTTTTATTTGAATTTTATTGTTACGTTTTGTCAAATTGTACAGAATTATTGTTAATGCACATATCGGGACAAAAAAGTTTTACCACGTTTACGTCGTTGTAGTGCGCACGGCAACGTTGCAAATTGTTAAAAAAACCAGCAGGAATATTACCTGATAAAAATATAAGATCTTTAGGGTACAATTGATCGGGTCCCGAGTTGCTATGCACGCGCAATCCGTTGACGTGTCGAGTGCGTTTAGCCTCAGTAGAGCGACGCACGCTAAGCACGTGCCACACTTCCGGAACAAAATTTCCAGAACGCACCACCACAAAACCCAATGGCGCCGTGTACTTGTTGTAAACAAAAAGTTCTCGAAACAAGCACGGCGCGCGCACACAGCTTAGCACGTACGCATCCCGCCGCGCAGCGCCGATGGCAACTTGCATGCTAATGGATCGTTTATTCTCGTACCCGCTCACCAAACGTGTTTTATCAACGGGCGCCGAAGCGGCGCCCATTTTGAATAAATAAACGATAACGCCATTGGTAGTGTGGGGCATGTAGAACGTAATGTTGTTATCTTGTTCGTCATCGGGTTGGTATAAATAGACGTTCATGTTGGTTTTTGTTTCAGTTGCAAGTTGGCAGCCACACGCGCAACGCTCACCGACAATCATGAAACGAATTGACAATTACCGACGGTCTTATGTGACACCGTCTACGCCAAGTCACGCGCTGTTCAACGCGACCGAAGTGCCTATTGATGTGATGGTGAACTCGCCGGCGGCGGAAACCAACTGGGAAAACATAAGTTTGACGGAAAACATGAGTTTGACCGAGTTTGATCCGCCTATTGGTAAAGAAGATTTAGAAACCATGTTGCAAACCCCGTGCGACAACCTAACAACTTTAGAAAACGCATCGCAAGTGTTGGCCAATGACGTCGGTTCGAGTCTTCTTTCAGAATACTTGTCATTCAATCCTCGCGCCATGGAACCCGAAGTGCAGCTGTCCGAACCAAGCACGTCTGGCACAAAGCGCAAAGCTTCTGAAGACATTGATGTAGACAGCGATGATGATTTCAGGGGTAAGAAGCACGTAAACAAAAACAAAATTCGCCCGCGATACAAGAAGGCAACAGTGCAAAATCACACAACGCTGCAAGAAGAACAACGCTATACAACCGAGATATGCACCGTTGCGCCCGCCGAACAGATTGCGCAATATTTTTCTCAAGATTTTTCCGTGTATTTGGACAAATTGGATTGTCAAATGAGCGCTAACCGGTTTTCAGACCACATTTCTGAAACAGGTTATTACGTGTTTGTGGTGAAAAAATCTGAGGTTAAGCCGTTTGAAGTGGTGTTTGCCAAATTTGTAAACAATGTGACCAACGAATACCAAAACAATTATTACATGGTAGATAACCGCGTGTTTGTGGTCTCGTTAAATAATGTTAAATTTATGGTGTCATACAAGTTGGTGCGCGACCAGGGCATAGAGATTCCGCCACACGTTAATCTGTGCAATGATTCTGAAGCGGCGAGCAAGCCATACGACTGTTACTTTGAACCGGTCAAGAACGCGTTTCAAGCGACGTTAATTAAACATTTTCACCTGGACATGTATTATGCGCAAACAACTTTTGTTACGCTTATGCAATCTTTAGGGGAAAACAAGACGGGTATGCTGTTGGGTAAACTTTACCAGATGTACCAAGATCGCTCGTTATTTACGTTACCCATAATGTTGAGTCGCAAAGAGCCCATCGTGGAAAACACCCCGCTAAGCAGGAATTACATGTCGTCGTACGTGTCGCAGATTATCAAATATTCAAAAAATATTCAATTTCCACAAGGTGAACCCAATCAAGACATTATCGACAGGTTGGAGCAAATTGTGACCCTAAAATCTCCATTGACATACAAATACAGTAGCGTCGCCAATCTACTTTTTAACAAGTACAATCATCAACGTGATAACAACGCTGATAACCTAAAAAAGGTTAAAAAAGAAGACGGCAATAGGTTGTTGGTGGAACAGTACATGTCTCAGAACGAGAGCGATGTCACAAGTCACAATTTTATTGTGCTATCGTTTGGAAGTAATGACGAACGGTTGACCATAGCCAAGAAAGCCAACGAGTATTATTGGATTGCAGGCGAGATTAAAGACATTAATGTGGATGATATGATTAAAAAATACACCAAAAATGTTCATCATGTGTTTAGAATTATAAAAGTGAACCGGCGTGAAAGCACCACGTGGCACAATAATTTGCTCAAAATGCTGGCTTTGTTGTTGCAGAATTTAATCAATATTGAAGATGCTAAGCAGTTGTCGGAAAAAAGTGATAGTAAATTTAGCTATAAGCAAATATGAACATTGATTTTAGCTTTAATAATTATACATTTTTTACTCTATTTTTTTTTTTTATTTAAATTCTATTTTGCGCCAATGGAGGCGGTTGCATAACTATAATGGGTGTGCCGGCGGCACTTGTTGCGCCACCGTTTCCTCCTTTAATAATAAACCTGTATATTAGATAAATAATTAAGCCCAAAAATATCACTGCACCAATAAGCCATATCAACGGCATTAATTTATTACTGTCGCTCGAGTTAAGGGATTTGCCAATAAGTCCATCTTCACCCAGCAAATGATCTAAACCAAGATCACCAATTAAGTCGCCCAAGTTGTAGGGTTCAATGCACATGATAGTTTGTCCGGGCAGCAAGTCGCTAATGTCCACAAATTGCGGCGAGTCCGGGTCGGCAGCCGGGTCACTTTGACGACACACAGTTTGTTCTCTTTCGTAATTAAACCCGGTGCATATGCTTTGCAATTGCGCCGTGTCATTGATGAGCGGGTCCCGCTCGCAGATTGACACGTCTGAAGTGTTTAGGTTAGGGTCTTGTTGGCACGTGCGGCCTAGCAGCAGACAAGCGTCAGCCGTCTCGCCGCCCGACGAACCGCGTATGTAATAGCTGCCGCCCGTGTTGTTAAGTGCGCTAATAATGTCTTGCACGAGCGTGGCCGCGCTAAAAGTTAAATAGGCCCCGCCGGCCAATAAAATGCCCACGCCCGTTGCCTTAGCGCCCTGCAAATAGGTGTTAAGACGCGGGTTCTGTTGCAGCGCGCGGTTCACTCCGTCGGCCGAACGCACATTAGTTTCGGGAAAATTTTGTTTGACTGCGTCGCCGCGCGTCTTTTTCACGTGCAAACCTGCATCGGGCACGTTATCGGCGCGCCGCAATTGCGTAAGCGAGTTGATTTGCGGGTCGCTAATGCCCTGAAACACGCCGCGGATGCGTGGCACATCGTTACTGCGCGTAATGCGGTTGATGTCGCCCGCGCTCACAAATTGATTGTTGGATAAATTGTAGCCCGGCTCGTAACGACCGTTGCCAAGGTTACGCGTGCTGGGCGTGCTTAGCACGTTAGTGAACCCGGCGGGTGTAGTAGTTAACAATCGCGTATTATCAGCCGCAAAAGTAGCTGGGTTGGGATACACTTTGTTAACCCTGCGTAGGTTAGTAAAGAAGCTCATGTTTACGGCTTACTCTTGTGTTTCGCGATTGTTCAATCTCGAAAAACACGCACATCTTATATAGCAAATAAAACAATTTATATTTTATTAATAGTTTATTATTTTATTTACACAAGCGATTACATATTTACAAAATATAATTACAATGAATTCTTAAATTTTTCCATTAAAATGTTGTGTTGTTGCGCAAACATTTCCATTTTAAGTTTAGTTTCGGCAATCTGTGCGTCCAGCTGACTTTGCAAGTTTTTAGTAGCTTTGGTTAACGTGTTGTTTTCTTCTTGCAATTTGAGCACATTTTGGCATTCGCGTTGAAGTTCCAAATCTTTTAACCGCAACTCTTTTTCTAACGTCTGGTTGTAAGATTCTTTCGATTCTAAAAGTTGTGTTAGCTTACGGTTTTTACTCGTGATTAAATTGTGATCAGTCGTGATCAGATTGATGTCATCCTGCAGTTTAAGCCGTTTTTCAGACTCGCGTTTTAATTCTAAATCTTTAAATTCCAACTGCTGTTTAAGCATCTGATTGTCACTTTTGATCATGTGAACGTTATGGTGCGCGCGCGTCGTTTCAGCGCGCAACTGTACAAGTTCTGCTTGAAGTTTTTGAATAGCGTTGAGTTCAATAGTTTTATCGGCCATGTTATCTTTACGTAAAAAGCCCCAATGTTTCTTAATAGCCTCTTTGTCACTTCGTGCATTAACGGCTTTGATTTCTTGAATACCTGTCTCGGTGTACATGCGGCAGCAATCAGTTTCTCTATTACAGATGCTGCACTTGTATGATTCTTTACTAAAAATAATTTTAAGATAACACTTTATACAAACAGCATGATCACATTGCGTACTGGTCACAAAAGAAGAATTGCGATTTTCTAAATCGGTAAACGAACACGAACAAATGTTACACATTAGGGTTATTTCTTTTTCTGGTCTCACTTCTTGAATTTCAACATCACTGTCAAAATCCGGTTCAAATTCGTCATCACTGTCTATAATAAAAGCTTCAGAATTGCGCACTGGAGAATAATCTGGCGACCGATAAGGTAGAATTTCGTCTTGTATACTTTCATGGAGGCGTAATGCGCGTTGATGCGCTTCATCGCCGGGTTGCGATGAACGCGGCGCCGGTGAAGAAGCGCTGCGTTGCGTTGGAGATTGGGTAGGATGCCGCACTGGAGATCTGTTGCGGCGCGGCGCAGGCATAGGAGCTGAGCGGCGCGGCGCCGGATCTGGGCGGCGCAAAGGCACAGCTTCGTCTTCGGGTGAATAACTCAAACGACGGGCCGCGCCGCTCGAACGTCTTGACAATGCGCCGGCGCTAACACGATGGCGCGGCGTAGAAAAGTTGGCGTTGATCTGGCGGCTCATTGTAGATGAAGTTTGGTGAAACTCTTGTGTTGAACTGTGCTTACCAGATCGCAACGAGCTGTATTTATAGGCGTTATCAGGCTCCATATAAAAAGATAAATGTGATATCGCATTACAAGTACAACCGTACTCATAAAACAAGGTCAATGTGTTATTGAACAATACGAGCGTGTGTCAAGTCACGTAAACACGTTACTTGCAGATATGAACTTTATTGCAATGCAAAAAAATTCACATTTGTCCTATACCCTATATACACATACAAACTCTACGTTTCGTAGACTATTTAACTTGAATAGTCTACACTGTCGTATACGCTCCCAATACACTACCGCACATTGAACTTTTTTGCACTGCAATAAAGTTCATATTAAATTATAACGTATTTGAGTACGTGACCGGTTTATCTTATTGACCGATATAATGTGATGGCGTGACCGGCATACGGTTTATCTTATCAATCAATATGGTTCGAGCACGTGACTGGCGTACGTGACTAACTGGCCTACGTGATTGGCGTACGTGACTTGATAAGGCTGATACAAAGCCTTATCGCGCCTCAATGCCCCTATAAATACAGTCTGCCGATCTCGAAAGCATAGTTCATCAGCAACAACAGCAGTGAACACATTAAGCAGCAAGTTTACCAGTCACAGCCAGCTAGTCACAGCTAGCTAGTCACAGCCAGCCAGTCACAGCCAGCCAGTCACAGCCAGCCAGTCACAGCCAGCCAGTTACAGCCAGCCAGTCACAGCCAGCCAGTCACAGCCAGCCAGTTACAGCCAGCTAGTCACAGCCAGCCAGTTACAGCCAGCCAGTCACAGCCAGACACAATCAGCTAGTCATAGGCGTCACAGCCAGTTAGTCACATCCAGCTAGTCACAGCCAGCTAGTCACAGCCAGCTAGTCCAGCCAGCTAGTTTAGCCAGCTAGTCACAGCCAGCTAGTCACAGCCAGCTAGTCCAGCCAGCTAGTCCAGCCAGCTAGTCACAGCCAGCTAGTCCAGCCAGCTAGTCACAGCCAGCTAGTCACAGCCAGCTAGTCCAGCCAGCTAGTCACAGCCAGCTAGTCACAGCCAGCTAGTCACAGTAAGCATGCGTTCAACTAAACTTTCGCTTAATCGCAAAATTGTAAAGTCAAAATTTAATTTAAAAAACAAACGCGCACATAATTCTAAACGCACGAGGCGTGACATTGATAATGCTAATCAATACAAATTTGGTACCATCCAGCCGGGCGATCGCAAGTACAGTGACCTTTTAAAATTACCAGACATTGTGTGGGGCAATATTTTCAAATACTCTTCAATGTATGACATTTACATGTTTAAATCTGTGTTTAATGTTAATGTTTTATTGCCGCCCGTTATGGCGTTAGTTAAAGACCCGCATAGTTTTGATATGTGTGATAAACGTTTTGATTACCGTGTCACTACCATTATAAATCCTTGCATATATTCTTTTAAAGATAAAAATTTTCTAGATTTGTATAACGAACACGTTAATTTGACCGTGTGTGACAATAAAAGTAAATTAGGCCTGTTCAATAGGGAATTTTTAAACCCTGAATATGATTATATTACATTTATTTCTTTAAATAATATGATAGAAACTAACATGGATTCTTATGAAATTAAAAGTTATTCTATTAATGTACCCGAAAACTACTCAGTGGTTGAGTACACGTACTTGTGTATTAATGACGTATTGTACGGAACTAGGTTGCTGTTAAACAAATTTAATTTTACCACACCACTACCTTTTAATTGTATAATTAAACAATATTTGTTAATTAAATCCGATATGATTGAAGCGTGCGTGTTAGATAACAAAATGCCCGTTAACGGTTGTTGTGAATATTATAACGCTTATCCTTACGAGTATCTGTGTATGGATAAAAAATTAACTAAAGATTTTGTATATTATCATAAACAAGTTTTTTATTAATAAATTTTTAAAATGTTAATTTATTTTTTATTTAGCTAAACTGTTTTACAAATGTACCTATAAAACCAAAAAGCAGCGCTGACTAATGTTTAAACTTGCATTTCAAATTTATTTGTACTCGTAAAACCATATCAACAATAATAATGTAAAACGTTTTGTTTCAGAAAAACAGGCTACAATAGCAATAAATACAAGCAATTTAATCTTAAAAGCACAGTTCAGTTTTTACCATGTCTAACCGATACACTCCATATGAAAGACAACGCAATCGCCAGCAATTGCAAAAGACTTTGCTAGAATCGTTTCGGCTAAAACCTGTTACGACGTTTGGGGCTACTTGCAGCATATGTTTGGAAACTTACATGATGCAGTCAAACAACATCAGCGAATTTCTGATGCCGTGTAACAGCAGTTGCACTCACATGTTTTGTTACAAGTGTATTATGAGCATGTACAGCAACGTAGAAACGGCTCGAAGCAACGTGAACTGCCCCATGTGCAGGAAAAGTATAACTTCGTGGCAGGCGTTTTTTCCCAACACGTCGGTAAGTTGCAAATTTACAAAAAAAAACTGTTGGCAACGTGCCGGCCACAAAGCAATTTACGGACGCTGTAAAAATTCTTGAAAGCAGATGCGCGCCCACGTCTGATGACCTTAAGTCGGCTAATACTGAAGCGCGCCAAATGCTGCGCGAACAATTAAACAATTTGAATCAAGAAAACAAAACTTTGCAAGAAACATTAAATAGAAACAAAACTCAGCACGAGATTGTTTGGAAATCATCTTGTGCTCAAATATCAGCGTTGCAGCAAGAGGTACAGGAAAACAATAAGCATTATGCCAATGAGTTGTGCAGTAAACAATTGGAATGTGACCAGGCCGAAACTAAAAATCGCGAGTTGGAAAACAAAAATCGCGAGGTGGAAGGAAAAAACCAAGAGCTTGAAAACAAAAATCGCGAGCTGGAAGAAAAGAATCGTGAGTTAGAAGAAAAAAATTGCGAGGTAATAAACAAAAATTGCGAGTTGGAAGAAAAGAATTGTGAGTTGGAAGAAAAAAACCGCAAGGTGAAAGACAAAAATTGCGAGTTGGAAAATTGGAACCGCGAACTGACAAACAAGAATAACGAGCTTGAAAACGAGCTAGAAAAAAAGAATTGCGAGTTAGTAAATCAAAAACCAACATCAAGTGCCAGTTTCGAGTTGCAAGATAACGATTTGCTGGCTCAAAATAATTTATTAAAAACTCAATTATTCTTGCAATCACAATTAATGGTCGTGAGTTGCAAGATAAATTGCAAGCTTACGAATTGATTGTTCAGGAAATGAAACAGCAGCTTGAAGAGCGAGGTGTATCGGTAGATATTTAATTTTTTTTTTGTTAATTTTTTATAAGTATGAGTAATAAACAGGCTATTCTTTTAACAAATTACGATGCGTGTTTTATTTTACACCCCACCACTTCACCACCAGACAAAACAAAGCCTGACAATGACGATTCAGACTCTTGCTTAAACATTAAAAGTCAAACACGACTTGTGCTCAATTCGCCGCCTCCGGCAAATGAAAGTGATGACACGGGGGGATTTACAACAGACCACGTGCGTAATTAAAATATAAAATTTGTTAAAATTAATTTATTAAAAAACTGTGTTTTACAATGTTAACATATTTGATGAGTCTACTATTAATGTCATATTTAGTTAAAGAATACACAAAATCACGAGCATTATAATCCCGCACATCTTTTAACACGGCGATATCATTGTATTGCTGGCGGCGTTTCATGCTCGACAAGTTCAGCTCCTCATCCACAAATTTTTCAAACGGATGCTTGCCGCCTGTCAAAAGTTTGTAGGTTAGCACGCCCACGGCGTACCAATCAAACGAACGCGAGTAATTGTGGCGCCGAATTTTTTCGGGGCTAAAATATTCCAACGTGCCGTCGTGCACGCCTTTGGAATGTTCGCGTTTACACAACCCGTAATCGCAAAGGTAAACGCGATCGCGCGCCCTAAAATATAAGACGTTCTCCGGCTTTACGTCGTTGTGAACGTATCCTGTGGCGTTGTGCAGGTCATTTAGCGCGTTGCACAATTGTCGCACTATATTGGCCACTAACGCGCTTTCCAGCGCTCCTTCATTTTGTATTGTTTCAAACAAATCGGGTGTTTGCACGTAATCCATCACAATCACCCACGCGTTTGGGGTGCCATAATTAAAATACATGTTCACAAAATTGGGATGATCTGCCATTAAGTCGTGCACGTGAACTTCATCGGCGCTAAAATTGTGCGCGTCGATTGTCTTGCGCAGATAGCGTTTGCTGGTGGGGTGGTGGTGCAACACATCGATTTTACCAAACCGGCCATTGATACACTTGAGGCGACGCGACGACGGTGCACTCGTCAATAACCGTCCCAGTGCTTTTAAAGTTGCGTCCATTATGGATCGCCAATATCAATCGGTAAAGTCTTACTTGAATAACAACGCACACAACGCGATAGATGCCGACGCGTTTTTTCAGCTAGTTGCAGGACCCGAAGCGCACAATTTAAAACGCAACCTGTTTGGTCGAACGGTGAAGCTAAACAGGGCGGCGCTCTTGGATCTACTTAAACTTGCCGAAAACATATACACGGACACGGCGTACATGCAAGTTAACACAATAGAATCATCGCGCCATTTTGCCACGTTAATGCGTATGCGTAACTTGTTGTTAAACGTGCAAGACGAACACATTCGAAACGTGCTGGCAAGCATTGTGGCGCGTGTTGAAAATCTTTTGCGTTCTGACGCGGTCAATGACGTTGAAATCACAGTTTTAAGCGGAGATTTTTACGAAGAATATTCCAAATACGTGGCACGTCAATACGTTTCGACCGACACGTTGCCGTTGCCGCCCCCACCAACTCCGCCTATACCTGAAACAACGCAAACGTTTGTGGTGCCTACACCTCCACCCGCTCAAGCGTTTGCAATACCTTCATTTCAGCCTACACAAACACCTCCATCCGCTCAATCGTTTGCAGCACTTCCATCCGCTCAATCGTTTGCAGCACCTTCACCTCAACCAACGTTTGCAGCACCTTCACCTCAGCCCACGCAAACACCGTCATCGACTCAAACGTTTGCAGCGCCTTTACCTCCTCTACCCGCTCAAACACTTTTATCTCAGCCCACACCAACACCTCCACCCTTTGCGGCACCTTCACCGACATTTGTGGCACCCTCACCTGTTACTGCAAAATCGCCGCAACCCACGCGTGCGTTTCCAACTCCAGAAGGTACGTTGTCTCGCGGCGCGGCTGACGAATTTGAATACTTTGCTGGAACTAGCGTTAATGGGATAAACCTAAAACCTCCCGTACCTCCGAAACCACCACATTTATCTAAAGCCAATTCTATGTTTGTAGGTGATAAAATTGCGCCGCCGTTTGGTACTAATACTCCGCCTCCACCCAATGCTACATCGCCGCAAGTTGGTGTAAGCATGCCGCCGCCACCTGTAGCGCCACCACCTAATGTTATGCCACCGCCTCCGCCGCCGCCTCCGCCTCCGCCGCCAAACATGCCGCCGCCAAACATGCCGCCGCCACCGCCGCCGCCGCTTGACGATTTGTTGTTAGACGCAATAGTGTCAGAACCGCGCAAAGACGCTATTGATCGCAGCGCGTTGTTTGACGAGATTAAAATGGGAGCTACACTCAAAAAAGTGGAACCCGTAAAGCCGCCGTTGGACCCACGCGTTGACATGCTAAATCAAATTAAAACTGGCGCAACCCTCAGAAAAACGGGCAGGCTTGAAAACGAAAATTTGGGCAAGCCCATAAAGGCGCCTCCTGCAGGGATTTTGGGTGTGTTATACAACACGTTAGGCGAGCGCCGAGGCGCGCATGGCGCGTTGTCGGAAGAATCCGATCTACTTAGCGAATCTGGCAGCGGTTTTGACGATGACCCTGATACAAAAAAGGCTAGCAAACGCGATTTACAATTTGCAGTGCACCTTTATAATTTTGCCAAAGATAGCAAATTGTTTTACAATCAAAATATTATAAACAAAGAATTAGAAAAAATATTGCAAAATGTTTCCAATTTATTGAGAGAAAAACCCAGAACGGCCGAAAACGTTGAAAAGGCAAAAAATAGTTTACATTTGTTTAGAAAAAACGTTGTATTGCCCGAAAACGAATTAGACAAACAGCCTCCTCTGGAGCTGTACGCGGCGGACGCGTCTAAGTTTTATTTACAAATCGAGGATTTAATTTTCGCGGGCCGGTATGATGACGCGCGTGCTTTCATACAAGCGGTCAACGCGCCCGACGACGTGAAACTAAAAAATTTGTTGGCTATTACCAACGATTTGTCGGCGCCTTAATACGCGGGGCCGGTAAACAGAGGTGCGTCGGGCGCAAACTCTTTCACCTTGAACACGAGCGAGACTTCAATAAGAATTTCTTCTTCTTCGCCCGAATCAGTGCCAATGTACACAATGGGTTTGTAAAAGTTTTCCCAGATTACGCGGTTGACAAAGGACTCAAACGAGTTGGTATACTCGCTGTGGATGTTCATGATTGGGCAACCACCGCCTTTCTTGGCTAGGCTAATTCTGTACTCGTTGTTCATGCCCACGTAGGAAGGCTCCACAATGCGGATTACCTCGTGGGGCACGTAATCGCAGTCCCAACGGAGAGCGTGTTGCGCCAGGAATTTGTAGCAACGGTTAGGGCGAGTTGGGCGGAGGTTAATGACTAAAAACACATCCATCACTTCTTGGTCGTTTACAATGGGAAAGCTGTCTTCAACAAAACGAGTCCAAGTTTCGCGCAGAAACTCTTTACCGCTCCAGTTAACAATGAGCTTCATCGTGTCGGGTTTTACATTGCGGATTTCTTTAAAAAGTGTCAATTTTTGGTTTTTGCCGGGCCCTAAAAATGGGTCTTCGGCCACGATGTAATGATCTAGCCCATCTAGGCTTTTTTCTTCCTCCTGATGTTCAAGAAGGTGCTTCTTGCGCTTGGCGTTCTTAATCACAGAACCCAAGTTTTTGTAATACTTGTTATCATACACATACGTGCGACCAATGGTCGGCCTATACGTATAATCTGGCAT